CCTTTGCTGCATTAATATGCCCTTCACACTCAGGGCATCCTTTGCTCTGTAGAGGGTATCTCCAATCCATGATTTTATTTCCCACAGCGTTTACTGACCAAGCTTTACCTTTATCATACGCAATAGGGCCTTCAGCACCACAGTACCCTTCTCCTGTTGTATTAGGGTGATGTACTACTTTAATGGCTGCACTTTCAGTAATAGACTCAGTTACAGCAGGGGTATCACCTTTATGCAATAGTGTACGCATAAGGTTTACTGATTTAGTATCAATATTGACTGACATTTTATATTCCTCTTACTTAGTTGTATATTTCTTTTCACCAAGCTGGTGTTCTAGTCGCTTTTTAACAACTTCAGAGATTCTTCTCTCTATCTCTAGTCTGGTAAGTTCCTGCCTCTTATTTTGCCACCATAAGATAGTAGGCCTCCAATGAGGTCTGGCAGGGATACCTTTACCTGTACTCTGCCACTGTAGCTGACCAAACTCGTGTACTTGTCCCAGTAACCTGTATGAAATCTTTGCATCTGGATGCGTCTCATCTGGGACATTTACGTCAGTATTTCCGTCTACTAATTTTCTAGCCCTGATTGATTTAACGTAGTTTCCTCTGGCTATCAGTATCCGTGGGTCTAACCCCTTCTTCTTCTTCCATGCAGCATACGGCTCGCTTAATGGTGTAAAGTCCAACAATTGTTGCAGGATGTTGGTTCTTATCTTTGCCGCTAACCGTCTACCCTCTTCAAACAAAACTTCTTGTGCAACTTCTAGCCCCTCTTTCTTGTTTATCTCATATATAACTTCAAAGGGATTAGACTTAGCTATTGTGACTTGTACGCTGGCCCTTTTCCCCGGCTTAGGGGTAAATGGCTTTTTGTTTTTACCCATTATCGTTCTCACTACCGGGGAACGCATTGTTGCTATAACGTGGCACCGCTTTAGGCCCAGCTATGTTATTTTCGTCTACAAGGTTTGCGTCATCCACTGCCCTTGGACGACGACGTAAGCAAGCAAAGCTAAACGTAAGGTTCTTCTCTGTGTGCCAGAAATAGTCTATCTTAGTGATATCCATAATCTTGAACTCTTCTTGTTCAAGGATGAATAGGTCACCTTCTTCCGGTACAGGAAAGCCACCACTTAAAGTGGTGTATTGCCCTTCCTCTCCAGTACCGCGATCAAAGAGAGCAGTAGGAATGTTGACCACTAAGTCTCTAACGTCATCAAGGCCAAACTTAGTTAGCTCTGTCTTCTTTGGGTTAATGACCATCTGTGCTCGTATGTTATACGACTTGTACTTAAGATTTTTAGACTCACCATACATAGGGTCTACTTCAATCTTATCCCTGTCGATTAACATTACTTTTACTTCTCTAAAGTAAAGTGACGCAGCCTCTTCACCGATGTGTTGATAAAAGCTTATATCGGAGCCGGGAGTCCACTTTGATCCCGTTACTCCGATACTAGGTGTCCACTTTTGTTTAGTGTCATTCATTAGCATTAACCATAGATTGGGTAGTTAAGCCCAATAAATCTCTGTCTTAAGTCTTCTAATAGCTCTGCCTTTTCCATCTTAGCTTCTTCAATCAGAGCAGGTCCGTCTAACTCTAGAGGCTGTCCTGCTACAGGAAGAGTCCTAAACTTTCCACGCTTTCTGCCTAGAATCTCTTTCGCATGTGCTAACGCATACGAAAGAACCCAATCCTCATCTGCTGCAGGGATTAGGTTCAATGGCCTGTCCGATGTCTCTACCCAGCTTACCTTCATCTGAAGTCCAGTGGGGTTGTAGAAGTGAATTTGACGAGGGACCATCTTAGTCGCATCGTCACTATTCTCATCATACTGTGGGTCATCGTCTACATAATAGTCTGGGTCTAGAGAATACACCCTAGCAGTCATCTGCCTCCACTGTAGGGTCAACTCATACTCATCCGCCTTTGACAACCCACTGCTATATCCAGCGTTGATTAAATGCCAGCTATTGAATAGATTAAACTCTTGAGAGGACATACTCTCAAAAGTCATCAGTGCGTTTTGTATCTCTACATCTGATACTGACCGTGTAAAGTGGTGCAGTGGATATGAAGTTATACCCCCCGGTGGGGCTTGACGTGCCTCTCTATTCTTCAGCGGGTTAAGCCTAGAGTATCTACGTAGAGCTTCTTCAGCACATAGTTCTATGTCTGAAGGATTAAGCTCTACGGCAACGTCACTTCCACCAAGCGTACCTACTATGTAGTTAGCTACATATTTGGTAGTAAGCATAGGTTATATCCTTTTTACTTCTTAAATTTCTTGCCCTTGGGCTTGAATGAAAGCTTCTGCTCTGGTACTGGAGTAATTTCCTCGTCAATGGGAGGAGCCTCTTCTAGTGGCGTTTCTGCTTCCGCTTCCTCAGTAGGTTCAACCTCTGACTCAACTTCAGCAATAGGCTCCTCTACTACAACAGGGTAAGTCTCAGGTACAACCACAGGTGCTACAACCGGAGTAGACTTAACCTCTGGAATTACCACTGCAGCAGGCTGTTCTGCGACATCTGCTACAGTGAAGATGATAGCAGACTTCATTACTTTACTAGCCTCTACTGGGGTTAGTGGCCCATTAGGAGCAGCATGCTTAGCGAAAAACTTTCCCTTAACGCCGTTGTTCTGTGTGACGATTAGAGGTAGACCGTTTGAAAGGTGGATTACCACTTTGTACGAATTAAAATTCATGTATACGAATTCAGTCATTGTCGTTTCCTTTATCTAAAATAAGAAGGGCGGCGACCTGTGCCGCCGCCCTTCAGTATTACATTAGCTATGCACCTAACTATTAGGTGTATGAACCAGTGACGCGGCCAAGAACATAGAATCTGTTGTTGATGACCTTCTTACCGTAACGGCTCATAATGCCCTTCGTCCCTACGAAATCCGCAAAGACGTATGTGGGCGTGGTATATAGAGGTATATAAGGTGCGAAAACGAAGCCTGCGTCTAAGAACGAAGCTCCCTTATATCCCATAATATACTCGTTACCGATCTGATTAGGATCGTTGGCAAGTGAACCTACGAGATATGGGTCCTTATAGACATCCCACTGACCCTTGATTGTACCGATCTTGACAACACCGTTGCCAACAACGTTTGAAGGCTGGAAACCGGGAAGAGCTTCAATCGTATCACAAACGTCGATACCGGCGACAACGAAGTTGCCAGCGGCTCTACGGGTCATACGGAAGATACGGTTGCTCTGGGCAACTAGCTCATCATAGAACTCCATCTTCTTCTCGTAGTAGGCATAATTGCCAGTAGCGGTTGAGCGGTCCCATACACGGACAGCAGCGCCGTTTGAAGCAGCAGTTGCGCGGAGGTCTTCAATAACCTCACGGTCGATCTCAAAGCGGATCTCGTCTGCGAGAACTGCAGTAAGCTCTGCCTCAACGTCGAGGTTATGTAGAGCCTTGAGGTCATTGGCAGCTTCAACTGACCAATTGGCCTTAAGTGCCCGACGCTCAGCGGTAACTGAGGTTGACTGAAGCTGAAGATCAACTTCCATAACCTGATTGGTACCTTCAGCAGCGTAACGATAGACAAGGTAGATATTACCATTGACATAAGGAGCGCTACCATCGGTATTAATGGCTAGGCCAGTGATGTTGGCAGTTGTGGTGGTATTGCTGAAATCAACAGTACCTGAAACTGCGGCGACTGCAACAGGTGCATCGGGTGAGAGTGAAATGTTACCAGCGGCATCAGTAACGCCAACACGAACGGCGACTGCTCTGCTGAGTCCAACCCAAACTTCGCATGAAGCTGGACGAACTGGACGATACACTGTAGCGACGGTTGCGGCAGCAACGTCACCGGCTCCGCTTAGTACAACAGGGGTACCGTTTGCAGCAACTGCAGTCTCAAGCTTGACAGTCTCAGAGCTAAATAGATAGTTTGAGTCATGCCCGTCAAAGTTGGCTTCAGTCTGTGCAACAGCATGAGGATAACCAGCCTTATAAAGACGGTCGCCCTTGCTGATGTCACCCTTGGTTGAACCATAGAGGAAGTCAAGGTAGAAGACCAGTGAAACTGGACCCTGCATTGGCTGTACTGAAACGATATCCATGGCAACGAGGTTTGGGAAAATTGCTCTGACCATGGGGAAGGCGAACTTATAGAAGTTGCCGATATTAACAACCTTGGTCGTCTCATCGAGACTGTCAAGGTACTGTGCTTCGTTCTCAAGTAGAATAGCAGTGATGTCGCGGGTTGATCCCTCAAGACCGTCAACGTACTCTGCCCATTTACCTGAGGCTAGCTGGGAGCCATACTGCATAGTGGCCTCCGTCATTGCCTTAGTGCTGCTTAACTCTAACATTGTGTATCCTCCTGAAAAATGGTTGTTTGTTTTTTATTAATGGAAACTCTAGTAATACCTAGAGTATTAAAGTAAACTTACTTAACGTTTTTTACGGATTCCATGATTTGTCCACTGCGTTCAAAGCTACCCTTGTTATTTTTCTTGAGTAGTTTAATTGCGTTCTTGGCAAGGGCAGCACCGGCTGACTTCATACCGTCATGCTCTTCCTGAATACGAACACCTAGGCTACGAGGAACTTCAAATCCTTCTTGCTGGATCGAAGATCCAATGGGAACCATGAAGGTCTTATCTCCAACATGCTCTACCTCTGTCTCTTCCTCTTCCTCAACTTCAGCCTCTTCCTCTTCCTGCTCTACAACTAGGCTCTGGTAACGATCAATGATCGTCTCCAGTCTAGCGACATGATCACGGAGAACTTCGTTCTCTGCTAGAAGATCTTCTATATCTTCGTTTACGCTTAGGCTTTCGTTAGTGTTATTAGTTGAAAGCTGATGTACCTTAGTGCGTAGGGCATTAATGACCATAGCCATTGAGGTTCTATCCGCTTCTGCATACTTCTCTACAATGGCTAATTGTCTCATTGCTGTCTCCGCTTCGTCTGTAGATACTTGTGACATAACTGCTTCAAAGAATTCTTTCTCGTCATCAGAAAGCTCTTCGCCCATACCAACTGTGTTGCCCTTCATGAACTTCTGCTTCTTAGATGCAGACTTGTCTCCGACGAACTCTTCGTCATCCTCATCGTCTTCATCGTCCTCGTCTGATTCCTTACCCTTAGGCTCGTCCTCTTCCTCATCGTCCTCTTCCTCTTCTTCCTTCTCAAAGAGGTTCTTACGTGCGGTCTTGACTTGGTCAGCTAGGTCTACTGCAATTGAAGATACATTCTTGTCTTCTGTAAGCCCATTGAGCTTAACCTCTAGATCAATAAGCTCGTTCTCAAGGTTGATCTTCTGAGATTCGGTGAGTGGCTTATTGGCTCTCTTTACAGCTTTACGAACTTCATCTTTAAGCTCTGTGAGCTTGGTCGTTGACATATATTCCTCCTGAACAGAGTCAGTATTTTGTGTTAATATTGTTTCTGTAGTAGCTTGCTCTAAATTAGTTGGTTTTGGAAATGCGTTAGGAGTGGAAGGGGTAACTACGAAGTCAAACGTATTAAGCTTATAGTCCTCTTGGACTACCTGTACTCCGTTCATTGAGGGCTTAACCGAACCGGACCCTCTTGAGGAAATACCGACCTTTCCACCCGCTGCAATGATCTCTTTAAGCTGTCTTCCCTGCTCGTTATTGAGGATTCTAGCCTTGCCTACGACTTCACCTGACTCAAGCATCTTGAGTCCAGTTACGATGTGTGATACTCTCTTGAGAGAGGTTTTTCCGTCATCGGGGTGGTCTAGCTCTCCAAGCATTGCTCCCTCTTTGAGGGAGTGCTTTACGTTGTCATCACCCAACACCTTTTCCCACAGACCTCTAGGGTAAATTCTACCGTTCTGGTTCTGTAGGTCTGCATGCTGGAAGCGACCTTCTACTTCTAGCCACTTCTCGTTACCACCCTTAGCTTCTACTAACTTAACTGAGTAATCGAAAGGGAAAGTGTCAATTAAAAGCATTACACCTTCTCCAGCGTCCTCGTTCAGTTCTTTTCTCTTAGATTGGTTGCTCAAGGCTGCTCCCTATTTATGGTTTCCATATCCACCCATACCTACTCTACCGTCAGGGAATATGATGTTACATTGAAGAGTTTTAGGATAAAACGCTATCCGTCTCCAATTAGTGGCATATCGTATAATGTCTTCTCTCTTATCAGAATCCTTCACATACCGCATAAGTTCTAATGTAAGAAGTCGTTCTTCCGTAAATTCTTTGATTAACCCGCTTGGGTATATTACGCTATATTCCAGTGAGTAAGAGTCAAGTGAAATCTCTATATATTGACCATCCTCTATGAGGTACGCATCATTGAGTTCTGGTAACTTAAATGTATTTTTGCTAAGCTCACTCATCCGTGTACTTTTTCTTTTTAAGCTTACCGTACCTAGGTGAGCGTACTATGTAAGCATCTGAAGGCTTACTGCCGCTACCAAGTGCTACTTGAGGCACCCCAGAGGGGAACGCTCCTGTAGTAACGGTTTCTCTTATTGGCTTGTATTTAACCATATTACGCTACTAATCTACATAGACCATGTATTGATTATTTACTTATTTGTTGTAAAGTCAGAGTTATCAGTACCCATTTCTTCTGGTTCTGAATGTTTCATGAAGGCACAGCCCTCACAGGCTGGTAAGTTAGCGTCCATCGTACACTTGCTAACTCTCAGTCCAAATAGCTTACACTCTTCTATGTCGGTGTCTCTTGATACTAAATAATGAAAATCTACAGACCTAGTTTGCTCGTGGATTGATACCGTCAGCTTGTACATATCTCCGGTATCTACCGTATGGCTATAGCTAGCAGTGATACTGGCTGGCTTTCCCCATATTGTGACCGCTTGAGAGTGGGATACGCTCATGTCCTTGCGGAGGCTATCTTTACTAGAAAATAGGTCTTTTAGTTTCATACTCTGTCCGCAGCATCTATTAAGTTGATTAGATCTTTAACTAAGAGATCTGCCGCCTCATACTTTCTTGAGATGGTCTGGGTATAAGGCTCTGATGTTTTCGTTGTAATGGCACAGGTAGATACTCCCTCAAAAAGGTCAATCTTGCACTCGATCTGCATCGCGGCCTTTCCCCTGTGGTGTTGAAATACTAGAGTGTGGATCTGGTCACTAACTGTGGTGTATTCGATCAAATCAAACTTACCACCAGCGTCCTCTACAAGCTCCTCACCCATACCTTCCAGAATACCTCTAAGCTCACGTACTGTGGCCTGTTCAACAGTTAGCTTACGCTTTACTTTTGCTACCTTTTTGGAAGTGGCAGGGTAGATTGCTTCTTCCGTGGAAGTCTCTTCTACTATAGTGGCAGATGTTCCCTTTGGGCCTATTGCCTTGTTATAGTCAAACTTAATGCCGCCTTCGATGTTACCCATCCCACCGGGAGCTTGCTTGGGGCTACCCGTTGACATTTGAAAGTTCTGTAGCTTCCTAGCTATCTCTGGGTTCTTCTCCTGTATAGACATTGTCTTTTTTAGGATATTTGTCAGTACGTCCTTTGCGTTGGACGATTTACTTACCTCAGTCGCCATCTAATTCTCCTTCTAACTCCCATGCCACATGGGTAGCAAACAGCTTGTATAGTGTCTTAAACGCATCCTGCACTGCAGACGAGCTAACTCCCGCAGCAGAAAAGATTGTTGATTGTAGCCCTATTTCTACCTGCCACACCTGTTCTTCAGGCTCACCGAAGTGTTCTACCAATATGGACACGTTAACCGGGATGCTATTTTTGCTTAATTTAAAGTGCCACTCCCAGTAGGCATACATGTGCGCCATGCTGGCTACTGGAAATTCTTCTATGCTGAATTCAGAGAATTCATTAAGCAGTTCAGCCCTATGCTCTTCAGCTTCCAACAGAAAAGCCTCGTAGCCTGTATTGACTACCTGCTCTTCTTCATTTTCTAATTCGTCTATCCAACTCATCTTTGTGTTTGTCTGCCGTCATTGTTTGTAATTGACTTAGTAGATCGTTTAGCTCGTCATCGAGCATACTGCACTTTTCAGGGTCTACTCCTATATCATGCAAGAAACTGATGTCAAATTCTGACAAGAAGTACTGACCGCAGATAAGGTACAGGTGTTCCACTAGTCACCCATCATACTCATAACTACACCTGCATCGGGACCTATAGGCTCAGCATACCCCCTAAATGAGGCAATAGCTCCAACAGTGTAACGTGTAGAACCATCCCCTAGGTATACCGCATCACCAAGATCAACACGGGCACCAGATAGCGGTTTTATGGTATAAGCTACACTATGTACCATTCCGTCTACAGGGGAATCGTAAACTTCGATCTTACCTCTATTGTCTAGTTCGTTCCAAGAAACAGTGGCTATAGAGGAGTCTACAGATGCTCCCACTACAATGAATGTGTTGTCCACTGTAGTTGTGCTGCCTCCTATAGCATTGAGTCCAGAGTACCATACGAATCCATTTGTGTGCTTTCCCCAGCTAAATGTATGCAGAGGGGAAGAGGTATACATGTTTGCAACTTCAAACATCGTATAGGTCCAGTCTGCGGCATGAACGTTAGCAGCGTATACACCTGTACTTGCAGGAGCATTGGCCCTATAAAATATGGAGGTTATTTGTGTTTTTGCTCCGTCACCTGCTCCGTTTACCCCTGCTAGAGTAAAATCTGTAATAGATGCTAGAGGTGCCCTGCCACCAACGTCAGACGTTTCTACTATAACTAATATAATAAGGTTTCCCGCAGTAGTAGTAGAATCAAATGAGCAGGATAGGTCGCCCGTGTTAATTCCAGCACAGGTCTTTTGCTGCACAAGTCTTACTGCATGCGCTGGAAGCGCAAAGCAGAACATAAGTAAAGCAAATAGTAATAGTTTTCTCATGGCTTAGAAGTTCAGTGCCGCACCGCAGTAGTAGTTAGTACCAACATATAGACAAGAGAATATATCTGTCTTGCCTACTGTGGTAGTTAGTGTAGGAGCAACACCACCTGACCATTTAACTGAAGCAGGCCAAGCTACTGTGTAGCTTCCTGTGCCGCCCTGTGTCAGGGCGATAGCATATCGCCCACCTGCTACAGGGTTGCTCCACGTCGAAGACGTGATTGACCCTGTGAGTGAGATACTATGAACGTTGCCTGATGCCCAATCAATGGTCTGTGAGGCATTGAATGAGTCCGCTACAGATGCTGATACATACTGTGTGGAGTAATTAATGGCAGTAGCTGTTTCTACTGCCTTAGCTGTATTAAATGTGTAGCTCCAAGTACCATTGGTCCAAGTGCCTTCTCCACCAATTGCTACCCAGTGGTCACCGTCTATACCTACAAGCTCTACGAAATTACCTACTTTAAGTGACTGTATATACCCCGCAGTTGAAGTAATGTTATCCCCAAGTCGTATGTCATCTCCTGTAGAAGCTACAAGCTTGAGTCCGTCTGTATCTGCAACGTAGAATTTGTAATTAAGTCCTGCACTTACCGTGGGGAGTGTGCGCGTAACTAAGGAGGTAGCACCTGCGTTAGTAATAAAAGCTTGGGTTAGTCCTACCGCCTCTGTGGCATCTGTAGTCCTGTTGTTTACATAGTAATTCCACCCATACTGATTGGCAGAACCACCTCCACCTGCACTATGAACCCCAAATGAAATTTGAGCAGAATTTAGAGTAATACCAGAAAACCCTGCTACCGCAAAGTTTAATGTATCACCACCAGAACTATAAATACCCGTGTTTGGGTCACCTGTAAAAGTGTACGACGGGGCTGAGGCAGAGCCAAGAGCATTTACTATAGATGTGCCGAAGTAGCCAGTACGAAATTTACTTGCAGTTGAACCTATATCTAGTGTGCCATCCGCTCCTGCCGCAATATACTTATTCATGTATACAGCATTAGATGCCACCTCTACAACGGATAGACCATTAGCAATAAGGTCGAACGACCCCGCAAACTGAGTTCCCAATCCGGTAGTAGTATCGCCAACAAATGCTAGCGACGGCACAGTAGTGCTACCGTGGTTTGGTATTAATACCTTCCCCTTGCGTCCAGTACCAATTCCTGAACCTACCACAAAGATATGGTCACCTCCGTCAGCGTTACCACTGCTGAACCGGCTAGCTGCACCTGAAGTGTAGGTAATACTTCCACCACCTGCAGCACTAGCAGTATCAGTAGAGGCTACAGCGTTAGATGCTGTGATTGAAATAGGTAGACCTGCTTGTGTAGCCCCCGTAGTTGAAGCAGGAGTTGTTCTGGTAAGTAGTGGAGATACAATGGATGTACTAAACCTACCTGTCCTGAATGGTGCTGTACCAGCACCACCTAAGTCTATGCTGCCTGTGCCTGCACCTAGGTCTTTATACAGTACGTTTTCAATGCTAGTAAAATTTATATTGGCAGTACCGTTGGCAGCAATTGCCATAGTGTCAGCACCAGTAGAGTACAAGCCTGTGGTAATACCGCCGACTTGTACAGACGTTGCGCTTGTTGACCCTGCCCCCAGCCTTAAAGGTCCAGTAAACACACTGGGTTGTGCGCTGGAAGAATAGATAGAATAGTTTCCTGCTGGAACAGTCGTAGTTCCTAAAAGAACTTCAGTGTTATTTGTAGCTGCCGTTGGTGCAGCAGATGCAAAGCCTGCCCAATTTGTAATTGAACCTGCAGAGAATTCATAAGGCGCAGCTAGCTGAACACCATAAGCGTTTGTAATAGTACCGCTAGTAATAGCTTGCGCCGCTAGGTACAGTCCAGTAGCAGATGTTACTGTTCCTACACCACTTCCACTAGTCCCTACTACACCGGCTAATGCTATTTCAGAACTAACTGTACTAGATGCTAGATTGAATGCCTGACCATATACTCCGTACAGCCCACTTGCATTAGTACCCGTGGATAGGTTCTCTGCTACTCCGTTAATACCATAAAGGTATGTGGCACCTGTCTTTCCCGGCTCTGTTTGCGCTACGGATCGCAAGCCATAAAAAGAAGAGTTTACAGCTGTTCCTGCGGCTCTGGTTTGGTAGTTTGCGCTATAGAAGTTCTTTGCGGACCCCGTGTGAGTGAATAGCGTATTTAGATTGAACTCTGAAGTCTCCCCGTTAGACGTTGTGTTTAGAGCCAAAATAGTACCTTGTATAGTTAATGTGTCGCCCCCTACAGAGGTTCCACATCCAGTGCAAGGTCCTTCTATAATCATACCCTCTTTAAACACCTGTGGGGCAGTAAATATATTAGACTTGTTTGTACGCGCAATTCCTGTTACTTGACCTTCAATAGATGCAGCTAATAAAGCAAGTAGTACAAGCATAAAACTGAGTTTTGGTTTCATCATTCACCTTTTAATCTACCACCCATATGGGCGTTTATGGTATGCATCTGGATTTCCAAATCTAGCCCAATATATAGCGTGAAGTGTTTCATGTGCTACAAGTGGTCCAGTTCTTAACGGTTCTGCTGTACTAACATGTATTTTATTTTTACTTTCTGTATACCCTGCTGCACACGTACTACCTACCTGAAAGAAGCAAGGATGCCAATCTACATACGGATTAGCAGACTTACCTGCTCCATATGTTTTAGTTGCAAACTCGTTTGCTTTATCTTCCCAGTATTTAACTTCTGTCTGTGACAGAGGAATAACACTTCTACCGTCACAAAACTCCACCTCGTTCCTGCACCCATCAATTGGTTCAGTAGGCAGCTTGCAAGAAGTTGCCATAAGAAATCCAACGAATAAGAAAAGTCCTGTGCATACACCGGCAAGGAAACCATGCCAGTAGCCTGACCTCTCTACCCTGCTTATCAAGTCATCCATTAGAGTGTTGGCACCGCAAATGAGTACATTACGTCAACTGTCCCGCCACCTGCTATTGCGTCTTCAAGCGCAATAACTATCGACTTTGCACGAAAGGTATCGAACACTAAAAAGTCTGCTACGACACTTGTATCGGGTAGTGTTCTTACTGCAGCTGCTAGTGGTGCTGACCAGCCGATTACACCATTGTCATCTATAAGTCCTACGCTAACATTAACGGAGGTGTTGGTAACTGTCCCAGTAAATACTAGGTTAACAAGTACGCACCCTGTGTTAACTGCTACAATAGGGTCGCTGATATCAGCCGCAGACGTAGCTGCTAGGGTAGATACAACGAAGTCTGTAAATTCTCCAAATCGTTTAGTCATGTTGTTCCTTTATACGTACTCGTAGTAAATTGTAATTTCAGTCCAGTCACCGTTTGAGTCAGTTACCTTGAACTTAAGTGGGTTAGTAAAGTTGCTTCCAGTTGTAGGTGTACCATACACCGTGCAGGTAGCGCCCACAAAGTCATGAGTTAACCCGTGGGGTATCGTGTTACTTGGAGTTGTCCTCTGCCAAGTATAAGGAGCAACACCATTGCTAGCTGTGTAAATCTGTGAGTAAGCTTGGTTGATGGTAAGCCCTACTACCCCAGTTGGCCAAGGGGTTACGTCTAGAGTTGCAGGTCTTAGACCAGTATTACCCGTTCTGCTTGCAGAATCTCCAGAGCACCCGTTAGCATCTGTGCAAGTTACAGCAAAGTCATATGCTTCGTTTTCTACAGAAGGTGTACCCTCTAATACTCCGGTGTCGGGGTCAAGTGTCAACCCAGTAGGAAGTGTACCTGTAATAGTAAACACATACGGCTCAATACCGCTGTTTCCGCTATATACAACTGAAATAGGCTCTCCGTAGTTTATTTGAGCATAGTTATTAACAGTTACTGTAATATAAGGGCAAACCATAGAGTCTGGAACCTTACCGTTGGCATCTAACCATAGTGCGGTTCTGTACTCAATAAGCGATGCATCGTTGTCTCCCGAAAGATAGGCTAGGTATTGAGACGCTTCTAGCGCAGTACTCAAGACTATATTTTCGTAATGATCGATTGCACCGGAGTCCTTAAGGAAAGCAAGCATGATAATAGCGCTATAGTCTTGAATGACTATATTAGAGTCATTAGGGTCAAGTGCTCTAGGGGTAATGACCATCCTGTCTACTCTCCAAGTAGTGACAGGATCATACGGGTCAGGTGTAATAATTACATTAGGCATATATAAGTCTCAGTTTACAGATAGTTTGAGTTTGCTCCGCAGTAGTAGTTGGTACCATCATACACGCAAGAATAAACATCTACCTTGCTGGCTCCCGATGAAGTGGGTGTAGTACTTCCCGGCCACTTTACTGCAGTTGGCCATACGATGGATCTAGACCCTGTACCATCCTGCTTCATAATCATTACGTAGCGTCCCCCCGTAATGGGGTTACTCATTGTGAAGCTTGTAATGTTTCCTGTTAGAGTTATGATCTGGACGTTTCCGTTGTTCCAGTCAATCGTCTGTGCCGCAGCGTAAGACTGAGTGTAAGCCTGTGCTGCATACTGCTTAGAGTGTTGAACTACTCCACTAAACGTTTGGTTGCTGGCAAGTAGTGGAATGGTTTGCCAAGTGGCTGTAGTGCTTGCTGTGGCTACTAGTGCCTGCCCTGAGGAAGGCGCAGTAGCTGACGAAACGTCTACGGAAGTAGTTGCTGACTTAAGCGCAGTGGCTGGGCCTGTAAATAGTGGAGATACAACAGAGGTACCAAAGTATCCTGTTCTGGGTCTTGTGGCACCGCTGGCACCAATGTCATATGTGTTATCGGTAAAGATTAGGTTACCTGTAAGTGTACCACCAGTAAGCGGTAGCTTCGTTGCGTCTGAAGCATTAGCCCAAGTTAGTACACCGCTTCCATTTGACTGTAAATACTGGCTAGGAGTACCGTCATCCACAGGTAGGGTTAAAGTGTAGGTACCGGCTGCTGCTGCAGGTTGAATTATGATCTTTCCAGAGGTATTACCTGATAGAGATAGTACACCTTTAGTAGTACCTGCAAGCCCTAGGGATAGAAGCTCAGCAGGCTGTGAGGTTCCAATGCCTACGTTACCTCCCATGAACTGTGCAGCGTAACTCAGGGAAGATCCTGTCTGTGCGTTTACAGTAAGACCATAGGACTGTGTGGCTGTTCCAGTAGCCCCAGCTTCAATTAGAAGACCGTGTGCGTTAGTGATCGTGGCATTAGTGCTTTGTACTGGCGCACCAGTAATAGCTACAGTAGCAGCATTTGTAATTGTGCTAGCCCCCACAAAAGAGTAGGTAGGCTGCGTAATAAGTATTTCTCTCTGTGACGTAAGAGCACCTGTTGCCCACTGTCTACCGGCTGTAGTGAACGTTACACTAGGTATTTCTGTAGATAGTGTCTGGTTTGTATTCACTGCACCTGTGTATACAATTCCCTTCTTTGCCCCTGTTGCTGCTGCTGTCTGAGCTATGGATAGCGTACCGGAAGGCGACGCTGTTCCAACTCCAACGTTTCCACCTGAAGGGTTTATATTAACAAACCCTTTAGTGCTGTCTGAAGTAGAGTCAAGCGTAAGATTACCGCTTGCCGTGCTATTACCGGACAGGGTATATCCTGCTGCGTTTATACCTCCTGTCCAAGGAGACTGGCTAACAGGTGTTTGCCATGTGGCTGCTGTTCCGCTTGTAGCCATTAATACCTGACCAGCGGTTGGTGCTGCTGCAGCAGATACTCCAACAGAAGTAGTAGCCGACTTAAGTGCGGTTACAGCACCCGTAAATAAAGGAGCGTCTACAGACGTAGCAAAATATCCAGTACGAGGGCTTGCTCCACCGCCATCACCTATGTCGTGTGTATTATCTGTTTCAAAGTAAATGCTGCCAGTAAAGATACCACCAGCTAGAGGCATCTTGGTAGTATCAGATGCGGTTGATACTGTCTGCCATGTGGCAGTCGTACCGCTGGTTGCAGTTAATACCTGTCCTAGTGTAGGTGCTGTTGCAGCGGATACACTAACAGAGGCAGAGGCAGTTTTAAGTGCTGTAGCTGGCCCTGAAAATAGAGGAGATACTACTGAGGTGCCAAAGTACCCCGTGCGTGGTCTGGTTGCAGCATTAGCTCCGATATCATATAGATTGTCAGTAAACAGTACGTTTCCAGTAAACGTTCCTCCAGCTAGAGGCATCTTGGTTGCATCTGTTGCACTAACTGTTTGCCATGTAGCGTGTGTTGAGTCCGTGGCTACTAGGGCTTTACCTGCAGAAGGTGCAGGAGAGGCTGAAACATCCACAGAAGTAGTTGCTGACTTGAGGGCTGTAACTGGACCTTCAAATGTACCTGCAGTCAGAGTGTCTGTACCAGATGTGTAGTACATCCCTGCGTCATCAATTAGTGTGGTAGGTCCTCCTGCAAACGGAACTCTATAGGCGGTTAAGCTGTGGAAGGCTGGGTGTGCAGGAGTGTTTACAAGTAGGATACCGTTGTTATTGTTTTTTCGTATACATTCGCCTATAGACACTTCCACATAGGGGGTAGTTGGCTGAATAGATGTAAGGCCACCGGGAACAGTAGGGGAAAGGTAAACAGGAGCACCTTCAGTGAATGCAAACGTATCAAAGTTACGGACTAGACCAAACCTTGTTACAAAACCCTCAGAATGAGAAGGTATTGTCTCTGTTACAATACCTGCTAACCTAGTAGCATTCGCCTGAGTGTCTGCTTGTGCTAGGGCTACTGATACACGGGAAGATCCCTGCGTACCTATAATGCGTACAACCTGACCGTCTACCATAGGGCTACCTGTAGAGTTATAGACTCTAAGAACAGTTTCCTGTCCTACCTGTAGAGTGCTATTTCCGCCCTTAAGCCCAACTTCTATTGTACCGTCTGTATTGTTCCATTTAATCCTGCCAACAGCGTCAGCAGGTGCTGCCGTGGTGTCAATGTCTAGATAGTCTAGCCCAAGCCCACCAGAACTCATTGTGAGGGGCTGTAGGATTGTAAGCTCACCTGTAGGGGCAATAGAGAATACACTTTTCCATCCTGACCCTGACTTGAACACTTTAAAGACTACAGGAGACGTGTCAGTGCCAAGGCTTTCTATGTTGAAGTCTGTAGATGCTAATAGGTTGATAGGATAAGCACTAATTAAAATTAGTGTTAAAATTGTAGCTATATACTTTTTCATAGTTTATCTCCGCTAGGTAGGAAATGCATATCGACAGGAGCTAAAGGGTCTTTCCCTGTGGACTGCCATACATCACATAGATCCGATCTACCTATCTCCATTAGTCTGTAGTTAGTTTGTTCCCACTCTACCAAAGGTAGAATTCTGTGCTCATCCTGAAGAGCGATTATTAGTGTTTTGTTTGCATAGTCAGTAACTCCAGCTACACAAGCACTACCTCTTACCTGTATACCATTCTCTGCCCATACTGCGTTTTCTACCCAAAAGAAGCAATCCTTATATACTACGGAAGGAAATCTTTCAAAGTTATACTCATGCTTAACCTTGATCTTTTTATTGGATATAGCTGCCATGAGTTTAGTGTCTGCGTTAATTTGTGCCATAAGTACATCATTACTATCTGGAGGCTTAACAGTGCCGGGGGCACAAATATTTTGCTTGTTATCGTTGCATGTTTTAAGCTTAGCATATGTAGTATCTTTACCACAGCTTGGAAAACTTACCAAAAGTGAGACAGCAATTAATGCTCCAATGTTGTGTATGGACGGGATCATAGCTTGCTTAAAGGTGAATTAAATGGGTCGTTTTGACCGTCATTTTTAGCCGCAGGTCTATCTACTGCTTGTTGAGGTGCAATGTCTGGAACCTTGCCGTCATATCCAGCTACCTTACGGTTAAAGCCTTCTTCATATCTAGGGCACACCATAAATGTGTTGGTATCATATAGGCATATTCTTCCGTCTAGCCCACAAAGCTCGTTCTTCCTGTTAAAATAAGGACATGCGTTTTTTGTATCAAATTTAATTGACAGGTCAGTGTCAGTAAGTTCTCCACCATTAGATATAGACACAGGGATGTAGTAGTGGCCCGATGCACTATAGTCCTCTTTCAGTACTTGATTAATAACGTCGTAAGGTATAAGCTCAAGTGGGGCTTTGGTTGTTCCGCTACAAGCTACACTTATTTCCAATAGCTTACGCAGCACAGAAGGAGACAATTCTTCTTCTGAAGTGATATCCTTTACTAGCTCTACGAGCGATTCGTAGAGCTTAGCTGCGTCCTTATCTAATCTCATTATTTAGTCCAGTAGTAATGTACGAGCGTCTTCACATAGAGCGAAGCACTTGGGGCACTGCTCATCTGCTTCTTTCAATGATTCGTCACACTTAGCACACTTCTTAATCGTTGAGGAAGGGACAACCGGAGCAACAGGAGCTACTGGCTTAGGTGCTTGCCTTGGTCCCTTGTTTGTCATAATTGTGTCTGAAGTGTCAATACCACCCATGATGTTACTTGATGTAGTTACCATTATATACTCTCCTATTAATTACCTATTTAACTGGTTTACTGGCTAGCTCTTCTGCTCGCTTTACCATGCTAGCGTGGATCTGTTTTCCTTTAGGGGAAGAAATCCCGTGTTTATGGACGCTCCACCCACCTCGTGAGCCTGCCCCTGTAAGAGTACTATGGCAGTCTTTGCATAAAGGAACAGTCTTTTTTACTTCTAGATCTACTTTTTTCTTGTTATGATCTTTTCTCTTTGCTATACTGAATTGTTTATCGTGTTCATCTACGTGAGCAAGCTCCAGCTTACTAAGGTTAGTGTCGCCACAGTGGGCACAACTTCCGCCTCTCTCAAGTTTGTAGCGCTTCATTTCCTTTACGTGTCTTTCTTTCTGTGCTACAATGTCACACTTTTTACAGATCTGCTTCTTACCGTGTGCTGGGTGATCTACCTTAAACTTTAGATTAGCTGATTTATTAGAAAAATCATCCCTAACCTTTTCTTGCTTACACTTGTTGCACGTAAGTGGCTCGTTACCTCTTGGATCTCCTTCTTTAGGAGCAGTCGGCTTCTTTCTCTTCTTAGTGACTAGGCCGGGAGGATCAGTGTAATTTCTTTTAACATTACCATATTTTGCAGCTGTTAACTGTTCCTTATTTAAAATGAACATGTCACCAGACTGCTTACCACCCAATGACTTGAACAGTCTATCCGTTGTCTTATTGGTGTTATGTGTAATGAGCGTATTAGTTCCCAAAGCATGTGCGTGGTTAAGTACTTCACGGTGTAGTGCTTTTACGTGCTTGCCCAGTACTCTACCGTAGATGCTTGGGTCGTTTGGTTCTATCCTGCTCAGTGTACGATTGGTAACTGCACAGTGCCTCACCTTTACGGTTGCGCCCCCTGTGGCCACTTCATAAGCCAAATCTTTGTGCGACTTTCCACCACTTACACACTCCGCTGTGTGGGTGTCTACAAGTTCAGGCATTACGTTGTCTTTATCCAAAGCGGGTCTGGCTGCTTGTGACCCCTTAACTACACCCTCTTTACCTTCAGCCATGGTGTCCATCGTAAGCTGCCCAAGCCCCATAGGGTCGAACGCTAGCCACTTGTTGGTACACTCGCTGTTGCAAAGAGGGGAGGTTCCCGGTATATTAGCTCCGCACTGCATGCAGCTGTTTTTGTGTTTCGTCTTCTTTACCTCTTCCGCGACAGCAGGAGAGGAGGGTTTAAACGTGCGTACATATGGGTTACCGTGTGGATCTCCATGCTTATTGAAGAAGGTGTCTACCTTATGGTGCATGGCCATTGCTCGTACAGTAGCCCCGTGTTCCCTTGCAATGCGGATTAGGTGAAGCGCTACCCTTGCGGTAGCCACTGGATTAGATGGCTTGATGTCCGTGCCATCGTCACCTTTGTAGGTTTCCGCACCCATCTTCATGGCTGGGTGTGCGGCAATGTCAGTTACGTGCAGTATTTTATTTTTTGGGCAAAGCTCAGCGCTAGCTATAGCGTCACCCTCTTTAACTACATATTTAGTATGGCTACCGCAGTCACAGCTAGCTGGTCGAACCTCCATGCTATGTACCTGTGACTCTGATAAAACAGGGCTGTAGCTTTCTTTGACTATATCTGCTGCGTGTTTATCCCCCCTAAAATATTTAGTCTTGCATTTGGTGCAGGACTCTTCCCAAGGGGATATTGACTTCATTTCCCGCTTCTTGTCACACTGTAAGCAGTAGTCTTCGTGCTGTATACTCTCTAGAACTCCACTGCCTTCGTTCCCGTACTCATAGGTTAGATCGTCTGGTAAATCAAACCTCGTTCTCCAGTTGTACTTAGGGCTTGCTTCTGGGGAAGTTCTAATCTGCCCATCTCTATCTTTAATTAGAGCGTAGGATAACTGGAGAAGCCGCTTAGCGGCTTTATTGAGAGGATCAAGTCCCTGAATTTTCGTATTGTATGCTTGTCGAACATCCACGTCTGAGGATGTAGGATTTACACCAAGTAGTTTGTAGGGATTTACGTTTAGACTCACATTAGGCTCCTATAGAAGTTCTATCATCCTATAGGAGCCTTTAACGTGATTTATTGGAGGGACTGATTAGTTGGGGTAGTTCTACTAGACAACTACATTGTCTGGGGTGTACACCTTACCGTTGAAGCTGAACTCCCCATCCTCTGTAATTTTTACGAAGTAAGGATTAACTTGTGTGCCATTTTTAAAGTGCTCAAATATAGTGAACCCCATCGTCCACTCTGGGTCAGCCATGTAGTCCTGCTGGTTCTTGTCGATTAGACCTCCATTAACAGCACCGAACTGCCCCCTTGAAAAGTGGAGTTGAGGTCTGTGTGTGTGCCCCTGCGTAACGTTGTTACCTCTATTGTTGGCTAAGATGGTAGAGGCTGTGTTACGGTTATAGATTTCACCGTGATACATCTTCACAGCACCATCATCAAACCCAAGCTTGATGTCCCGTCTGTCAACAAACGTTATCCCATCATACCCGTAAAACTTTAGTAGCTCGCCAAAAGCAAGGGGGTCCTTTGGAATGCCTACTCCCTCGTTGGCAAGTAGCCGCTGTAGCCTACCTTCCTCGTGGTTACCCCCTAGGAAGTAGACCTCATCAAAAAGCTTTGCGTAAGCCATGATAATAGGCTTACCTGCCTTTATCTCATCTCCTAGGTCACCTACACCCCCTGACCCTCTTTTGCGCTTCATATGCCTAGACAGCGCTGCTGCGTCGAAGATATCCCCGTTAAGGACTAATCTCTTAAGGATTCCTTCCTTCTGCTTTTCGCGTAGAAAGGATAAAATAGAAAGGGTTGCCTTGACATGATGGAAAGGTATATGCATGTCACTTATTTCAACAGTCCATCCATCATCGAAGTTGTTTCTAGTCCACCCTAAGTCTGGAGTCTGCACAGGTGCTGCATACGAAGCCAAAAAGTTAGGGGGTAAACTTTTAATTACCTGTGCTACAATCGTAGCAACGATGTCATCCTTTTGCTGACTTGTAGTTGTTGGTACTGAATATGTGCTGTTTACTAAAGTTCTACCGGCGTAACACTCTGTGGAACAATACTTGTTTCGATAAGGGATTAACTTTACTTCTTTACATGTTGGGCAAGACTTCCAATCGCACCTATAATTAGCGCGATATGTTTTGTCTGACATTTATAAACGCTCCTGTTGTTTTCATGTATACCACCATTAACCAACCCTAAACACCTAAACCTACACAGTTTCTTCCACAGGTATTATATTTAGTTTTAGTAGTCGGTTCATCTGGGCTTTGGTGTTGACAATGTCCGTAGCAATTCCTATCTGTTTTGCTTCTTTTGCTCCAAAAAAATAGTCCTTGCCTTGTATTTGTTTCTTCCACCAATCCACTGGCTTTTTTGAACCAGAGGCAATTAAGTTTAAATACTGGTCTGTTCTGCGTTCCATTTCAGTTATGAAAGTTCTATGTTCCTCTTTCTTAACTACACCGGGGTTACCACTCACATCGTGACACATAAATACAGCATCTTCAAATGCAAACCTGCGTTCCCCTGCAGCAAAAATACCTACTGCCATGGAAGATACTTCTCCTAAGGCTACTGTCCAAACTGGAATAGGGGATACCCTCATCAAATTAGCTACTGCTAGCCCCTCGCTTACATTTCCTCCCTGACTGTTGATGTAGATTATTATCTTGCTGAATCTTTCTGATTGTATTTGTGACAGAAGCCTCATGAATACAAGCTCAATAGTTCTATCGTCTATTGGGTATGTAATCCAAATTTCACCACAATCTGCCCTGTGGTTGTGTACATCTTCGATGTAACTTGGCAGTGCAGTATAAATAGCTTCCCCTTCACCTGTATCTGATTTGTGTTTTGACGGTGTCATGCCGCCCCCTTTTTGGATTATCACTACTCTAAACCATGCGCGACCCCCTTGTAAAACAGTCGCGGGACCAAAAAGACGGGGAAAAGGAATAGTATTACTGTATATATCTTTAGTATGTATACTAGATTAAGGAGTTATTATGAAAAACGCTAAACTTTTTGTTTTCACTGTTTCCTTTTTTGTGTCTTTTGTAGCACTATACACAGCTTCGTTAGTTCCTGTTAACAAGATTTCTTATCTAATAGAAGGAACTACCCCCGTAATATATTACAGGTATGCTGACTTTACCCCCGCTTTCCCCGTAGCTAACTTACCAAACGCCAGCATGACGCGACCTTTAGTGGGTAGTAACTACGGTAAGCTTCCTCAAGAAGATTCCATTTATGCCGAACTGGCATACGTTCCCAATAACGCACTGATGCACAAGCTGGCAGTGTCGTCGTCTAGTATGCTACCTTGGGAGAACAGAGTCAACCCTTTTTATGTTCAACCTGACCTAAAATAGTTATTGACTTTTTTATATCCGTGTAGTATTCTGTCTGTAGAAAGGAAGTAAATGAACACTACAGAGAAATGCGACATCCCCAACTGCCCCTGCGGTGGAACGTTCGATATCGAATACATTACCGCAGACATTCGTCAAAAGAAGTACGCAACAGACTTTGCAGGAGAATGTAGCTGCGAAGACTGTAACAACGCGAGAGAACTCATGTTTTGGATCTTTGGCATGGCTGAATCGCAAGTAATGCACTCTCCAGAGTCTTTTATGGAGGGCGGCGAGTACGAGGCTGCAGCAACTATCGTTCTAGAGTATGAACCTAGATTTAGCTGCTAGCTAAAATAGTAAAGGGGGCCTTAGGCCCCCTTTTAACGTTTACCATACATTTCTACGTAGTCTTCTTCTGCTTCATCCGCCTTCTTGAAGTCGTATACGCTTTCCAATATATCAACATACTCAGTCCAATCCGTCATGAGGTAATCCGCCACTACGTGTTTGTTGTACTCCGCAGTGTTATCGATGGATACCCTACAGGCTGGCTTTTTCTGTTTTGACCTAAAGTCCACGAGGTTGTGTGGCCCATCGTCAAATAGAATATCTCCAGAAAAGAGGCCCTTGTACCCTCCCGTGATCATGACGTTCTTCTTTCCGATGAAGGGGAAGTCCCGCTCCACAGCAGACATCTTATCAAACGCGCCCTGAGGCACCGTACAGGTCGAAACGAAGTATTGCCGCACACCAAGGCTGTGTGCCTTCGTTATCGCCTCTATGGCCCCTCTAAACGTTGGTAGAAAGAAGAATACCTTATCCAGCAGCAGATAGTTGTAAATATCCTTCCCACACTCAGGCTTGACCCACTTGTGGAGGTCCCAATCCTTAAACCCCTCTAGGGTCAGGTTGTCGTTCCACTTGTCGTTATACCACTCCAGCCAAGAGGTGTGCATGTCGTACACTACCCCATCCAAATCCAATAGAACATCAAGATCAAGTTTCAAAATAGTCTCCTACTAAAAAAGGGGGCCGTTTGGCCCCCTTTAGGTTTAAGCTTTTGTTGCTTAGTAGCCACGAATAGCGTAGAGCTTATTGAGCTTAGTGCGAACGTAGTACTGCTGATCAGCGAGTGAACGGCAGGACTTGCACTGATGCTTATACCCGTCACGGGTATTGTCCTTGTGGAAGTTCTTCTCCAACGACAGGCGGCGATTGCAAGCTGTACACTTACGACGGGCATAGTTGTTCTTTGTAGACATCTGTTGTATCTCCTTGTTAGTGTTATTATTTAGCCCTAAGGCCGGTCAATGTTGCACTAGCTCACTTTTTTAGCTAGAAGAAGCTCAACCTCAACGTTAAGCTCTTTGGCAATTTGCCGTGCAATGTGCTTTGAAAATTTTACATTTTTATTTTCAAACTTACGCAACGTTGCTGGAGTAATAGGAGGATCAAGCTTAGAGGCTAGTTCATCTACCGAAAGGTTTGCTAGTTCCCTGTAAAAAGTAAGCGAAGAAATATCTCCGTTGTCTAGCCTGTACTTTAGCTTCTCAATCTTACCCATAGTTATTTGATGTGTCCCTCGTTAATTTTTCGTTTTACCATAAACAGACAGATAGATACCCAGCTGTGAAGAGCATGGATGTATTCTTCTGTGTATTTTAGCTTAGGGTTGCCCTGCTCGTCAACAACTGTTTCCAGCGGACCCGCTAGGTGCTCTGCGATATCAAGGCCTTCATTCCAGACTCGATACTCTAAGTCTATCATATCCTTGCGGTACTTGTAAACCTCTTCTGCAAACTTAGCTGAAGTTTGAACCAAAAACTGCTCTACCTCGTTCAAACTAGAAGGGTTATTGAGCAGGTTGGCCATTCTGGCCTCTGCCTCTGCTTGTTTGGAGTTTACCAGCATATCCGCAGTAAACCAGCTACCGCCGAACTTTATTTCACCGGATGTTAAGATAGATCTGAGCCATCTTGACCGAAGAGGTGCTTACTGGTCTATCCGTAGCCAAATTCCTAGAGTAGGAATTTATGTCTCTGGCAGCTACCCACCACTTCTTACCGTAGGTGCTTCCCATTCCAGTTGGAATGCTGTCCTCGTTCCCCCAAAGCTCAAATAGAATGGAGGAAAGGTAGGGGTCACGGGAGAGGCCTTGGGCTACAGAAAGTAGATACATCCCCTGTTGCACTACGTGTCTAGCTAATGGGGAGATGTTTTCGTTCTGTTCGTCAACCGTGAAAGTTTCAATACAAGGAATTACTACTTGATCTGCCTGAAGTCTAGTTAAAAATTTAGATGAAGCAATGGTATCTACGTCCATTAAGAACATGGCCAGTACCTCATCAGAGTCAGGTACAGAAGAATCCAACGGGATCGGGTCAAACATAGGGTTAAAGTCTGCAACTGCCGAAAGGATGGCAGGCCCGTACACTGCATCATTAGTTAAATAAAACGGATAGCTCTCTAGAATTACATGGTCAAAGCAGGCCACTGAAAAATAATTAGTAATATCGTTTTCTGTCTGGAAGGTAGCGGACTCTAGTCCAAACCTGCCAAATACAAAGTAAGTAGTGTTTACTGATTTAATGGCATCGTACCAACGTTTCTGTTCTTGTATAGTGTGCTGTGATAAAAATGAGTCTACTTGACTGGGTATAAACCCTAAAATCTGTCCCTTATCATATTTACTATAGAGAGCTATCCTTTCCTTTATTTCTTCTGTGGTTGCGACAGGTATATTAAATGAGGGCATGGTTGCAAAGTTTGCAGCTACTACTACGTTAAGTTCATGCTCTGCCGCAAAGTCTAGTAATGTTTTGATGCTGTCTTCTGTTCTACGTACCCAAGGTTCATCGAAGTTAAAGCCAACGGTGTCCTCTACAACTAGGGTATTGTACTCATCTGCTCTGTATACTCGTGCTAGGTCATCCCCATTGACAATAGAAGAAAAGTCTGAACTCAATCCACCCCTAAAGTACCTAACCCTGCCGGGGATAGCACCGATGCGGATATGCTTACGGAGTCTGGCCTCTGTAGTTGCATAATCATCTGATGCAATCTCAAGCTGCTCTCGTAACGTATTAATGCTCTTTAGTGTGCTTTCTCGTACTGATGGATCGTTTATTGACATTTAATTACCTTCTGCTTAACTTTCTGGGGAACATCTTTTTTAATAATCTATACGTTTTATACTTCAGTACTGCTAGAGTATAAGTCCTATTATACTTACGTCGATACACCGCTATTTCCGGTGTGTCAAGTGTTACTGGTATGTCTTTTAATGTGTCAAGTATAGCTTCTGCACATACAATGAGCATGTCATAATCTTTAGGGGACTCTGCAAGAGTCTGTAGGTAAAGGTCACAATTCTCTGCCAGAAGCTCACACTTTGAGGTTAAGTATAGCCCTTCTACTAGGTGGCGTTTCTTTAAAATTGCGTTTAACACTTCCTCGCTAGTTACCTTAGGCTGCTCTACTTTAGCAGGTGTACATTGTCCGTGTGTGTACGAAGTACAATTACAGTTTATGCATTCACCCATAAGGTTATGCTCTATTTCGTAGTCACCACAGGCACAGCGTCTAGCCGATACAAACATCATTCCCCTTCCACAGGTGCAATGCTGATGCACATACTTTTTAAAAACTCAATGTCTTTCTCTGTAAACACTACCTGAGGAGCATTCTTTTCTTTCAGGTTGTTAAGGTTGCGTACTGATTCTTCATATATCTTATCGTACTTGGATTTGAGGCTGTTTCTTCCCATGTATCCTACCCGCCTTAATAGTATTTGGTATACCATGTGCTGGCACTCTTTACCTTTGGCTAAAGGCTGTTACCTCAATTTATATCTGGGGGTAGTATCATTAGGCACTCAAACCTATGAGGTACGTCTCTATAGAGCACAAACTCTTCCGTTAGCTTGGGTGCAGTCCAGTTGCAGTTTTTCATGCAGGATACCAGCTGGTCTATTTTGGCTGTTTTTTCGGTATCAGGTACTGTTGGTTGATTGTTTATCCATTTGATAAACCCAGCTAAGTACTTATTTTTATCTTTAGTGGTCATAGTACCCGAATAAATACCCAACCAAGCCCAAGAGCTACTAAGGCTACCATCCAATGAGTCGCTAAGCTGACCATAAACTCATAGACTGGGGTAGACTCTTCACAACAGGAAGGGTATGCTCTCCATTTCAGCACACAAGACAATAGGTACAACCCTACGCCCTGCGTGACAGTTATAGTCATGTACCCTGTTGGTACCATGTACCAACCCCATAGCGTACTTACACTTAAGCCTACGCAAAGTGGAGTAAGTATAGAAAATAGAGCTAAGAGTACGTGATGTACCCACGTTATAGTTACTTCGTCTGTGTTTGTTTGTTCTTGCATAAGTTACCTTTCGTCTATACTTATGCAAATAACAGTGGGTAAATTATTCAGGTTTGTTTTTCCACCTGTGTAGCTTAGATAAGCTGCCTCGTAAATTATCTGCAGGGAAGGTAAATAGCCCAGAAATACTGTTGTTTTTTTGCCTTGAGTATCTGGGGTCTACCTGTGCCCCGTGTCTTATCATAAGCCTACCAATATCACCTCTGTTGGTGTGTGTGCTTATGGTTTTTATTTCAGGGTTGGTCATCACCTCGTGATGGAAGCTTCTTAGTACATGAGCTACATGAGGATGCACCTGTTCTGTAGAGTTTGGGTCTTTCTTTATATCCAACAAGAAGTAGTCACCGCTGCTGGGGTTGAATTGAGCAGATAGCTCTACAGGTCCTGACTTGTGTGATATGATCTTATGCTGGGTAGAAGGAATTGTAAACTCTGAGCGTTCTTCCTCTACTCTATTGTCTTCTTTTTTATATTTGATCCTTGCAATCTCTGCTACTTTAGGATCACTGTCCTTTAAGAGGTTCCGCATTGTGGTATGCGGAGTTTTGTCGTTAATTGCAGCTGCCATTCTTGTTCTTACACTTGGGTGGGTGTCTAATCCTCGTAGCACACTAGGGTGTGAAGTAGATATAGCCGTGGATGTAGACACATCCTCGTCTGGGTCTTTAATGAGCAAGGCATGTGTTGCCCGTAGGGCATACGATATGTTCCCTACTGCACGTTTAAGCTTGGCGCTAGCTTTACCGCTGGCTACTATATCGTGCAGTGCATCTGGTTGTAAGTAGTGTCCCGCTATTACGTCTTCTTTAGCGTCTTCGTTGTCACCCTGCATGATAATATCATGCACAGTTCTATCCGCTGCGTGATGATGCATAACAGCGGAAAGCACTTGGGAATGTTTATCTTTCGCAAATTTACGCAAATTTTCAGTTGTATTGTTATGGTTACTAGCTGCCTGTATACGGACATCGGTATCTACATCGTCAGCCGCTTTGTGCAGTATATCTGGGTGCTGGGTGTATCTAACTAAATCTTTTCTGACAAACGCATCACCTGTTTTAAAAATATGCTCATGCGTTTCTTTTTTTGCTTTCTGGTTAGTCGCTATCATTGACTGTACAAGTGTAGTTGCCTTGGGGTCTATAGCCAACTTATGTAGTATGTCTGGATGTTGGTAGTATTCCCCTGCTTGTTCTTTTTTTGTATTGTCGGTTGCGTAATCCAGAGCATGTAATTTAGTAGCTAAGCTGGCATTCTTATTATTGAATATGGCCCTATGCACGTTAAAGTCTGGAGTAGCCGCCATGCTTCTAAGCATAGAGTCTGGAGTGTATTCACTGTCTGCTACAGCAGCCTTAACTCCTGAGGCAGGGTGTTCTGCTAGAGCAGATCGTACCTTACTGCTTGCTGCCTTGGATCTGGCAATGTAAGATAGAAGAGTCTCATGAGGTATGTCCCTAAGCCCGTTACGTATAGTATTAGCAGAACTTTTGTTATAGTTAGCAGGGTCCATTAGGTGTAGATGTGTTTCTTCCGTAGCATTTGGGTGCTTAGCTACCGCTAGCTTAGTTGTGTTGTCACCGTTTACGGCTAGGTAATGAAGAGTGTGTCCTTCTGTATTTTCATTATCTGCGATATGGCTATGCAACACTTCTGTGCTTGGTAAGTTAAGGTCTGCTTTAGTTGCCAAGGAATGTAGCAGTTCAGGGGAGGCTTTTTTAGATCTTGCAATGGCAGAATCCAGCTGATTACTGTACCCAGCCATATGGTGCAGCGTAACATGTCCTACGTTATCGTTGGACGCAACGTACTTAAGTACCCGCTCATTATCAAAGCTGTTTATTGCCCTGTGATTAGCCGCCATTTTATGAAGTGTCTGTGCAGCCGTATTAGGGTGGGCCGCTATTGCACTTCTGACTCCATGATCTTCATCTTCATGGTGGGCATGTAGCTCTTCTGCTGGCATAAGCGGGTTCATGAATGCAGCCTTTCTAACACGGGGGTGTGGGTCTTTAGCTAAAACCCTGAGAGTGTCTACATTAGCCCCGGTGTGGGCTATACTTTCTCTATCTTGCATATCTTCGCTGTGTGCATAAGGGTGTACCCCAGCATACACATTAGGAATATCTGTGTCAGGGTATAAACTTGGGTGACGTGCGTACTCTCCTCCACCCACTTTTGGCTTGAAGTTGTCCTCACTCCACTTTTTAACAGTATTAAGGAAATGGTCAGGGGCATTCCCGTGTATGTTGGACTCAGGCCTAAGGATGGTATCGGTATCAGCTTTTCCCGGTATACCTGATATCATAGGCTTAAGGGCAATTCTAGCAACTGGCCTTTTCATCTCCGTGTCATTGTTTCTAACTAGATAGGCTATGTGTGTTCCAAGCTTTACATCCTTAGGCACATAATGCTTATTACACCCTGTTTCAAGGTTCATACAACTATCCCATGTCTTCTGGTTTGTACTCATCCCAGCTACGTCATATGGGTGTCTAGTTATTACAATATGGTGACCACTAGCAGAGTTTGCTCCTTCTCTGGAAGAAGCGTTAACATACGACTTAAGTACATTAGCAGGGGCTTTTGTTCTTTTGTCGTTCAAGATCTTACCAATCTTGTACTCTCTATTATCCCCTTGTTTTTTTGCTGTTCCTTTAGCAGCGTCATGCACTTCGTACCCGTGTGTAGCTAGATGGTCTTCTACGTCCTTAGGTATTTTAGCATCCCCACCTTTCATGTCGAAAGGTATCTTTACACGGTTATGCGTTTCAATAGGGCCACCAAATACATGATCGGAAAACTCATGTTTTCCTTTCTCCCAGCTATCCACTCTTTTCTTCTGCTCGTCATCTAGCTCTTCGTAGATAGATTCATTCTTAGCCTTAAGCCCCATCCTACGTGCCACCTTGTGTGGAACTGGGACAAGTTTATGGCTGTTTAGCCATACCACTTCGTCATTTCCATCGCTTTGGTTGCGCTTACTATAGTTACCGTGGAAGTGTATAGCGTCATACCCATAACTCTTGGCATAGTGGTGTATGATGTTTAAATTAGCTATATCTTGTCCAGTATGGAACCAAGACTTTTGTCCTTCACTAGGCAAATCTCTAACAGTGGCGTGTCTTTTTAATTCAGCAACAATAGCGTGATGTTCCGGTTCATATGTTCCACGCGATATTTCGTCAGCAAAAGGGACGTTTAGTACGTGCCCTGCCTTGTGCATTTTAAACGTGGATATGGTGGTGTGTGGTACTTTCAACCCATCCACTTCTTTAGCGTGTTTAACGTGAGGGTCTTCTATGTTTGCATTATTTTTATACCAAGCAGCTACTCCTTTATTAGGTGTTGTATAAAACCCGTGACCGTGCCTACCACCACCGTCTGCAGTGAACTTAGTGGATCTATACCTAGACTGTAGTTTAGCATGGTCTACGTCCCGTATACCTTGTGGCCCTCCATGAAACTGTGTAGGAAGACTTTCACCTTTGCTGTACCATGATTTTCCTTCGTGCTGGTGCTTACCCAGTACAACTTTACCAACTCCAAAGTCAAACGCTTCTTTTATACTTTGCGTTTTAGCTATTAGCTTCTTAGCCCTCGCAGAGGGCTGCTTTGTAAGGAACCCTTTTCCTTTTGCAGTCTCATACGGCACCGGAGTCTTAAACTGCTTGGCAGTAGGGTCTAGTATCTTTCCGCTTGAGTGCTTAAGGAACCAGTGTGAGTCTCCCTCATGCTGTACGTTCATGGGAGTCCAGCCTTTATCCTTACCCCCTAGAATGTGGTATGCTGCCTCTGCAGCGACGTAGCAGTGTCCCTTGAGTGGATCTTCGTCCCCTTGGTACTTCTTCTGTCTGAGGTCATCTGAGAGGTGTTTCTGGATGTCCTGCTCTATGCCCTCGTCTACCTTTTTAATACCGTGCTTCTTAGCGGTCTTACTTGGAATGTGGGCTAGCTTGTCATGATTCAGCCACATGACTTCGTCATAGTCCTTGCCACCGTACTTCTTTATATTCATCCGTCCAACTACCCTGATTGCATCATAGTTGTGAGCTTTGGCGTATTTATGCACAGCCATGTGCCATTCTGTGCCATAATTGCTGTGGGTCGTATTAGTTACGCTTGGGTCAACTCCGTTGACCTTGTGGTGCCAATCCACGATACGTTTCTGTAGCTCTGGGTGGTTTCTGCTCTTAGAAGCATGTACTGTAAGTATGTTTGTGTCTGGGCTTGCTCCAAAGGTAGACAGATAGCCCTTAAAATTAGGGGCCACTTCACGGGCAACCATGTCTGCAGGTGAAGATTTCCTGTAGGTCTTTTTAAGGTTACTTACGTTGGATCTTTGCTTGGCGGCGTACCCCATTCCGCTTCTAGGTGTCTTATACCCTCTTGCCCCCTGTATAGATGATGTAGTGTTGAATTCAGGAGTTGGGCTATAGTCATGTCGCCTGAACCGCTGCCCTAAGGTGCCAGTGCTGACCTGCTTTACTACGGTGTAGCCACCGTGATACTGTATACCTAAGTCTTTACCTGTTTGATGCCAAGGCTTACCTGTATCTGGGTGTTCAAATTTATTAGTGAATAGATTGCCCTGACTACCGGCTACGCCTGTAGGCTGCTTTAGTCTCTTATACTTCAGCTTATTTTTAAGCTCAGATTGCTTCCACTGCTGTAGTTCTTTATCCATTTGCTGGCCTTTAGTTTAATCTTCGCCTAAGTGGGTATACACTACTTTACCGTCTTCTTTATGTGTAGCCATAAAGTTGTAATTATTGGCTTTGGCATACTTTTCTGCTTTTAAGTTAAACTCACTCTTGGCTAGGTCCTTGAGAGGCTTCATATTAGGCCTTTGCTGTTTTTCAAAATCATATCGCTTCTTGAACCCCGGTGTAGTGTAGTTGTCGGGAGACTTATACATATTAGCTAGCTGCTTATTACCTGCTATACTATTGATTAGGTCTTCGTGGTTATCTTCTATATCATGGTGAACATGCATTATTTTGCTGCCACGTTTAATCTTTATAGGCTCAGTCCAACCTGCACTGGACGTATTGGCATGCTCTTTGTCCGCATAGGTTAGTCCCCTGCTTACTACAATATCTTTATCTACGTGTGGGTGTACTTCTTTTGTTTCACTGGCTTTCTCAAACCAAGGCTTCCCCTCGTGTGGGTGAGCGCCAGACGTAGCTACAGGGTTAGCTGGCTTTGCGCTGTTGAACGCCTTAGGATTTCTAAGCCCACCCAGACGCTTAACAACAACTTCTGGAGCTATACCAGCGTCTGTACTTACATTGTGCGGCACAGCGTAGTTAGGTAGGCCTGTTCTATCCCAATGTATAGCGTGATACCCGTGGTGATTAGCAAAGCTATTGACGGCATCTACCCACTCACTAGACTGATACGAAGTCTTCTCCCAGTCATGGGATAGTTGAGGGTCGTGCTCCGTGCCTGTAATGTTATCCATATGTTTACGTATGGCTTGTCTCAGTTTGGGATGTGTACCTAATGGATGGGTATGTGCCATTAGTACTTTGCTATCCGGTGCCAGTGTTGACTTGGATATCGTATCACCATAGGCTTGGGCATATTTCTTATGCTTACTTGTAGTGGTGTAAAATCCAGACCCATAGAAGCCGGGATCTTTACTTTGTAGTTTTCGTGGATCGACCGTTCTAATCCTAGCGGACTTTCCTCTAGTACCATAATCTGATGCTTTACCGTCAGCCCCGTGTAAAAGAACGCCAAACTTCTTCTGGTGCTCTTCCCCGGTCATAGTGTACTCATGTTCGTGCTTATCCGCATCACAGCACCCTTCTATCGACTTGGTGTCTCTTAGTGAGTGAAGTGTTGGTTTAGTATTAGGTTTTGGCTTTTTGTATATAGTTTCGCTTGGAAACTGTGCCTTGACGTGGGCCTTTATTTGCGAACCAGCAGTGGAGAACACGTTTTGTCCCTTGACATGCTCAGCGTTATGCTGTACAGACTTTATTCCACCAACGTCAGAGGAGTGCAAAGGAAAATGTGAACGCACCTCATAGCTAGAAGGAACTACCCTAGCCACTAGTTTATTGATTTCGGGGTTATGCAGACTGTCCTGCGCTCCATCATGCCTAGCCCCTGTGTATGCAAAGTTTGTTACATACGCTGTCTTCTTTGCGTGACATACATGCACCTGTGCCCCATACACAGAGGAATGGCTATACACGTCATGCTTGTTGTGGCATCCGCTGTGATCTTTTGCGTAGGCATCGTGTAGTATGGGCTTCATTGGGGCTTTGGTGGCATCCGCCAATAAAGAAGGGTTATCAAGTCCACCAATATTACTAGTTACGTGTGTACGCAAAGGAACTTTGCCTTCTAATAATTGAAGGTAAGGTTCGCTTTTTGATTCAGCTATTTTTACTTTCTTAGTCATTCGCCCTGTCCAGTTACCGGGGCTGTTTACTGGGGTATATACTTTATTTCCATTGGGGTGCTGGACTTCCACAAAATTATACCCGTGCTTAGATGCGTAGGCCTTAACTTTGCTGTGAAACATTTTACCTACAATAGACCTAAGCTTTTCAGACTTGTACTCTCCGTACTGTCTCTCGTGGTAGTCTTTGTAGTACTCAGTGGCATGCTCTTCTGGGTGTTTATACATTGCCCCAAGTTTTGCATTGCCAGTTACGTCATTGATAAGCTCATCAGGATTATTTTCTATATCATGATGCACCTTTAGTATCTTATCTCCCTTTTTCACTTTCATCCCTAATACGTTATTTACTTCGGTATCATGGTTGAAGAAGTCAGAATCGTTATTGTACGCCCTTTTCTTGTCGGAAACATACACATCAGAAGACAGACCACCAGTATGACCACTTAAGTGAGAGTTCATTATGTCCTGCCTATGGGCTGGACTATTGTGTTGTACTTTATACACTTCTGTTTTAGTTTCGTTTTTACTGAACCAAGGTTTCCCTTCATGTGCATGTTTTCCACCGGGAAACATTATGTTGTTACTTGACTTGGCTTTAGGGTCAAACGACTTTGGATTTTTAATACCACCTAACCGCTTAACTAACACCTCTGGTGGATCATCCTCATCGTGAGATGTGTGGTCGTATGTCTGTGCAAACTCTGGAATAGGAGATCTGCTCCAGTGGATGGCGTGGTATCCGTGGTGGTTAGCAAAAGCATTAACAGCACCTACCCACTCACCTTGAGTTCCGCCTTTATGCTTCCACATATGCTCCGTCTTAGCAAACGGGCTATCTGTTTCTTTGAAGTGTGTGCTCATCGCGTCTTTTAGCGCTGTTGTTGCACCTGTAGGGTGAATGTGAGCTAAAAGTACTTTACTCTCTGGGGCTAATCTATGTGTAGATATCTGGTTACCAAACTCCGTGGCATACCTCTTGTGGTGCTGCGTAGTAGTGTAATACCCAGTACCGTACCAACCGTCGTCTGTTTTTTGAAGCTTAGTGGGGTTAATAGTTCTAACTTTTGTCTTATGACTACCGTGCAGTAACTTACCAAATTTTGCATGGTGCTCAGCACCAGACATAGTGTATGCTTTTTCGTTGGGGTCTGGTTGGCAGCAGGATTCGTGAGGCGGCTGCATGCCACTAAGGCTGTGAATTGGCGCTCCACTTCTGGGGCCTCTGTCTATAGCAAATAAAGATCTTCCAGCAATACGCTTAACATGGTTACGAAATGCGTCTGACGGTGCGCTGTATATGTTTTTGCCTCCGTGTTTACCCTCTTCTGCCACAGCACTTATATTGCTATTAAAATTATTTTTGAGCCTAGGGTGCTCTTTTACCTTCAAGTCATGGTGTGATAGTACCGTGTAACCTCTAGGTACTGAGTTAGCTATCTTGGAGTATACGTCCATGCCAAGCTGATGCTGTTGAACAGGCACACCAATCTTAGTCTGCTCTTCTCTGTTTGTACTAACTAGATAAGCTTTCTTTTTAGAATGACATACGTGCAACTCTTTGTTAGCTAGCTCTGGCCCTCTATGGACATCATGTTTACCGTGGCACTCTTTATGGTTGTGTACATACGCCCCGTGAAGGGCGTACAGGTAGTCAGAGTGTCCATACGCGCCTTCTCCACCTACATTATCTTCTCGTTCCAAACTAGCGTGGTTGTCTAGTCTAGCTATATTGCGGATAGCTCCTATATTTGGACCCGAATCGCTGGGTAGGCCTTTATTGCTGTTCTCCAGCACCCACTGATCTCCTGCCTTACCTGTCGATACCAATCGAGCCTTATTTTTCTTCCTGCGCTTTAAAAACCCAGAAACCCTAGGGCTGGTAGCAAATGCCTGAAGAGTACTCTTGTGTTTCTTCTTGAAATTTGATAGAGTAAGCATAACGGACGCAACCTTAGTTGGGTCCGAATCTTTATGGTATTTCTTTAAATGTAACACACTAATGTGGTTATGGGCGGGGCAGTAGTGCCATTTGACTACTGCTGCATCATTTTTGGCGGTATAGGCGGTGTCACCTTTACACTTTTTGTGGCCAGAAGTACACCAGCCGATATCTTTAATGATGATTCTATTCATTTTGGGTACCTTTGTAGTTGAAATTACTCTAACTAACTATGCGTTTGACGTGCAGACTATCTACTTATCATATGGAGCTTATGCCGAAAGAGAAACAATCCTCTAGTAAAATCAGGCTGCAGTATTCTAAATTGTTGTGTGTTACGCTGCGAGATCTCGCGTGGTATGAAGTGGCATACAAGATTGCTGAAGAAAGCCTTTGCAAAGATCAGCATGGGTGCGTCATCGTTAAAGGCGGGTCAGTTCTGGCCCTTGCGGCTAATCGTGACGTGGAGTCCCACCCCGTTAGCGCTCAGTACCTGAAGAGGGCTATTCACGCAGAGCAGAGGGCGATTTCAAAGGTTTACCACAAGGTACTTGAAGGTGCCACACTTTACTCAGCAAGAGCACACTATAACTACAAGTCGTCACCTTGCGAGATGTGCAGCAACCTTATCAACGAAAGTGGTATCTCCAAGGTGGTGTTCCACGATGGGTTCAGTCTGGTAAAGGTCAAGATATAATCCTTTCACATTTGCCTTTTAAGCCACTCTACCTAAAACTAATGCCCTGTATCGTCTAGTACATCTAGAGACGATACAGGGCATTTTTGCTGTGCCTGTTGAGGTTTATTTGTTACTCGTGCGTCGAGCAATGACCATGGGTTGTCTTTTGGCACCTAGACCCCTTGTATGCAGTCCACGCATGCTCCAGCTTGTGAATAATGAAGCAGGATAGAAGGCACAGCGGCATATGCAACAGAAGGTCTTTCCCGTGTTCGATTAATCCCACCATGTAAATAGCTTCTCCTTAATAAGTTCACACATTTCAACAAGGTCGTCGTGCTGAGCCTTGTCTGCAGCTTCATAGAATTCTTTAAACTCCATTCCTGCAGGCCTTTCCGCCATGAGATATTCATCGTCAGCTAGCTTCTTCGCTAGAAACTGGACTCTACGGATGTCTACCACTACATCCTCCACACCAACAAATAGGTTGTGGTCTTCAAAGTGGTCAGCCATGAACTTGGCTTTTGCCTCAATGACCGCTAAGAAAAAAGCCCAATCATAGTCGTTATCTTCCCATATGATAGGGAACCACCGGATTAAGTTCTTCACTCTAAAGATGAAACGGTCCTTATAGTGAAAAATCTTGTGTAGTTTATACTGGATGGTGTCTAATTTCTGGCTTAGCATCGTCATCGTATCTTTCCTTATGTGTACATTTTCCGTTCTGAGTCCACCAAGCAAAAGGATCTGTTGCACAGGTCTGGCATGGGTGAGCTAAAAGATTAAGCAGGGTAATACCGCGAAGGCCTACCCTGTCGCTGTGCATCGTGTGAATAAAATGGTCTGTTCTTGCTTTTTCTGAGGCAAGAAACATGGCTACGCTGTCTATGTGCCCTCCCTCCAGACGCATTACAAAGTTAGTCCAATCCTTGAGCAGGGTAAGAACTTCACTAGAAACAAGACCTACATCGTATGCAGTGGAACAGCGTTCCATGTACTCTTCTTTAGTCAAATTAAATTCCTCCACTTAGAATCATAGATTGGCACATAGCGTTAATAATGTTAACGTCTGGACGGTCTGGCAAGGTAGATTTAGTATAGGCCTCAGTTACTTCAGCGCTAAGACCTACCGCAATAGTCATGACCTCATCAAGGGTAAACTCCCCCCGTTTAATGCTAAGAAGAAAGTCCCTGTCATGTGTTCGCTCAACAACGAGAGTCCCATTAGTTTGAAAGAACTCTTTGGCCATTGTCAACAGCCTAATAAGATGAGATGCGTTTTTAGTATCATACCCAAACTTGTCAACTAGGGCTTTGCGCTTCTCCCCCATATAACCCTTGTACGCCCCTTCCGTAAGCTTTCTAAGCTGGTTCATGGCATACCCAGTGAAGGTATGGTACAGAAGCTTAGACCCAAACGCTCGCCTATTACGAAGGATAATGCGATCAAACTCTGGAGATACGAATATAACGTGGTGGTCTGGTACGTGCAGACTTTGGATTACATTTGGATTAGACCCGTTGCACAGATGCAAGAACTTGCGGATATCGTGCTGCTCTAGGTCTACCCGTCCACTGATAAACTCTGACCTGCTGTCCTTGAACTGAAGGATGCCAACATAATCATTAACGTCAGCCATCGTCACCATAAACACATCTACATCGTCTGTACAGTCGGGGTCAGTTGGAGGGACGTACAAGTTGTGGGAGATACTGCCTCTATAGCAAATATAGACAGGACGAAGTCCTTTGTCCTTTGCGTAAGCAAATAATCCGTTAAGCTCTGCAGTAGTAAGCATTTTACCTCAGTATAGTTGCTACGCTAGTTTTAGCGTAGATTTCTGTGAACGACATGAACTCCCGCTTGATATCTTCATTAAGAAAGATCGTGTCCACGTAGGGGATGGCTACAAACGTAAGCCCCACTGTTGGCTTATGTTCTTCGTCCCATCCATACACTCCCCTGAACACCATGGGCGGTAACTTTGTAAATTTAAGTGAAGGGTCATAGTTATACATGATGTGCTCATTTAGAGTATCGTGCATAAACTTAACAAAAGGATCAGTGTCTAGTGTATTACGGAGGTTTCCATTTAACATCAGTGCGTTGATAAGCTTGTTAAACGTAGACCACTCCAGCTGAGTAGAGCACCAAATGCCATGTAAAACGTCATGCTGTAGCTCCTCAGTGAGGACATACTTGATCATCTCGATGGTATGTCTGTCTTCTACCTTTAGGTTAGCAGTGTGGTCTGTCCCAACATTAGTGTTAAAGGAACAAAGTACTGCTACTCTACTCGACCGTAGAGCCTGTGCCATTTCATCCGTTGTCATATTATTCACTGCCCGATTAGTAGTCATAAGTTTGGTGCCCCCAGTAGGACTTGAACCTACACACCCCGAAGGGTAACGGATTTTGAGTCCGTTGCGTCTACCAGTTTCACCATGGGGGCTAAAGGGATCAAAGACCCCAGTACACCTTAAGCTCAAAAGTATTGACGATGCTGTCCGATCCCAACGCACCTTCTGCCACACCTAGGTCACGTCCGCGAGTCGAGCTACGGAAATTACCCTGATGCTGTCCTGCATGGTCTTCCTTCTTAGTGCATTCGATGTCAATAAGCTCTGAACCAAACGGGATATTAGTTGCTTCCGCACACTTTTCTGCCATAACATTATCTCCTGTTAGTTGTTTATATTTAGTTGAATTTGGTACTCGTAGGTGGAGTTGAACCAACCATTGAGCAATTATAAGTTGCCTGTTCTACCGTTAAACTATACGAGTATGAAGCTCTCTTACCACTCCGACAACGGTACCACCACTGCAGTTCCGTTGTCAAGATCAAACTCTACACAAATGTATTCGCTGTATTCTACCCAAGGCTTAAGATCATCAATGAGCCTATTCATGCGGCTCTCTACTAGATCACTAAGCTCTTCCGAAGTCAATCCAGATGAGATTGGCTTAAGTGATTCCCTTGCAGCATCCTGTAGGCAGTCATTAACACCATCAGGGTCTTTAAATGTAATCCTAATCTTCATGTGCTCTCCTGTCAAGTTAATTATTGGCAGTCACAGTAGGAATCGAACCTACTCCCTTTGGGTCAAAGCCAAATGTGCGAACCACTACACCATGTGACAGCACTGTTTTATACTGTTGCGTTTGGACGGCCCTGCTCAAGCATAGCCAGTACTTCCTGCACAACTTTCTTGTGGTCAAACGTAGTGAATGGGTCCATGAATCCTGTATCTTCGTAGAAGGTGTCTAGGCTTACCCACACCTTGAAGTATAGGCTATTGTCGTATGCTCTGTCAAGAGAAGACATTCTCCACAGGAAAAGAGCAGCTGATTCTCGCTTGGAAAGCGAGGCAGTGTCCATCTCAGTTGCGACGAGCACCTTCCTAGCAATCTCTTCTCGAAAGTCTTTCACAGCCTTTACTCTGCTATAGAAGACTCCCAAAGTTAGAATTAGAAGTGAAGCTAACACACAGAAAATAATGATATATGACATGCCTATTCCTTATTTGGTAAGTATCGTTTGTTGCAGTCGGTACAATTCCACACTATAGGTGTTGTTTTCTTTCCGCAGTTACATGTAGGTGAATGCTTATTGAACTCTACCGACTTCCACCAGTACCCGAAGATCATAGCACTCATGTAAACTGCTGTCAACACAATAATATCTAGCGAGTAGTAAAGTAGGTTTAGCATGGGTCAACTAGTATCTTTTCCAGAGCAGAAATGTACTCTACCGCAGATAACACGTCTTCTCTGGACCTAGATTCCAACAGCGACTCCTTGAGTACATTAAGCTGTTGACTAACAATGACCACAATGTCGGTGTTCTCTGCCATCAAGGCGTTACATTCACAGACGTAGCAACCATTACGTAGGTCAGACCAGTTAGTAATTTCAGTGACGTGATTGTTGCATACTCCTACACTGTAAACACAGTCCTCTAACTCAGTTACCTTTCGCTGCAGTTCTGCTACCTGATCCAGTAGAACAGCGTTATCTTTCTCTAGCGTCTTTTTATCCATGGCTACCTCACTATGTGTGCAGCTTAAACTTCTTTACTCCCGAATCTTGTTCTGTAAGTGTAAAGTAACTAGCATCATTTAGCAAGTAATAGTTTTTATCAACCACACTGGCATTGATGCTGTACATCCCTGCACCTAAGTCGCTATCGTACTGCACCCCTGCAGACTCGTGTATGTGACCAAATACGTGAGCAAGTGTATTGGGAAGAGCACTGAGCCTATTTCTGAGCGAGCTACTTCCCACTCGCTCTCCTCGCTGGGTCGTATCCAGTATTCCAAGGGCAGGACCGTGGGTAATAAGCACATCGGTATCATCCGGTATGCCGTGCCACTTGAATTGAAGCTCACTTTCGCTATAATTAAAGGCCCAGCCACAGAAGTATGGAGTAGCAGGAGATCCATAGAAATTGAAGCCTTCTATGTTAACCGTATTATCTACAAGGATATTTAGCTTGCCGTGCTCGTTTCTCTCGTGCATCAAAGAGAAAGCCAGAGGCATATCGTCCTCAAACAATCTATCGTGGTTGCCGGGAACGAAGATCTTATGCCTGTAGTTCAGTGAACCAAACCATTCTGCAAATTCAATGGTTTCTCTGATACTGCCCATAAACGTAGCATCACCTGCATGAATAATCATGTCTGCCTTAGGCAGTAAAAGGTCATGCCTAAGGTGGGTGTCGGATATGGCCGTAACTTTCAGTTTTGTTTTCATAAAGTAAAAGGGCAACTTTCGTTGCCCTTAGTTATACCACTGTTGCTTTGCTTTGTCAAGCCTATGCTAGCTCTGGGCGAGGGCCGTCTAGATTAACCCGATATAACTGCTCCAGCGCAGCCAAAACATCTGCAGGTGATGCTAGTCCCTTAAGGGACAGGTTGTTGACAATAAATACAATGTCCACCGCAGTGACTAGGTTCTCAGCAAACCCGCGAAGTGCCTTATAGTCCTCTTCAAGTGCCTTAAAGTCAATTTCAAGGTCTTCCATTTGCTCTAGAGTGTCATCTAGCTCAGCATTAAGGTCACTGATCTCCTGATACAGCGTCTCTAGCTCATCGTCTACACAGCCACACTCGTTTGTAAGATCTTCCTCAAAGTCATCTTCTAGAAGATCTACCATCTCAATAAACCATTCAGTGTCAGTAATTTCATCTTCCGTGAAAGTGTATGCCACATCACTTTCGCCTGCGAACTCAAAGAGTCCGTCCTCGTTTAGAAAAGACAGAGTACCCGCTGGAAGAAAAGGCATGTCCTTAGCAAGCTGATAGATTTTACGATTCATATTTTCCTTTAAACAGTTAGTGTTAGCTGCACGAAGTAAACATCACTAGAAACATAAGCAAGAAAGTAGAATAATTATTCCGTAACATTGCTCTCTTCCTCCTCCTCTACTCCCACATCCCCGCTGTCCAGTGCTTTAGTTTCAGCTTCAAGAAAAGCAAAAGACTTTAACTTGTAGGCTTCAGCCTTCGTAAGACGATCAATACGGACTACAATACCCTCTGCAGGATAGCCCTTGTTGTATGGGCACTCATGCCCGTCAACATATTTTGCTTCCAGTGCAGCAAGAAACCTAGGGTGCCATTCCGTTACGTTGGAACCTTCAACGTAAGGTTCAATCTCCTCCGCAGTACCGTAGAAGAATGGATTAACCCATAGAAGGTTATGTGCTCTGCAGAACTGCTCAACCTGAGGCCAGCTAAGCTCTAGGACTTCCCCTTCCGGTGTAGTTAGCGTTACTCTGTACACACGAAGCTCATGTGACTTAGGCGGAACGTTATACGTGTACCCCTTTTGGATAGGTCGTCCCTCAGGGGTGTACCCTACAATTTCACCGTAGATAGTGAATCCGCGAGGGATATTGACTTCCTTAGCTACAAGGCCCCACACGTCAGTACCGTAGAAATGCCCTCCTCGCTGTGTTTCACCGTCAATCGTCTTGATAACCCTGCGTGAAGACGCAACAATACCGTACTCTGTGTCTACTACGTCTACACCAAGCTTCTTAAGAAGCTTTTCATACCACTTTAGATTTCGCTTCGTCAGTACGTTAGCTACAACTACGGACGTACCGTGCCACTTATCCGTAATAGAGATGAGATCGTAGGGGTCTACCTTGTGTACATTTCTACGAAGGTTCTCAGTGTCAGGGTGGAATCTGAATTGACCATCAATGATATAATCGTGGATGGTCTTAGCCTTCTTGTCCTTGACCCCATTGCCACCGTTGCCCTTAACCTTGTTGCTACGGGGAACATACTTACGGCAGATCTCTACCCCGCAGATAGTATCAAATTCGTTGCCTACCTTAAGGCCTTCAGACGACACTCCGTTCATGTTGTCCAGACTGTTGAGTGGAATCCAGAAACCTTCAGACGCATGCCCCCTGAAACGAACAGCCTTTACCCGTCCGCTCTCTTCAAAGAACCCTTTTGCCTGTGGGTCTTTGTTACCCCACTCTGGCTTTCTGTAAAGGTTATTAGCGCCAAGGAACTCCTTGGAAAGGGCAGTCTCCAGCGGGAAGAATAGACCCACGCTGCCTTCTGTAACATCTTTACCTACAATAACTTGGTTATTAAAGATAACTGCCCCTTTAACATTATTGCAGTTAGGTAGCTCGTTAAAGTGCTTAAGCTCAACAACTACAGCACTATAGTTTTTGTTTTTAGGTTGTTCCAGTTTCATTTAAGTCCTCTTCTACAGTTTCAAATCTAATCAAGGCGCAGTCAGTTTTCTTTCCGCACCTAACACACTGTGGGTCACCTTTCTCCCACTTATCGCCAACATGGACAAACCCGCTCATGCGTTTAATTGTTCCCTCCATATACCCTTTTTCTAGCTGGTTGGTAACAATTTTAATACAGGTGTTGCACCAAGTCTGATTGGTTATCATTTATTACCTTTCGTGCCCTTAAGCAGACGTATGTATTCAGCTTTACCTACTTCAATGCTATCTAGCTGGATAACAGAGAACCCACCTCTTCCCATTGCATTAATGATGTCTTCTGCAGTTATGCCACTATCCTTGTATCCAAGCTTCTTATCGGGAGCCAACGGCAGTTTATTAGTTGCACTTTTTCTCATTTCCACCAGATAAAAAGCCCTATCTCCACAGGAAATACGTTGCACTGTGGTCAAGCGCAGAATACCGTCTCCCGTTTTAGCCATAGCCGTTACTCACTGTATGGTGCAAACGTCCAACAAACAGTATCAATGTTAGCCCACACCTTCTGCCGTACAGGGAACGCGACACTATACGCAAACCCCATTAGGTCTTCAAAAAAGTATACCCATCTTTCCGACATAAGCACACTCTGCTCTGTGTCTGTAAGCTCAATTTCAGTGATGTTTGGGACGAAAGACTGATCCGCCTCTTCTTCCCCTTCAACATAGTGACGGGTGTACTCTACCAGCGCAGGTTCTCCTGCAAAGTTGCAGTCAATAAGGTTGTTCACATAAGGGGTTGTAATATACTCTCCCTCATACTTGCCGGGAAACCGGATGGTTCCATCCTCTGTCTCATACTCCGCACACAGCGTAGACACTGCATCTAGTACTTCTTTGTAACTTGGGTACGTTTCACTCATGTAATCTCCTGTTTAGTTTTTGTTGCAGGTGTAATATACACGCTATGTGGATAATTGTCAACAAATAAAAAGAGGCGCACACTGCGCCTCTTTTTATACTGCATACAATAAAGGTTAACCAGCAAACTGGTCGTCTGGGCCTCCCTCTGGAACAGAGGTGTAAGGTCCGTCTAAAAACTTAGGCTCACAGCCGGGGGGAATAAAGCCGGGAGGGAACATAAGTACTACACCGGGAGCACCAGAGTCTTCTGTACCAATCCAAACCCACTGCGCTGCTCTATCTACTACCCAAGTAGTCCCCACCCAATGGCCTACTTCAACTAGCCATACAAACATGCAGGTTTCACCACCTTTTTAGTAAGAATAGTTGGAGCGGTAGGAGAGAATCGAACTCTCGTCCTCAGTTTGGAAGACTGTGGCTCTACCATTGAGCTACAACCGCTAATGCATGGGCCTAGTTACGCCGCCCAGCTACAGATTGCGATTCTGTTTTCTCGCGCCCCTGTTGGCACTAGGTAGTGGGATTCCTATGCCCAATTAGAGGTTGGGCGTCTCCACTTTTAACGCATAAGTGTAACGCTTCGTAAGTTTCGGTCCTCGCTGCCGGTGCTACCGGCACGTCCATACCTTTAACCTCCGTGGATTTGAGCGCGGCCTACTTTCGTAGGCCCCTAGCATCCCTCCCTCTAAAGTGGGGAATCACTATACTAGAAGTATCCTCCAGAGTCACGTAGCCTGTCAGTGACATCCATCACAACAGCCTTCCTTTTAACCCCATGTAGCTCTGCTGCAGCCATTCTAGTGTTTCCACCGAAGACACGATACCGTGGCTTCTTGTCGAGCGTGTGTTTTAACACAATAGGGGCTGGCATAGCTGCATGTTCGTGGTATCCCCTCATGATAGATCCTACGTCGCGGGGAAACCTATACTGTGAGGTCATATCCTTTAGGTCGTCTACATGACGATGATGGGTAGCATAGTCCATCTCTTTATGGACACTATCCGGTATATCTTCTAAAGGAGAAGCCTTAATGTGCTTAACAAAGTCTTTACCATCTTTCCATAGCTGCCCCAAGTGCTCAGTCTTTGGTGACTCACGTTCATACTCTGTATGAGCTTCTTCGTCTGAGTGGCGTCTCCAGTTGTCAAACTGTTTAGGGTCTTTTTCTGGACTTGCGTTCTCACCGCACGTAGTGCAGTGCTGCACAGATTCCATTAGCTTGAAAATAAGTTCAGATGTTCTCATGCCTTATCAATAAAACTACAGGTGCAGTGTAGCATTAATTCTGTTTTAACGCAACGTTTGTAAACTCCACTCCGCTAAGTCCCAAAGAACCCCAGTAAGTAGAAGTATCTACCTTGGGTGCATTCTTAATGAACAGATAGGCCTGATCCCCCCTCTCAAACGTTTTGCTGAAGTGCTGCACTCTACGATCCACACAAGCAACTGCAGGTACGGTAATGATGGAAGGAGTAATCCCGTATTCGTCAGGAACAGGAGCAGTGTATCCACAGGCGGTAGGCACAAACGTAATTGTGTTCCATTCTACCTCTACAGTCCCCAACATTGATAAAGAAAGCAACAGTGCGTACATCATTTATTATATTCTCCGCTTAATTATTAATCACTGTGTTGTGTTTTTAAGCTATAGCTTAATTGTAACAAAATACAGTAGTTATCTATTATAGGTCAAATTAACTGCTTAATTATACATCACATCAAGTTACCACTTAAAAATTAAGTCTTTTTGTTTCTATAGTTTAGCACTTGGCACATATTCAGCAATGTACTACACCAAGGAGACTTATATGACTGCAATTCTTGTCGTTGTTATGGTGGCTACACTGCTTGTTGTTGACCACTACGTAGGTCCGACACATAAGCAATAGGTTGGTGGGTCCAGAAGGAATCGAACCTTCATCAATTGGTTAAAAGCCAACTGCTCTACCACTGAGCTATGGACCCTTTGGCGGGAGAGGAAGGAATCGAACCTTCCCAGCAAGTTTTGGAGACTCGCTCGCCAGCCTTGGGCATGCTCTCCCTTATACAATCTTATCTACCGCTGTGTCAATAGCATTATCTAACATAACCTGTCGGGTCTTAGCCAATAGGTCAATAAACTGCGTCCAGTACCTATTCCTGTCGATTAAACTACTTCCGTCAGTGTAGGAGTCCATGTACTGCTGAAGCCCCATATGGGCCAAACGCTGCAGGTTTCCTGAACTAGCAGGAATGTCCTCAAACTCCTTTACCAAGTCTCTGTACACGCATAACCTCCAAATTAAAACTAGCCAGCCGGTATCCCACCGGAAGCCCTGATGTCGGGAGCAGTATTTGTTAACCGATAACACGCTAGCAGTGTATCATGTAGAGTTGACATTGCATTACTCTACATTCGGGTTTTGTTCTGCATTTACCAAGCTAGTAATATTACAACCTGAACCCACTGTAATTTGATAGTGGTTGCCCTTTAACTCTTGAATCTTCTTTCCAAAGTCCTCAAAGTAATGAGGGTATGCCCTTGCGTTACGTGAGGCTACCACAGCATAAGCATCCTGTATTACTTGGTTTACTGCATGTACTAGCAGTTCCCTTGAAAATGCATATCTTCCATCAGAGTAGTCTTCGTATATGATGTGCTGCAAGCTACTCTCTACGTCTGGGTCCAGCGGACCATCCACATGTAATGTGAAATTGAAAGATACTGTATACTCTTGCATTTTATTTTCCGTGTAGATCTCTGTACTTGTTGTTATATGCTACGCATACGTCGATACAGTTAGCTTTACAGATAGGGTCTGCGTGAGTATCGTGGTTTTCTGCGAAAGCCTTACGCTCTTCTCTCATACCTGCACCGATCTTACCGATAGCTTCTCCACTCTCACGCATGTAGATGATGCAAGGGTAGTGCTTTCCCTGCATACTGGCTACGTCATCAAGAACCAAATTGCACCGATTACTGTCAGTATCTACCAGACCCCTAACCTTAATACCATTACGCAGATTGTTCCTGCGATAAGCCAGAATAGGGTGTGCCTCAATCAGGTCGTCATCAAAATGAACATCAAACAGGTTATCTTCGTTCTGTGCAGCAGGAATAACCCTGATGTCAGCTACTCCGCAGTCGTTTGCAAACCTTGCAATCTCGTTAACTCTGTGTTTATTCTCCTCAGTGAGTACAATGCCTACGGTAGTGTAACACAGCTTAGCAATGATGGGTAGATTATCTGCTACAATCTGCCATGCTCCCTTCCTACCTGCCATCTTATCCCCATCTTCAGCACAGCAAGCATCCAATGAGACACTGAAGTCATTAACTCCTGCCTGAACAAGCTCAGCGTAGTATTCAATGTCCGCACTGCCATTTGTAGAAATAGCAATATGCTCTACACCATTTGCTTTACACAGCTTCACAAGGTGAAGCAGGTAAGGGTATAGCGTAGGCTCTCCTCCACTAAACCGCACGTTAGTAAGGCCTTCTTTGAACCAACTGAAGAGGGTCATTCTAGCCAGATCAAACTCAATGTTATTGCCACCTACACTACGACAGTAGGGGCAACGAAAGTTGCACTTAGCCGTAAGGATAAGCTCTCCCCTCTTTAGAGGGCTAGTTTCACTAGCGTTGGCACAACGCTCATCCGACAGAGTGTAAAATCCAATATCCTTTAGATTCACTCAGCCTCCTTAATGAACGCAACTTGCCATGTCAGTTCGTATGCATCCTTTACTTCAATGAAATACCCCTTCTTGTCTCCAATCCCGCGAATGGTAAACCTAGGGTAATCGTGCTCATCATACTCAGTCTTAAGCCAGCAGCACATAAGCTCTGCAACTACCTTGAGCAAAGCCTCTACTTCCCAGCTATAAAAATTCTCTTCCCCGTCAATCTTATTGAGCAGGTACTTCGCCATAGCCATCCGCTTATTCTTAGAGATTCTTACCGGATCGGCAATCTTATAGAGTTGAGGAATAGTGATCTTCATGACTAGTAGTATACCTCTCGTGTTTAGTGTTGTCAAGTAAAAATTGGTGACCTAAGCAGGACTTGAACCTGCAACCGACAGATTAGAAATCTGTTGCTCTGTCCAATTGAGCTATTAGGTCAATTTAGTTTTAGGTAATTGGGCTAGATTGGTAGGCAAGGCAATTTTGCTAGGCAGATATTTAGACGGAACATCATTGCACACAGCGTATTGGTCACACACCTCACAGGTTCCACTGGATTTACCTATAGAATCTGGCCATTCATTCTTCTGTCTACACGCATCACAGTAAAACATAATTTCTCCTTCATACTCTGGCTGTGGCGGTAGGGATCGAACCTACGACACGCGGATTAACAGTCCACTGCTCTACCACTGAGCTACGCCACACCACAGGCAGGTACGCTTTACTCCGCGTTGCGGATACAGGCAAGCCCGTTACTTTTGATAGCTGCTACAGCATCAAAGCAAGCATCGTATACCCAATCGTAATCATCTGAGTGAATGATCGTGCATATATATTCAGTAATGTCCTGCACATTGGTACATCCCGTCTGCTCTACGTAGACATGGGCGATCCGATATGCTTGTTCATACAACGTATCGTAGTTCATAGAATGAATATACTCCAGTAGGTATTACTTGTCAACCTTTTTCTTCTTCCAAGTGGCGCAGTTCTCACCGCTGTCTTTACCTACAGCCCCGTAATAGAACTCACCCTTGTCATGGTCGTACACAGACATGCGAAGCATCATCCAAAAAGGAACAGGCCACTTACAATAGAGGATCTTGCCCTTCTTGGTCAGTCTAGCGCAGTTAGCGCAGCCATTCTTCTTTTTCGGCTTTGGTGCTGGCTTTTGGCTGGAAGTCTTTTTCAAGTTGTTTCTCCACTTTCCTGAATTTATGCATTGCAATTTCTACCTTAATTGCGTACCAGATAGAAGGAAGAGCGTTAGCTGCGATCAAAAGCATCGCAACTCCACCTGTAATTAAAAGGTAAGGTATAGAGTTATCCATTTAACCGCCTATACGTTCTAAGCTCAGTTTCAAGATTTTCAATCTTGACCTTAAGCTCTTTGATCGTTTCTTTATCTAGCGAGCAGTTACACCATTCATACTCCCCGCTATCCTTAGCAATAACAGCATCACAAGTGTAGTGATGTGGGCTGATGTGCCCACAGTATTTACACGCTTCTTCCATTCAATTTCTCCAGTAGTTTTGTAGCACAGTCAAACAAGAATGCTGCTACTACGATGACGCCTAGTGTACCTACTAGGGCTGCGATTGTCAAGTACTCTTTAAGCGTTTTCATACGTTTCAGGATTGAACCCTTCAATCTTCGATTGAACCATAGCTACCAAGGAGTCAATAGCCTCTTTGCTGAAACGATCATACCACTTGTCAGGGCGACACTGCTCACACACCTGCTTTGCAATGAATTCCCACGAAGTCTCTTCTGGGCACCACTGCCCCTCTAGCCCGTTACAGCTACAGTGTGAGCCATGCACCTCATAGACCTTATCTTTTACCGTGTAAACTACCCAAGCATAGCCGCTGTAGTCTTCGTAGCTGTAGAAAGCAAACTCTACCTTAGCCCCTGCAGGGAGCTTAGTCTTAGGCTCTGCATTAGGGTTATCCCAATCATAGTGATCAAACGACCTAAGCATTGCTGCTTTGTTTTCTTTATCGCTGGCATTGCCAGCCCAGTTCTCAAAATATACCTGTCTCTTTGCCATATCCTCACCTGTTAAATAGTATCTTTAAAAACCTAGCCCAATCCTCTGCCATGTATTTATGTGGATTTCCATCGAAATCCTTAGCTTTGCTGGTATATAGATCCATAAACCCGTTAGTATCGTAGTCTATGTACCACCTGTCCTCACTAAAAGTAGCTGCACCAACTTCTATATTCCTTCTATTCTGGAATACAATGTATAAACTATCTACGAGTCGTCTGAACCTGCAGCAGTCCTCTTCACTAGCTAGAGTGAAGTCTACGTTGAACTTAACTGAATACCTTTCATCCGTCATGATGGGGTAGATGGGGTCAGGCTTGCAAGGCACCAGCTTGAACCAATCTGGTTCATTTTCAACGGCATCCTTCTCAAACACAAGCATCTTACCTCGTATTGTGTAATACTTTTCGGTCTGCTTGTCCCATTCCACATGCGTACCCGCTGGAACTCCCGGCATAGGCTTAATTGTCTCGTAGGTCATTTCTTCTTCCTTCGCGTAGGGCCGTTTCATCTAAAGGAGAATAACACAACAGCTGGTACCTGTCAATAAAAATCTACTAAATAAGATAAAGCCCTCACACGCGAGAGGGCTTTATCTTAAACGGATAACCTGCTACTTTTTATATCTATTCCAAGGCACCTTGCCGAATAATCGCACAGAGTAGTACGCAGCCAAAGCTTTCCACTTGGGTACCCCGTCATAAATGAGTATAGTGTAAAAAAGTAAATCCACGTCTTCCCTAGACATAGTTATATCACCAGACTTACCTGAGGACCTATACAGCATATCGTGTACTAAAGTTGCTGCAATCGATAGCTCAAACGGAGCTATTATAGGCCATATCGGTCTTGGTATTGAAGCCAAATCAGATTTAAACCCTGCTGGAACCAATATAGTCCCGCTCCAGCAGGGTAGTTCATACTCTTCTAGAAGCAGCCATTTTTTAAAATAAGTAAAATAGCTCACTTTAGGTGGCTGAATAATTGTATTATTCGGCAGTAACTGGCTCAGCTGTAACATTTTCCAGCTTCCCGTTAGATACAAGCCACGCTGAAATTCTAAGATTTAAGATAGCCGCAAGGTCTGGCACTGTAACTAGTACCTCTTTGCCTTCTGCATCATAAACTACATTACCTTCTGAGTCTAGTTGTACAACTTCAGTTGTTACTGTACCTTCTATTGCTCCAAGTGGAGTAGAAAGAGCTAATAAGAAAGGTCTATAATCACTACCAGATATAGTAATCTGTTCCGTGTGGTCTACTACCCCATTGTTACGTATGAAAGCTACTTCTATGTTAACCTGTCTTCCTGATAGCAGAGGAAACATCAAATTGGAAATCTTCCAGTGGTCTACAACAGGAGGAGGGGCTACTACTTTTCCATCTGCCAGTAGTGTGCTAGATGCAAGTACTAGAACCATTAACATTAAACTAAATCTTTTCATTATATCTCCAAAAATTAGGTGTAGAAGTTAGGGGCTTTATTTTTAGTACCTATACCTGTTGATTGGTAGTGAATATCGCCCATGTGTATGAATACGTTACCCCCTGTAACGGTGGGTAGCGACGTTACCTGACATGTAATTAAAATTAACCCATCTACCTCCAGTTGTGCTGTATCTAGCTGTGCAGCTGTGGGAGTTAAAGAGGTAAGTTGAATTTCTTCAATTCTATGTCTATATCTAGGCGTAGTCGCTACGTCTACTGTGGCGTAAGATATTACATTCCCAGTAGCAGGGGTAATAAAATTAGCTTGGTTGTGCCCTTTAGCATAGGTAGCAGCGTAGGACACAACTAAGTTACCTGACACCGCAGTTCCACTGTGGCTCCAGTGCAAGTGGAAGAATAGATCAGTACCAGCTGCATAGTCGTGCAGCATGTGGAACGAGAAATCTACTTGGTCGTTGGCTGTAAATGCATAATCATACACTCCACCAATGTAGGCTGTTCGTGTAGGTGACCCTGCACCACTGGCTTTTGGCTCTACCCTTCCAATAATATCGTGCCAAGGAAAAGTAGGAGATGCTGTATCTACTTTAATACCTGACCCAGAGGCTTTATTGAAGTTAATTTGATCTACTTTAATTTTTGGCATTTTATGTTCCTATTTTAATATTAAGGGGTAGTTAGCGAAGTGTCATCAAACGTCCATGTTCCATTTGTCCAGACACCACCTTTAGAGGTTGCAATCCACTCTGTAGCGTTTATTGCAGTTAAAGTTACAGTAGATCCTATTGTGGTGGACTCTACATAACCGGCAGCGGCTGTTACGTTAGCAGAGATACGAATAGTATCGCCTGTATTAGCTACTACACGCAGCCCATCAGCATCCTGAACTACAAAAGTGTATTGCATTCCAACTGCTGCCAACGGCAGTGTATGGTAGTTAGCTGCAGTAACGCCCTCGTTAGTGTAAATTCTTCCAGTTTCGTTAGCAACGATTAGATTAGGTGAACCTACCCCTGCGGTATTAGCCTCTACAATTGTTTGGGTGTCAGAGCTTTTCCTGAATATTCCGTCAGTCCACTCGCCTGTGTAGTACATAGCCATCCAAGTAGAGTCTGAAGTGGCCATTAGCTGCAAGGTTGCACCAAGCGTACAACTCTCTACGTAACCAGCAGCCGCTGTAGTTGCATTTTCTATCTGTATTGTATCTCCTGCTGCAGCTACAATCCTAGTGCAATCAGCATCATTATTTACAAAAGTATGATAAGTTCCAGCGATCCCAGTAGTTGCAGCTAGTGGACTAATTGTTACTTTGGAGGTGTGGGAGATATTTCCCATTACCTGTGCTGAAGTTTGTACTGGAGCAGTCTGACTTGAGTTAAACGAGGTATTGTTCTTAAACCCTGTAAGTATCAAAGGAACACTTGACCCATTAATTCCTGAGAATGTAGTGGGGTTCATGTATGCTTTGTTTCCACCCATCCAAAACGTAAGGGTAGTAGCTCCTGTAAAACCAAGCCCCGTAGTGAGAGCACTAGGGTGTGCTATTGTTGGGTAATTTATGTTATCGCCTGCAACTATATTTAAGGGCTGTCTGCCATTTGGACCGCCTTCAGAAGAATTAACCCCATTCTGTAGAAGGATTGTTCCTCCTGCTCCATCCGCTAAGTCTGTGTCTGTAGCATATATTTTTACATCTCCGCCATTACCTGTAGCAGGTGTGCCTGCTGTTACTATTAGAGGGTACCCAGTACCTCCTCCTGTCTGTGTATTGCCTTTTATGCTAGTAGCATGCAACCAACCATCAGGGCCTGTGGTAGCTGTGTCAATAAGAGCGGTGCTTACCGCTGGTGCCGTAGGGTTCCCCGCCAGAGCAGCATCTGATAAAATGTCTGTAAACGTTATTGATGCGGTTGTGCAATTCCAAGGTCCTGTCTGGACACAAGCATTTTGTGCCACTCTATAGTAGGTAGATCCACCTACCAGTGTACGATACAGGGTTACTGCCGTTATTTGCGTCATTCCAAATACTGCCCCTATACCTATCCCTTCGTAGTTAGTCGGGTTTAATAGCGCTGTTGCCCGTTGTCCCGCAGTTGCTGTTTGTGTAGTTATCGCGCCTATCGTGGATTCACCATACGCAGTGCTTACAGTTAGCGCCCAACTATAGACGCCAGCCGACAGGCCACCACTTGAAGCCCTAGTTACGGCAGTTATGGCAGGGGCAGATACATACCCCTGTAGTTTAGTGGACGTGCCTGCAGTTGTTGGTTTAACTATGGGTGTCCGCACTGAAACCCCCGCTAACAGCGAGCCGTTACCAGTGCTTCCGTCTGTAACCTTTACTTCAGCGGGTCCGCTGCGAGATATTCCAGCGTCTAGCGCCCCGCTAGATAAGTCTGCAGCACTGTTGAACGCAAAATATCCGCCAGAAGGAACACGTACAGACCCAGTACTACCTCCTGCAGACATAGCTACTACAGGGGCTGTACCTGTTGTGTTATAAAGGCTGAACCCTCCGCCTATAAAGGAGTGGCCTTGCACACCGCCAATGGCTGTGGCAATCTGGTTAGCAGCTTGCCTGTAAAACCCAGTTCCAGTACCATCTGCATCACTTACCCAACCAAAGGAAGGTACTGTAGCAGACCCATCCCCAGTTAGCACTGACGTGCCAAAGTAACCAGTTTTCCACCTAAGTGGAGTAGTGTTTTGGCCTAAGTCAAAGGAATTGTCCGTAGCTGGGTACATTCCGTAAGAGGACAATACGCGGACTACGTCCGATCCACCGGAAGTAAACCCTAGGCAATTGCTGCCACACCTATAGAGTCCAGTTCCGTGGTTTGTAAATAGAGCTAGCCCCGGTGCAGTAGCTACACCATCTGGAACTATTACTTGCCCAGTGGTGCCGGTACCTATTCCTGCCCCGCCTACTAAGTTTATATCCCCGCCATTAGCATTTCCGCTTGTATTCCTAGCTGCCGCTCCACCAGTAATAGTTACACTGCCGCCTGCGGCGGCACCTGCAGTATCTGTGGAGGCTACAGCTGGAGACGCAGTAATAGCTATAGGAAGTCCTACCTGCGAAGCACCTGTAGTGGCTGTTGGAGTTGTACGGGTTAGAAGGGGTGTATATAATGAGGTGCCGAAGTAGCCGGTCTTGAACGTAGCGCCCGACGTGCCGAGATCCATCGTATTCGAGGCGACTACTGGATTGAACACGGTGGTCGAGCCGTGCAGAATGGCTCCGTTATTTACGCCTAGGTAGATGTCGGAGTTACCGGAAGGGGAGTAGAATAAAGGGGATACAACAGACGTACCAAAGTATCCGGTGCGTGGGCGGGTTGCAGCTGCTGTGCCTAAGTCTAGAGTGTTGTCAGGACTAAATACTACATGGTTATTGTATAAAGTAGTATACCCCGAATTAGAAAATACAGCCTTTAGCTGTGCTCCTGCTACTACAGAAACTTGCCCTCCGTTAAAGAAGGAAAGGTAATTGCTATCATCTGCACCAACTTGAGACTTTACATATACATTCAGAGGCCTAGTAGCGGCAGTGGCTCCAATAGAATACGTACCGTCTGCGCTGAATAACACATTTCCAGTAAAAGTGCCACCAGCTAGTGGCATTTTATCTTCAGATCCACCTCCACCTCCACAGCCAGTACAGGGACCCTCTATGATGATACCTTCTCTAAAAATCTGAGGGGCGGTAAATATATTAGTCTTATTAGTTCTGGCAATACCTGCTACCTGTGCGCTAGCCGTAAAAGTAGTGACAAGTAGTAGTGTGGTTAGTAGCAGTTTACGCAGCATATGGTTCCTCTTATATAGTTCACTGTTCAAATTAACCAGTAAGACTAGGCTTTGAATAATAATTACTGCAAGTAAAGTCAGCGTATACAGTTAACCCCCTACTTAAAGGGGTTAACTTGAATAACGTCTTTAAAAAAAGGTTTAGTAGATGGTGCGCCAAGCGTAAGAGTTAGCTGCGTCCTTAGCGCATACCTCAACCTCGTCTGCAACACCGGGGGCACCATATGTGTGCCAAATAGTGCCACGGGTACCAATACCACATGATGGAGGAGCGCCACCGTCCGTAAGCTGTACTCCACCTGTAGCTGTGACTAGACCGGCAGAAGTAACACTGGCTAGCACTGTATCTGTAGAAGTAGTAATAGTAAGCATGTTCTGTGCATTGCCTAGTGCTGACTTGAGCTTAAGTACAGGCGAGGTCGCAAGCGTAGGGGAAACAACTAAAAAGTCAGTAAAGGGGTTAAGCACACCAGTGCTCGTACATCCAGTGCAGGTACCTGTGATAGTAACATCCTGAAGGAACGTAACATCACCAGCTACACTTGCATTGAATACGGGGACAAGTCCTGCTGTTTCTGAATTAATCTTAAATACAACGGGCTGTGCATCCTTGCCCGTGTTAACAATACGTGCAGTACCTGCAAATGTAGGGACTGCTAGAACTACAAGAAGTGCTGCGATAATAAAATTCTTCATTTAAATATCCTTTTGTTAGTTGTTATAGGTTACTTTGTGAACTCAATACTAACAGGTATAACTATCTGGGTCTGACTTATATTTACCTGTTTTGTTACCGCCGAAGTGCGGTGCTCTGACTAGTGTAGGAACCCAGTAGCTTCCTTTATATTCCCACTCGACATTATAGCCCTCTACTTCTACAGCGTACAGCAAGCTATCTTGCTGCTGTCTAATGCTTTGGTACGAGGCAGCAGGAACTACCTGAAATTTCCACAGCAACCAAGTATAAAGTCGCTCCCACAAGGTAAGTTTACCCATCAATTTCTCCCAGTATTTTTCTATCTGTTGCGTGGTGTACTGCTCCTCGCATAGCAGCCTCAAGATGAACATCGTCGTAATAAAAGTCTTTACCTTTGATTTCAGACTCTACTGTTGTGTCGCTGTTATCATCTTTATCACAGCAGTAAATGTTTACTTTACCTAGATAACGAAGCAATAGGCGCAAGTTACTACCAAGTTCGTAATCCCTTGCCATACGTGTAACACGTTGGACAAGGGTTAATTCCTTATCCTTCCCATGTCCCTCTGCTCCTACAGTAGGAACACCCAATGAGGACAGAATATCATTAACCTCATTGATTGCATTCTGCTCCCATGATAGCTGCTCTTCTAGTCTACCAACTTCGTGCAGAAGGCTTTGGTACTCAAACTCTCGATCCAACATATCTTCACTTCTCCGTATCGTACTTCACATCATCATAGAGGGCGTGTATCTGCTCTGCAGATGCTGGCCACACAATGATTGGTGTAGCTCGTCCTACATAAGACCCTACCATATTAAACTCAATGTAATCTACTGCATCTTCGTAGCTACAGCCCCCATTCATCATAACTGTAGCAATTTTAAAAGCATCATAGACTGCAACTTCTGTGCGGCTTCCAGAAGAATCCCAAGTAAGGGCAGTGCCAATGATGCAAGAGTCGTATCCGTCCATCAGCAGCATCCTAGTTTCCTCTTCTTCTGTTGTTGTGGTTACACCGAAGGTGTCACAGTTACCGTGACAAATAGATATGTCTATATTAGACGAAGGGCACTCACCAAAATTGACAATTGAAGTGCAGAGGTTCTTTTCACACTTATCACATTTTACCATAATTACGCTCTTATTTAGCTAGACTAGCTGTATGACATGGCTGACACATAGTACGTATCCAGCTATCGTGCCACAGTTTACCTTCTTTGCCACAGGTATCGCATATCTGCATACTATCATACTCTGCTTTAGTAACCCTGTCTCTAACCACATCTGGAGCCTCATCAATGTAAACACGCAAGGCTCCAAACTTTTCCTTGATTTGCCATAGCCTACCATCCCAACCAAGAGCAAACATATCATTAAACATATCAACTACAAGAGGCTCCCAACCCTCACAGGTTAGCTTAGCCACCTGTAGTGGGGTCATAGGGGTTGTACTGCCTGTATGACTTATGTAGTTAATTATTCTGTCCATATTAATCGCTACTCATTTGCATAGAGTTTCCCGTGAGATCTAAGGCTTTAAATGATGCTGCAACTGCAACCCAGTCAGTATTACCACTGAAGTTAGCAGTACAGTGTTGAGCACCTGTGGCAGTTAGTATTTGTCTGAAGTGTTTGGATTGTGCAGTGGTAAAATCTACGGTGGCTGTTCCGCCTGCAGCGTTAGTTACTGCTGTAGACAGTGACCTGCTTACGCTCTGTGCCACAGTTCCTACATAGAATTCAGAAGCAACTGTAGTAGTTGCCGTAGTACCTGAATCAAAGTAATTTTGCCACCCAGTAACACCGTCGTCTGAACCGGAGGTCTTATCTAGTGAAGCCGAAGGCTTTAACCCGCTTACCTCATAGATATACCCGTTATAAGTTGTAAACGCTCCGTTAAAAGTAAAGGTGAAGTTTGTTCCAAGCCCACCGGGAATATTTTCCCTGTAGAATATCTGGATCATAATATCCCCATTCCAGCTTCTGGATACTGCGGAGGTCCATCCTGATGGAGGAGTTATGATCGTGGTATTTGTATTGTGCAGCGCTACGGTGGCAATTAAGGTGTTACCGGCAACTGCGTTGTCATTCAGCTGCAAAAGCATGGTAGACCCTGCGCTGGAGGCAGATCCTGTATGGACTATAACAGGAGCAGCCTGTGCTGAAAACGCAGCTAGTGTCACAATTAATATAAAAAGTAATTTAAGATGTTTCATGTTAAATCTCCTTGGACTACTATGCAAAGTAGCTGTTCTCCCTCTTGCCTTCCCCGTGATGATACTTGCCCAAAGCTCGTACCATCACTCCAGCGGGTGAACTAACGGGGCTACCTACTCCGACATTTATGCGCTTCATCACGAGACATTCATGTGCGTTCTCATGAGGGGGAATTACCCTGACTAAGGGCTTCATCATAGGGTTCCCCTACTAGCTAGATAGTCGCTCTAGCGCGGCCTAGTTAGCCTACGTAGCCATTAACCTTATCATCTTTTGTAGCTGTCTTCTTCGCTCTAACTACGGCAGGGTCTGTAGTTAGAAGAATTCTACCCATGTCCCAATCAAACCCAGCCTGTACACCTACTACTGTCACAGCGGCATGAGGGCCAATGCTGGGGTCATTGGTCATTACCCGTACTTCTGGGTCGTCCCTATTAACCCTATTATCTGCTTCATATTGAAGAAGCTTAATAAGCATTGAAAGTTTCATTACTTTATCCTTTGAATTAAGTCTGGAACTCTGATGTCGTGCTGAGAGCGCAACACAATAAATTCCGCTCCAGTTTCTGTATCTTTTATAATAGTGTAGTACATGTAAGGCTTATCTATTACTCTGTATTCAAGAACCTTAATGCGTGGTGGAGGCAACACCTTTGGGAGATTGGTCTTTACTGTAATTTTGTCTTGCTGCGTCTTATACGTTGCAGACCTTGTTTCTATTTCCTTGTTGGTGTGGTAGATGAACCATCCAATCGCACCAAACATGAGTAAAATAACACAAACAGCAATGCCTAGTGCTATGTGCTCAATATCAGTACTGTCCTCTGGTTCATGTCCGTACCACTTACCATCTTTCCACATGTCAATATTTCCCACCGTTGGTTATTGCTGAATTGGCATCCATCCTAGCTTCGCGAATCTTGCGAATTGCTACACTGCGGTCTGGGCCGTCAGGCACAACATTAACAATAACCTTTACTGCAGATGCAAGTGCTGAACGCACTAGTGCTCCAGCTGCCTTCTGCTCGTCTGTCCAAGCATGATACTCAAACATATCATCAATCTGTTCGTCTGTCCACTTTGCCATGTTAATTTTCTCCATTAACTATAATCATATCCATACACTCCGTCATTGTTGGAGCTATGTATGTTTTTACAACAACCTCTGGAATACCGGGTTTATTCTTATCACAGCTAAAGATATGAAATGCATAACCGACAGAACACTTATTTATGTGTATGCAGTTATTTATGTCCATACTAATCTTCTTCCGAAATTAGATTAACGTAGGCCCTAAGCAGGTCAATTGTTTTCTGCATCTTCTTGATCTTTTTGTCAGTAGTGTATCTATAGTCAAACATACAACCTACTAGCTGGTTCAATGTAGTGCAGGTACCATCAAGCTGTAGTGCGTCTTCTATAGACCTCTTTAAATTTGAAATCTCTTCATCTTTCTCTGCGACGAGAAGGTCAACATCGTCTGCAGCATAAAAGGCTGGTAGTTTAATGTCGCCATAAAAATCTAAGTCGTGTATTTGACCAGCTTCCCATCGCTCCAGCCCTATGCCAGAGTCATACTTGTGACCGTGGCAGTATACGTCTAGCTCTTGTCCCTCCCGCCTAGGAGGACACATTAAGCAAGGTCTATCCTTACACTTAGCCTTGTCACACTTGCGGCACTTGTTATCCATCGCTCTTCTCTTTCCAGTCATGTGTCCCGTCCGCAATTACAACCAGTCTATACTGGTCAGTTCCCGTATAGATTCTAACAATCCATCCAGACGGAATCCACAGCTTTTGTGTGGTTTGATTTACCCTAATCCATTCACTTCTTTCTGACATATTCACCCCTTAACGCATACAACCTGACGTAGGGTATGCACTATTTCAACAAGATCCTTCTGCGCTTCCATTACGGCATCGATGTCTTTATAGGCCATTGGGATCTCGTCAATGACTCCTTCGTCCTTCCTGCACTCAATACCGGCTGTAGCCTTTTCGTTGTCTTCCACAGTAAACCTGCGCTTTGCTTCAGTCCTAGACATCACACGCCCTGCTCCGTGAGAGCAGGACTCAAATGACTCTTTGTTACCAAGACCTCGCACGATGTAAGTACGAGCACCCATGCTGCCGGGAATAATTCCCATTTCATCTAGCCCTGCTCGTACAGCGCCCTTTCTAGTGATAATAACGTCCTTACCAAAATGATTTTCAAATGCAACGTAGTTGTGGTGGCAATTAACAACTTCAACAGACGGTACCATTGCCTTGAAAGGAAACTCACACGCCAGCACATGAAGCACTGCTCCCATCATGATCTCTCTATTAATGGTGGCAAACTCTTGTGCCCAATGCACTGCTCTTACGTATTCACTAAAATACTCAGACCCTTCAGGGAAATATGCGAGGTTAGAGTCTGGAAGGCTAATGTACCACTTCTCCATTTCCCTCTTTGCCTTATCTATAAAATAAGACCCAATCCTATTACCAATACCCCTTGATCCGCTGTGTAGCACTACCCATACTGCACTGGACTCGTCAAGGCAGATTTCAATAAAATGATTTCCAGTGCCTAGAGTGCCAAGGTGGTTGATGCTGTTTCCTCCACTGATAGCTTGATGGGTATCTACAATTCTTGCATACCCGTCTGACAGCTTAGTGTTCCATGCATGGTCTACTACATTAGGGCGTACATCCCACGCCCCAACATCACCTGCTCTTCCGCCGTTGGATCTGCCATGGGGAACTGCAGCTTCAATCTTAATTCTAAGTGCATGAAGGTTATCAGGAAGGTCGTTGGCATGAAGAGAAGTCTTTACTGCCATCATACCGCAGCCAATATCTACACCAACTGCAGCAGGAATAATAGCTCTTACGGTGGGCACAACGCTACCTACGGTAGCACCCATCCCAAGATGAACGTCAGGCATTACAGCAACCCACGGCTTAACAAACGGCATAGATGCAGTATTGATAAGTTGCTGCTTGGCTTCAGCTTCAACAGGCACACCCTTAGTCCACATTTTAATGGGTGCGTGTTTGGTCCCTTCTATGTTAAGCACTTCGTAGTTAGTCTCTCTCATAAAACTATATTAACACTTGGCTATAGCGAAGTCAACACAAAAGATGTTACAGAACGACATCCCTGTACTTCGACACCCTAGCCCTTAGCTCAGCGTAATGTTCTGATGACGGATTAAGGTCACTGTCAACGGCAAGCTTCCCTATCCAAGCCAACACTTCAAGGTCCGTAATCTTTCTGTCTATGGGGTCAAAGAAAGGCTTAAGCTGATTGAATTCTTCAATCAACCTAGCCATCATATCACCTTCCGTTTTCTTGTTTTTGCGGAAGTACATCGTGGTGTTGTAGATATACCAGTTAAGGAACTGTTCAGCCAGAGAGGTACGTACTTCCATTATTTGCTCGCTTCCAATACCCTAACCGCACACACTCTAAGATGCTCAGCTAGATCTCCTGTGCAGGTGTAAAAACACTTTGGCCTATCCGCTATTAGCATAAGTCCGTGGTCGTTAAGTATATGTGCGTTTTCATGGAACTCCTGAAGGCGCATCATCTCTTTCCTGAGGTCTTCAGGAGTAACACCATCAGGGTCGCCTCCCCTTTCTAACATTGAAGCGTCTTTCCACTGCTCTACTTTTTCTAGTAGGCGTTCAACTGCATCACGAAGTGACCATAGCTCATCAAAATAAGCTTTGTGCAGTTCTCCACCTGACAAGATCCAGTCTTCTTCGCGGCGGCGTAGATATTCATTGTACTTCTGCTTGAAGCTTAGGGTGTCAGCCATCCTCTCAATCTTGTTGTGCAGACGCTCTATCTCGTTGTGCTTTGACTCGCAGTTAGAAGTGAGGTTGTCTACCTTTTGCTGCAGTTCTTTATTCTCAGCGGTAAGCAGGTCTATGGTATCCTTGTGCTGAAATATAATGGAGTTTTTATTACTCCACATGAGTTCTTCATTAGCCTTTACAAGGTCTAAGATCTCAGCCTCTTTCTCAGCCAGCAGCTTGTCTACATCCGCCGCTAGGTATGCTCTTCCTCCGGTCTTTACACGGAGATCGTACTCATCATAATCATTCCAAGGATTACTTGTTGCCCTTAACTGTGAAACAATATCATACCGATTAAGCGTTGTCATATTTTATCTCCTTTACTTGGTTGCGGAATACAGCGGTAAGAAACACTTACCTCTCGATAGCAAGTATATTGAGTATCACATGATCCACACCAAACAGTAGTGTCACCCTCTAAACAAGGACCGAAGTCTATCTCCCAAGCATCCCGCTCTACGTGTCCACAAGAAGGACACGTTGGGTCAGGTACGGGGGCAAAATTATACCACTTGACCGCATCACTCATTTGTACCTTTTAAACTTATGCCACCCTGTGCTTGATACTACTCTAGTCTGCTCTTCCTTAAGCCCACACTTAACACATTCTTCGTAATAAACTACCCAATCCCTACACCATTGCCCTGATCCGTATTCAACGATCCATTCTTTTGTTGGCACGATGGTGTGTTTAACACAACCGAACCCTAACAGCCTCTTAATTTTTTGATATGGATTCATTTTACTTCCCTTGTGCTGAAGGAAACGTCAATACACATAGTTACGGTATATTCTTTATCACAGCCTGAGCAGTGAGATACCCACTCATCGCCATCTTTTTTATTGTCCCTTAAACCGTCCCACCAATCCTGATCTACAGTACCACAATAAGGACACACAGGGTAATCAGTCCAATCTGTGTCAATCAAGGCTGTCCTCTCCTGTCTTAAGCCTAGTTATCTCTGCCTCGTACCACTTAATCTGTTCACGGTGTTCTTTTTCGTAGTACTCATTAACCTCAGACTCCACTGCCCAAATTTCAGTGAACGGAATGGAGATACGACCTCCTGTAAGGCGGTCCAGTAGTCTAGCAGCATAGTCCTCAAGTTCAATGTACTGGCGTACCAACTCTGCGTTACTCGCTTTAAGATCAGCTAGCTCTTTATACACCTCAATGGTGCGAGTCATGTGCAGTGAGCCTACTGTCTGCGCTGACTTCAGCGCAACCTGAGTTTCACGAAGTGAAATACGAAGCCCACGGATGCGCTTCTCTCTGCGTTCCATCTTCTTGTCGCTCTCGTCTAGAAGTCTCTCTAGGTTGGCTATGTACTCTTCATTGCTAGCAGCTAGGTCTAGAGGCCCAATGTACTGTTGGTCTTTGTCGTTCATTTTTCGTACCGTTGTCTGTAATAGATTAATGACCTTTCAAGGTCAGCTACTTTATTATGTGCCTTGCTAGCTTCCTTTGCCGCTAAATCATATTGATACTTCCACATAAAAAGCTCAATGTCCCTCTTAGCAATTACCTCCCTAAGTTCATTGGTTTCTTCAACACGTTGTCTAATAGCCTCTTGCACAACCTCATCATGGTAAGAAGTAGGTACGGTAGCCGCTAACTCAGCGGCGTATTCCTCTTCTCTCTCTTTCCAGCAGCGAGCTACTTCTGAAGCTTCGTAGTATGTCTTCTTACGGTTAGAGTCACGATACTCCAAAGTATTCAAGGTGTACTTACGTAACCTAATGCCTATACTGCGTTTGGTTGGTGTGCCGCTCATGGCTGACCATCTCCAAAGCCACCATCCTGCCCAACCGTAATTAGACCGCCTATAACAATTAGAAGCAAAAACCAAGGCAGACTTATCATCGGTCACCGTCCTCTGGCCAAGAGTCTAGGCGAGCTATGTCATCCTGTAAGTCTTCTATTGTAGCTGTGACATACTGTACAATTTCCTGCATCATCTCCAGTGGCTTATCTGGAGACACTTGGACTGTAGGGTGCAACGTAGTTGCAAGTCCCACTGCCATACGCAGTTGTTCTAACTCAGCAGCATGCTGCTTCTTAATAACCTTTAGGTCATGCTTCAGCATGTCAATCGTGTAAGCACTGTTGTCACAGTAGCAATACTCCTCTTGAGAAGAGTTCCACCAACTGCATCTTCCATCGTGTGCAGAGTGGCTGCAGTCAAGACAAGGTACAGCAGTTACGGATTGTTCCATTTTACCAAGTCCTCTGTAATAACGTATAGTGCTCCGCAGATTACAACAGACAGAGCAATACAACCAAACCCAAGCCAGAACCAATTCCATAGAGTCATCGTCCAAACCTCCCAGCAATTAAAGTGAAAATAATAGTAATGGCAGAAAAGAAGCCAATGGCTTGTAGCCACGGGTGTTCCTGTTTAGGAAGGTAATCAGCAGAACATGCAGTAACCCACACGATTGTAAGAAGAGTGCAACATGCTATAGTTACAACAACGGCTAGAGACTCAAACTCCATTTTGCCATCAATCACCACACACCTCTAACTCATGTACGATACCGCCCTCACAGTTAGCTTCAAACTTGAAAAAATCAATGACACGATCAAGCTTCTTGTGTAGCCTATTAATTTCATCGTCCTTAGCTTGGATAGCAGCAGGTGCCTCGTTGAGACACGTTACCTCTAGAATACTGCAGACTGTGTCTGCAGCCTCAACCATCCGCTCTTCCCAAGCAATATATCGCTCAAGCTCATCCAGCAGTTCATCTTTAGTCATTCTACAAGTTTCTTTATTTGTCATGTCAACCTCAATTTAAAAATTTAGATGGTCGCCACCAGATTGGGTCGTAGTAGATATACATATTACACTCAGGGTAATAATAGTTCAAGTTACCAACCCGCTTAAGCTGAACGATACAGTTGGGATCAGTTACCATACAATCAAAGACGACTCCGTCGTCTGGTTTACGGTCTGTCCACTTGATCCACTTCGTGCTCTTTTCCATATCAGTCCTCTTCAAAGGTGTTACACATCTCTCCCCAACCGGGAGATGTATGTGCTCCACCATAGAGTTCAAGCTGTGCTTCAATGGCTCCTACCTCTGCAGGAAACTCTGCCTTAAACGCAGCAGCTATAATAGGACGATGGATGCACATATAGTTATTTCTTTTGTCATTGAACATCATCCACTTGCAAGTGGCACAGCTTTTACTCATCGTAGTCATCTCCATCGTCAGGCACAGCAAGCTTACCATATTCAATCGATTTGCGGATCTGGAATGCACCCTCTGCAATAGAGTCGTGAACAACATCAGCAGCATACTTTAGTCCATCTGCTAGACTAGACATGCCCCAAATGAACCCTACGGCAAGTACCAGACAACTCCATGTGTCCATATTATTCTCCACTGCGGAACTTTAGTTCCGCCTCCGCGTCAGCCAGCGTAGCTGGCCGCGACCCGCCTTCAGGGAGGGCTACAATGAACCCAACCCCTGAATCATCAAGGCCCAGCATTGGGCCTGTGCTATTTTTAATAGCGTCTTTCAGACGCGCATTCTGTGCAAACTTGAGGAATGCGAAACTGTAGTGACCTTCTTTCTTACTCATCGGTCTTATCCTTCTTTGGAAGAAGCATATCGCAGCACTCCTGTGCTGCGGCATATCCCCTAAGATAAAATCTGCACTCAACAGTAGGCATCAGTTCTAGCTCGCTCGTTGGGGCCACAGGAAGCCCACAGAGGGCATCCATGCCACCTAGGAGGAACATTGCCTCCTTGGACAGGCCACAATGCAAAAGTCCCTTGATCGCGTCTGCAGTGGCATTTAATGCGTTCTGCGTCTCTTCCATATACAGCTGTTCCAGAATCTCTTCGTCTGTCATTTTAGTTCCCTTCTCCATATACCTTATTGTACACCTCTTCTCCAAACAGCCAAACCAGAAGCTTCTTCTGTCTTGCTACCAGTTCTTCCTTCTTCTTTGCCCTACGGGCATATGTTGATTTATTATCACAGGGCTTGCATCTACGCCTACCTGTAGACCTGATTGTATACTCATGCCCACATCGTGGGCAACTAGGTTTAACAGGTACTACAGGGTCTTGTCTTACTAAGTGGCCTATCGCCGCCAGAAAATGCTCGTCCTTGTTGATAGCCAGAAGGTGGTCTGTGTTGATGCAGTTCTTGTAGATCCTGCAAGACTTGACGACGAAGTCGTCAGACAGCTTACCGTAGTCCTGCTCCCATGCTACCCTAGTAACAGACCTATACTCCCCGTCTACATAAATTACACCATACCCTTCTCTGTTTGTGTGCTTAACCCACAGGCGGCAACCTGTAATTTCATCCTCTTCAGATCCCTCGATTAAATTAACGTCTACAGGATCGCCACGGTGCCAACGCACTCTAAACATGTCAGTGTCCTTTATTCCATATCCACAGACTGATGTCTGTGTATGCTCCCTCAATGAGGTCTTCGTAGTTCTCACCAGTGTACCGCAGTAGCGGTACGACAGGGTTATAGCTCAAGGGGTCATGGGTGCCTTGCACCAGCATCACCCAAGGGCGACCATACCCGTGTGCCGGTAGAAGCTTGATCTCTACCTTCTCATAGCGTTCCAGTATCCACTGGAGTTGCTGTCGTGTGGTCATTATACCTCGCTTACTGGTTTCATGTCAACCCCATACTTTCCCCAACTGGGGTTACGGTGACAAATATATTCGTCAAGTGCCCGTCTATAGCTTTCCTCTAGGTGGTCTGCATCGTCTGGCAGTAGTACATTAAGCCACCCTACGACGATCTTATTCCCAAGCTCTACGAGCTTGTCTGCTTCTGCCAGCTTCTGGTCAAGTTCCTTGACCTGTTTCTGTAGGAGTACAACTTCGTTGCACTTTACAGTAATGAGTGCTTCCGCAAAGCCCTGCAGGGCTAAGGTCACTTGGTCTTGTACTGGGTTGATAAGAGGTGTGCCTGTATTAGTATACTCCTCCGAAGGAGGAGGGTCAAGGGGCTTGTTCAGTTCCATAGCCCAAAACTTTAGCTGTTCAAAGCAGAAGTACCCAAGCGCCAGTGCTGTGCCAAAGACCAGTACTATAGTGAATGCGTCCATCGTTTACTCATCCGTCCAGTCAGGGTAATGGGGAAGAACATCGTTCAGTGTAATCTCATCTGGCTCATACCCTTCTGATAGCATGGTGTCAAATCGATCCATGCTGACTGCGTCAGAATCCTCCCCATTGCGCCATGCGTCATACACTAGGTCATAGAAGGCTTCACGTTCTCTGTCTCGCATCAGTCTAGTCCTCCAGCCTGACTACGTCAGGCCTCTTACTGCGTGTCCACTTGGTCTTGATCTCAACACCGTCTCTACCTAGGTTAATAAACTCCGTTTCTTTGCTGTACCCTGCAGCCTTGAGTGTATACCCTATAATAGCAAAAGGCAAGCCTATCGTAGTGACCACTAGGAGTACGATGAACTGCCACAGCTTGAACAGCAGTTCACCGAAGGTGAACCATAGGAACGAAGCACCGTCTTCAATACGGTCTAGGTAGTTATTGATACTCTTGTCTATCATTTTATTCCTTCATACCCTCTACTCCTTTTGCTTGACGGAGTCAAGCCCCTTATAAGGCCAACTCCGTTGGCCTACAGTAAGGGGGCGACTCTGTCGCCCTGCTGCATCCCCAAGGTCATCGGCAATCCTTGTTCCACCGCTACACGGTCTAGTGCATCAGGGTACTACTGGGCCTCTCTAGTATCTGGCTACAGCAGGGCGACAAAGTCGCCCCTAGTTTCACTCGTTGATCGTCTCCGCAACTAGATGCCTGATGCAGTCGTATTCATGCCACGTCAGGACAAGCGGGTATACACCAGTCTCGACTCCGAATACCTTAATCTCCTGTGCGTACACGTCGTCAATCTTTGCGTACAAAGTACGCAGTTCATCTTGTGTCATTCTACTATTCCTCTCCCTGTCCTGTCAAGAGTTTATTCATCCTGTCCCACAGGTCAGTGATGGCGGCATCAATCACCTTCATCGTCTTCTTACTGTAGTTGGGATCGTTCCGTAGCTTCCTCTGCAGCATCTCTAGATCCTTTAACCGCCTGTAGGCGGATGCGTAGGTCTTGGAGGGCAACATCTGCTCTAGCTTAGGCATTATACTCCTTTAGGTTTGACGGGGTCAAGCTTTTAGTGGGCCTGCCTTCGAGTCGAACGATGTTCATCCCTATAGGAATCGAACCTATCTCCACTACCGGGGTAGTTTGGCATCCAGCCTACAGGCCCATAATTCTGTCAAGCTACTTATTGATTATATAGATCCTGTTATTGTCAACACGGCTGAAAGCCGTTTGATATTTACAAGTTGACAAGCTGTACAAAAATATACCGTTAGCAGACATCCTGCCATCAGGTCTGATCTCCATGTATACCTTTTAGTTCTTCAGTTCTTCCTCAGGAATGGCTTTCAGCCATTCTAGCAGTTCAAGTCCTGCCATGTTAATCCTCTTCCTCTACGTACCCGTATACGCACTCTTCGTATTCCCGCTTAGACCAGAAGTGTGGAGGATGAGGGTCTTCTCTATAACCTTCACATTCTCCAGACGTGCAGTCTCCGTTACTGTAGTATCCACCATCCCGCCCCACAGGGGCTTTGTTCATACCGCACTTCGTGCATTTGACGGGTTTCCAGCATTTGTCTGTACAGTGTTGATACGCCATTCACCCCTCCTGAGGGGCGACCTAGTCGCCCATCCACAAAGTGCCGTAGTCATAAGTATGTGCAGCGTATGACCCGTCTCCCACAAGCTCGTCACAGGCGCATTACCTCGTACAACACCCGACGCAGATGGGCGACTACGTCGCCCCTTCGATTTACAGAGTGTACCAGAATTGCTTGACTCTGTCAAGCTATTTCTCAATCAAGTAAATGGTAGGCTCTGCTCCAGCAGGGGCATAGTAGTGGGCGGTAGTCAGCGGCTTAATCTCCACCCTCCCCCTATACCCTGTAAGCTCAAGCATTACCGTAGCTTCCTTCAGCTTCTCGTTAGACATGGCTGAAAGCCATTCCAGCAGTTCAAGGCCTGTCACAGCTTGCTCTTCCTTACGACATCCCCCGTCAGGGAGGCCAGATACTGGATCTGGTCAAGCTCACCGTCAATCTTGTTGAGCGTGTAGGTCAGGCTTTCCTTGCGGGAAGGACTGTCAGGGTAGGTGCTGTGGTAATGGATAAGCCGCTCAATGTAGCGGTTGATCTCATCCTTACAGGTGTCAAGATCCTCGTACAGGTCTTTGAGTCGCCTAGTGTCTTCCGGTGATAGCATCTTCGTTTCCTCCACTGTCAACAGTGTATCAGGTTTGCTTGACTCTGTCAAGCTTATATTAGTCGAACCAGACCCCTTTGGGGTCAAAGTGGATGGGCCAGCATTCAGCCTGTCTCACCTCTGCGTTGGGGAAAAATTCCTCCACTCGATCCGCACTGTTATTATCGCAGATAGCCTTGAGCTTGTCAAGTGCTTCCTGCTCCGTAGCGTAGGTATACCTTCCCTGACAATCTTCCGCCAGAGTGCGGAACGGGTCATCCTTACCCCACTTGGTGATGACGTATCGGTAGACTGAGTTGTTCATGATGGTAGTATACTCCTCTTGCTTGACTCTGTCAAGCTACATGTAGGGGTCTAGCTTACTATCGTCACACGCATCCATGCTGTGGAGGTCAAAGGCAAAGCTGACTTTGTCAGCAATGTCTTCTGCCAGACTAGCCAGCCGCTCTAGCGGCTTGACATCCTCGTACTTGACAAGTGTACCATACTTGGCCTTGCGAAGTACAGTCTTTCCTTTCACCGTGACTAGGTTATATCTGGTTACGTTCATACGTCCTCAGTATAGCAGAACTTCGTTCTGCTGTCTAGTACCAAGGATCTTGAAAGTCCGTCCCTAGGACGGCATTGATCTTCTCTGTTGCCCTACGCAGGGCGTCTCTGGTAGAATGATGGGCGTCAAAGTGACGCCCGTACCATGTAGACCCCTCAATGGCGTCACACAGCACTTCCCGCCGCAAGGCGGTAATCTCAATGGTATGGTTGCCCTTGAGCCAGTTGGCGACCTCCAGACAGGCCACATCTACCTCGTCCTGCAGCTTTTTAAATTCAGGGGAGAGCATACCAGCGTACTCACCTTCCCAAAGGCACTCAGCAATATTGTCAGGCATGTTCAGCCTGTCCATGATTGAATCTAACTCAACTGTGCCAAGCTTCACCTTATTCATAAGACCCACTCCTTGTGGTCACCCTGATCCATGGTCTTCGTATAACCGGCGTTGTACGCTTTGATCTCAGCAGGGTCAGTAAGCTCCACCCTAGGGGCATTGTAGGTGCCGTTGGGGTACTTGTGGGGAGAGCGTGGACGACGATACCAAGCGTCAGCAGACCCACGGTCATACGGGCTACCGTGCCACTTGGGGTACTCCACCTCAGTCACTTCCTTGGCTTCTTCGATCATAGACGTAGTGTAACCTTTCTGCTTGACTTTGTCAAGCACTAAAATAGGAAACAAACGAAGTGCTAGCTGCGTGGCGCATATTGGCATAGTCTGCAAGGTAATCAGGGAAGATGATTGCTGCAGCCTCTGCAGACATGTCTTTGATAAACTGTGCATAGTCTGCAGCAGACATGCTGTGCTTGATGGGGTTGAGGATGTTATCCTCTTCCCGCTTGCGTCCGATCTCTAGGTCGAAGTTGATCTTCCAGATTGCAAGAATGGCAGTGGCGACAGCGGCGGCGTCTCTTTCGTTCTTCATCATGTAAACAGTATACACACTGCGTGTGTGTCTGTCAACACCTTTCTCAGGCGTTGCGCCTGACTCTTTAAGCACGATGGTTTACGTTTTTGTCAATCCCCTACATGACCTCCGGTCAGCACAGCAAATCCACCCAACCTACGCATGACTTCGTCATGCAGTGCATCCAGTGTTACCCCTGCTTTCCAATAGTCCATGTACATCTGTGGGGTAATGAAGGGGTCATAGTGATGCACCTGTACAAATAAAGTGTAGGCCTCCAGTAGCTCTCTGGCACCCATAGCTCTTACGTCTGCTGTCACTGCGTTCATTATACACCTTCCTGCTTGACGGAGTCAAGCTATTTCTACTACCAACCGGATCGGCGCTCAAGATGGTAGTAGTGGTTGTGAAGCTCGTACTGAGCGGTCTTCGCCTCTGCCCAAGTAGCCTTCTGAGTCACCGTGCCGGTGACCATGTTGACAAGGAAAAACTTGCCGCCCTCTACGTCAACCTGTGCGAAGTTGCTATTGGAGAAGTAGGTCTTGGTCGCGGTTGCATTTCCGTTCTTCATCATGTAAACATAATAGCAGAACTTCGTTCTGCTGTCAACACATTTCTCAGGCGTTGCGCCTGATTCCTGACTGTCTACGATAGCTACACTGCCAGCTTGGACAGCTTAGACCGATTCTTGTGCTGGTACTGCAGGATCTTCTCCATCCAATACTTGGCGTCTTCGACGCCCTCTACCCGCATGTCGTTGAGGAGGTCATACACGTCGTCCAGCCGTTCATGGAAATACAGGCTGTAGTCCTGATCAAACAGGCCACCACCCTCAATCATAGCCTTCAGCACCTTGCGGTTCTCACTGCCGACATCCTTCACCAGAGAGGACAGGTAGAGCACTTGACTGATCTTCATGTATGTAGTGTACCCTTTCCGCTTGACGAAGTCAAGCTTTATTTACAGCAGGGGAAGACCTTGAAGTACCTAAGGTCAGCAGGGGTATCGTCCCAATTGGCCTTAGCGTAGTCAAGACACGCATCTTCTGCAGACTTACCGCTGATCGGCATCCAGCACTCGTTGGGGTCAGTTCCGGTAGCGTACTCTCCCCTACGAGCAGTTCTGGCAACATCCGAACAGGTGTAGTGATGGACATGGTACAGCCCGTTCTGGTGTACTGCCACCTTGAAGGTCTTGCTCTCTGTCTTCATCATGAGAGGATTATACCCTTTCCGCTTGACTTTGTCAAGCACAATCTTTACTTATGCCGCATGCACTTGTCAGTCGTTGTGTAGACGCTTTCCTTCTCTGTCGTCATCATGTCCTCACTATAGCAGAACTTCGTTCTGCTGTCAAGATAATAATGGCCAACTGCGTTGGCCCTAGTATTGGGAATATTCCCGCTGGCATGTAAATGGCCAACGAAGTTGGCCTATTGACTAGCCTCATAAAGGGGCCTAGAAGGCCCTACAATCGACGCTGCATTCTGCACGAGGGGAATGTGGTAGAAATGAAAAGGCCCTCGCAGAGGGCCATTAGTGTTGGTTTTGAGGCATCTCAGGACAGTTCCTCATCTCGTAACTGTACCGCTGCTCCACACTATACAAAATATTTCAGCGTGTTGACAATTTTTGTCACTCCTGATCTATCACTGCCCAACTTCGTTGGGCCTTTGTACCTTTTGTACACAGCCTGTGGTTTTTCTGGACATTGAGTATTGAGTTGCCCCATTTTGGGACATGTGACAATAATTGTCACTACATGTGACACTTTGTGTCACTGCGAAGTAGTACTGATGATGGTCAGTATAAATCAAAAGGCCACCTTGCGGTGGCCAGATGACATGAATGAATTATGACTTTCGAGAACACAGCTACACGCTGTACTATACCTTAACACTGATGTTGCACTGTATATTCCCGAATGGTTAGTTCACTGTAGGGAAGCACTCAATTGCCCCGAATGAATAGTTGCGTGACCAGATGATTGATGTATCGCTTCCACCACCTTGATTGGGTGGGCCTACATTCCATACAGACACTAGAATGTTCCCTGATTCCTCTGTGCATTTCATTGGGATGGGAGCATAGAGTGTTTTACTATTTTTGATGAATGAGACTCTGAGTCTGGATGACATTCTTGGTGTCTGCCATTCAAAGTCCTGTGTGGTTCCTACTAGGTTGTCTGGTCTGGTCACCACAAGGTATGCATACTCGTTTGAGGGATACATTGCATAGATTGGTTCCTTGAGCCTGACGATTGACACAGTATAGTCCTGTGTGATAGGTGTTGGCTCAGTGGGTGATGTGCTGTCACTATTACATCCCGACAGCATCATTGTACACATCACGAGTGCTGCTGTCAATAGCGTTTTCATTTTTGTCTTCTTTCTTTTTTTTGGTGGACGGTGCAGAATCGAACTGCAACAGCCGTATGATCACCGCGATCAGGAGTGGAATCGAACCACTTCATTACAGCCTCTACCAAGCCGCCCATATTATATATAATTTGGTGCAAGGGGCTAGATTTGAACTAGCGTACCCGTGAGGGGGCAGATTTACAGTCTGCTGGTTTTAGCCGCTCACCCACCCTTACATATTAGCTGGAATCATTGGCCAGCCATACTGCCAGCTTTGCCACTAGGGCTTCAACCTCTTTGCGTGTTAGCTGTACCGATAGCGTGTTGGAGTGCTGTGCATACTTCCTTACACCTTCTACACGCTCAGTCACAGCGATCTCAACACATCCATCAAACGTCACGCATCCAAACTGATTTCTGTCCTCTGGCATTATGTGTCCTTTAAACTGGAAGCGGAGGCGGGAATCGAACCCGCGTAGACTGGATTATGAGTCCAGCTTGAGAAGTGCCAGCACTCTCCCCGCTACCCAATCATTATACTACTTAGCCTGAAGCTCGTCAAGCTCATTCTGAACGATACCAATGTACTCATTCAGCTTGCCAATGATCTTCAGTGCTGTTACAATGCTGCTCTCCATATCATTGACAGTGTCCTGATCAATCTCCTCGCCCTGTGCCCTGTGCTTGTAAACATAGACACCCAGCGAGATCTCATTGGTGTGACCATCAGTCAGAGTGAACGTGCAGTCGAATGACTTGTCATCCTTGAACGTGCTGATGACAACAGCATGATCATCATTGGTACTCTGTGTTCCTACAAAATCCCGTGATACTACCGTGTTCTTCTTAATCACTAGCATAATGCTGCCTTAAAGAAACTTCATACCTATTTTATTCCCTTCTGTTGTTACGATTTATGCTTCTCACTACTCAGTTACTGCGTGGACTGTGAGTTGTTGCAGTGCTTAGAGCGGGATACACCAACCTTTCTGTTTGAGTTAGATGTAAGTTGTTGAGTTGCTTCATGTTAAGTGACGGGTGGACTCACCTCCCTTTACTTGATAACAATCCTCAGGTGCTGTACACACCATAGAACAATCTGTGCCAGTTGAAACATTCCAAGAGGTGCCAGAACTACAAGCGAGAGCAGGAAGATAACTACCCTACGCTCATACTCATCTTCTGCTTCTTTAATCATTACGGCTCCCTCCGCTGAAGCTCTGTGCCATAGTCTGCAACGGTAAGCTCACTGTCAGGATGTGTGACACCGTGACAATAGATGAGGCTACCACCATACACACGCTCATCCTGTGTCAGGTACTTGACTTGCTCCACCAATGCTCTCTTGAGCATGGTCACAGGAGCCTTAGCCAGATCCTCTTTGGTCTTGATCAGCTTCGTTCTCATTGGGTCTATTATATCCTTCCTGCTTGACTCTGTCAAGCCTGATTCCTGACTGTCTACGACAGAATGCCGTGCTCAAATCCAAACTTGTTGACGGCAGTGTATGCCTTGAGGCATTCATTGTACTTCCTGCTGGATGACATAGGGTCGCTCGTAAGAGCGTCAACCGTGGCATCATAGATAGCCAGAAGCCTCTGCCACTCCTTGATAGCCGCATCACGCTCATGCAGTGCCTTCTGCGTGTAGGGAGTCTTGGTGATGGTAACGGGCGCGTCTTTCATCTCATTCCCTTTCGTCATCATGAACACAGTATACACACACAGTGAGTATGTGTCAAACTATTTCTTGTTGGTGTCTACATGTACACGCTTAGCTGCACGATGGAGTGTCTTGACTTCTTCTCTGAGAAGTGCTATAATCTTGTCTTTATCGTGGCACAGGCAGTCACAGGGCGTGATTGCACAGATTGTGCGCTCATAGTGCAACTCAAGGAGTCGAGGCGCACAGTAGTCCTCAGTGCAAGTATCGTACAGGTTTAGCATGAGTGCTCCACGAGATACGGGCAGTTCCAGAACTTCTGAGCCTTCTTATAGGCCTGACGCTCACCGTTGGCGGTAATGGTGCCAACCATCACTTCCTTGGGCGTATAGTTTGGGTCAACGTCACACTTGGCAGACTCACCCTCTGCGAGAATGAACACATCGTATTTGATCGGCTCAATCTTCAGTCGCTTTGTCATGTGAGTATCATAGCCTTTCTGCTTGACGTTGTCAAGCTCTTTGTTGCTAGTCCATCACAAACTTATGATGATCCTCAGGGCAACCACACTCAGCCCCTGTAACGCGGCTATAGCAGTCCTCGACAGCACCATGAAGGCAACTGCTTTCCTCTAGGCTGCACACAAGGCACAGAGGCAACGTGCAACACGGCTCGCACAGGATGCCACCACAGTTATCACAGCCTGAGTTGTCCTCGATCATCATATCACACTGATCGCACTGCTTCATTATAAGCCTTTCCGCTTGACGTTGTCAAGCACTATAATGCAGAGTGAACTACTTGCCAATGCGGCGAAGTAGCTCAGTCTGCAGTGCAGCGTGGAACGCTTCCTGCTCCGCAAAGGAAGCAACAACAGGCTTCAGCTTGCGGTCAAGGTCAGCCAGTACAGCATACACAAGCTTATCAGTCTTGTGCTGCTCAACGATGCGCTTGGTGGCCATTGCACAGTTCTCAATGAGATAGACCGGCATGCCCTTGGTGATGTTGTCAACCACAGACTTCACTTTGTCGTTCATCATGTGAGTATTATACCTTTCTGGTTAGTGGTTGTCAAGCAGAAACTGAAGCCCACGAGACAGCGATGTTGGTGTTGTCATTGATAGCACACACGAGTCGCCACGCAGCTTTCTCGTCAACGCAGGGGATGTTGATGCTGCTACCATACCCATCGTCAATCACAACGTCAAACACAAAGCTACCGTCAGTCAGCATGGCACACAGCACATAAGCGTTGGTCTGTTTGATCTCTTCCATGTGAGTATCTTAACCTTTCTGCTTGATGTTGTCAAGCACTTTGTTGTGAGTAGTAAACAGGTAACGGTAGACACGATGTCGATTCCGTTATAAGCCACCTGACAGTAACCGCTACTTTTGTCCTGTGAGTGTCAGCGCACAGCTTTATATGTAGCACTGGGGTAAAGCCCAGCTATGATATCTACCATTACCCGTTTAATACCCTCTACCAAGTAAACGACAGAGGCTCATACTTCTTCTTGATGAACTTACCAATTCTAGCGTGTGCCTTCTTGATTGCCGCTTCACGAGCGGCTTCAAACTCTGCTTTGGCTGTCTCGTCTTTCAGCCCAGTTCGCTTGAACTTGAAGTAGGCCTTGCTGATCTCATCCCGCATTTTATGCCTACGGTCAACCACAAAGTCCATAACCTCCGCGCCAATCTCTTCCTCAGTCATCATGGACACAGTATAACCTTTCTGCTTGACTGTGTCAAGCACTTTGTTAGTCCTCGTCAAGCATCTGACGTGCTTCCTTCTCCCACTGGGGCCAGAAACCATTCTGAAGAAGCTCAGTGATGATCTCAGGCGTAAACTCTCGCTTCTTGAGGCTCTTGAGTGCAAAGGCAACAATGGCTTCATTATACATCGCCTCGTTCTGCTCGTCAACAGCACCCATATACGCGGCGCGAGCATTGGCAAGCTTTGCTTCTGCACGGTTGAGTGCTTCACGCGCATCAGCAACTCTACGATTAGCCATAATCTTAGCGGTGTATGCACTGTTACCAGATTCGACCAGATCGTTGTAGTTCTTAGGTGCCTTCATTGTTTTCCCTCGCCTTTCTTTATCGTGAGAGTATCATAGCACACTGTGTGTGCCTGTGTCAAGAAAACATTTTGCCTTTGACAGTCTCGATCTTGGATACAAGCTCAACGTCAAGCTCTTCCTCAAGATAGGCCAGCCTCAGGTCATGGCTCAGACCATCCAGAACGAACGCCTCGATACGATCAGGTGTAAACTCAAACCCATCCTCGATCCAGCAATCAGCTACCTCTACCTCGACGGTGAACTTTACTCGCATTCTATCCTTTCTAAAACGGTTGGTTGAGGCGGTTTAAAGTCGTTCTCACTCTCTATTGGCAATGTCTACATGCATGGCTCGCAAGCCGAATGTACCATGCCCTCATAGTGGCACCAAGCCCGAATTCGCTCCGCATCGTCGGGCCGCGTGTTACCCTCAACCAACCATACCGTAATACTAGCAGATCTTGTTGCTGTTGTCAACTACCAACTTGAGTGATACTCAAAATCGCAGTACTTATACGCCAGATCGTCAAGGTAAGGCGTGAGCATGCTGATGGTATCCTTGAGGTCACGCACATACCATTCGTCAACTGCAGTGCTACCGAAGAAGAATCCAGCAATAGGGGGCAACAGGGCAGAGGCCTGACTCAAATCGGCCACCACAACGCCACAAAGGGCCACTAGGGAGCGCAACTGATTCTTAGTGACGTAGTACGTCCCACAGTCGTCAACGCCCTTCTGGACGTTATTTACGAACCACAGGTGGACTGCGTTAGCCTTGCGCCAATACGCTGCTTCAAAGACAACAGCATTGACGTGTTCAACGTGGGCAAACTCAGGGAACATTGCCTTGATAGCATCCGCCTGTTCGTTGCTATTGCTCCACAGGTGACGCTTAGCGGTGAGGAACATGTCAAGTCCCATTTGAATCCTTCCTTTGGCTTAGTAGCCAGTAATCTCGACAGTGAGGTTACGAGTGATAGCCTTGAATGCGATACCCTCGCGAGCCAGACCGGCGATTACAGTGATGAGGTCTTGAATCGAATCGCAGTAGATGATTTCCATGTGTGTTCCTTTCTTTAGCGTGAATGCATGATAGCATACTGCGTATGCTTATGTCAATATTATTCTGGCTCCTCGTCACCGTACAGGATGCGGTACACCTCGTCACAGCAGGGGCCAGTAGCCCAACCAGCACACTCAGGATGCTGGTACTCGCAGGGGAAAAGCTCAGTATCCCCGCTATTCAGCTTGTCAAGGTACTCCACAAGCTTTTCCTTATTTACAAGAGGAAGCAGTCTGCTCTGTTCTGATGTCATCATGTCTTTCCTTTCCAATGCAGTATACTACTCGATACGGTCAAGTGTCAAGCGGAAAAACCTGTCATCACTGCTAACTGAGTCAAACGGGATGAAGTAGGATTCACCCGTGTTTCTTCCCTCTCCGGTAAACGCCTTGAGGTCATAGTCCACGCCAACGATATTGATGTACTCCCCCGTGTTGTCAGAGTAGACATCGGCAAACTCGATCAGTCGGATAAGCTCACTCTCATTCATAGGAATCATTGTACACCTTTCCGCTTGACGTTTGTCAAGCTATTTCTTATTGATGGAAGTGACGCTTCTTCCCTCGTTGGCAAGTTGCCCAGCGAAGTAGCCATTCATGTACGAAAGGCGCGTGTACCCAACGTCATCGTGCTTATACGATTCGTCAATTCGGGCACCACTGATACCATCAAACGCCCCTCGCAAAAATGCAGCACCCTCAATGTTGCCACTATCCGCCATGTTGTGCGCTGCAGCTTCCACTGCCTCCGCACACTCAACCTCAGTCATCTGCTTGTCTGTGTCGATCAGCATTTGCTTTCCTCCCTCTAACGTGAATAGATCATATCACTTACCACTGAGATTGTCAAGCCTTAACTGCATAAATTCTACCTTTGCTTTGTAATACTCGTTCTCTGCAGTGAGTTGACTGTTATCCTGCGACAGGTACACCACCGCTGCAATCAGTTCTTCTCTAGTGACATCTTCCCAGTTGATCGTGTCGTTCATTATACCTTTCGTAATATACGTTGTCAAGCTTTTCCTCTCAGGGCGGGGGCTGTCGAGTCAGCCCCCTTTCCCTTTGAGCCTGTCCTTACTCTATCCGACTAGAGCAGGACTTCAATGTTTGCCTCAGGCACCCAGTGCGTGTTTCCAGCAGAGTCCTTGATACCGTAGCGGTAAACCGTTCCAGCGAAGCGGCTGGACTTGAAGTTATCCACGCCCTTCCAGAAGATCGTTCCCTGCGTTCCGATAGGAACCTTGCGTCCCTTGACCACTACGACTTCCTTGCCAACCTCAGGAGTCTTCTCCCGCTCGATAGCTTCACGCTCCCACTTAGCCTCTTGGATTGCAGCCTTGTACGCTTCGTACTCAGTCTTGACCTCAGGGGTAGCGTCAACAACAACCGTGCGTCCGTTGCGCGGCTCATAGTCAGAGTAAGCATAGATGCTTACGACCTTGCCATTCTCCCACACGTTAGCGTAGTAGGTGGTGATGTCCATGCTCATGTCCCACATGTTGCTGATGAAGAGTGTCGTTCCGACGTGCGTCTCAGTTCCATCGCTGTGCTTGATCATTTGTTTTCCTTTCTTCCTCTAACGTGAACACAGTATAGCAGGGAGGCTACCAAACGTCAAGAACTTTCTTTACCAACTGAACTGAGCGGCAGTAGCGTAGTCTCCGCTAGCAATGGCCTCTCGATACTTCCTGTTATTATCGCGTTCCCTCACATTAAAGTCAAGAACTTTCTGGTTGAGTGCATGGAACGCCTTGACTGCAGCGGCACGTCCCTTAAACACCTTGACAGTACCAGCACCAACCTTGATGGTGCGCTTGCGATCATAGATCGCGTTGACTCCCTGTACAGTGCTACGCACAGTTGAGACATCGTACTCAGTACCAACGATGTACACTCCGGTGTGATGATGGAGGATGAGTGCCCTGTTGCCGCTGTTGCAGCACCCATGCCACTCAGCACCAAGCACTCCTCTACCCTTACCAAGACGGGGAACCTTGACTTCTTTCTCACTCTTGATCATGGGCGTATTATACCTTTCTGGTTGACTTCTGTCAATCCTTTTTTACATGGATGGGGTGGTTCCAGTTATCAATAGCATCCCATCCCCGCATAACCATGTCATCCTCTACAACACCAGCGTCAGCGTTCTTAAGTTCATCGGTGGTAAACACCGTGACTGCCATACCAGCATCTCGCATTTCCTTAATTGCATCTGCCCATGACTGCTTGAATTCTCTCATATTGTTATTATACCTTTTTTAGACACTCAATGTCAACATCAATGTTGGGTTCGTACACCTGCATATTGCGGTCACTTGCTTCACGGTCGATAATGTCCAACAGGTCATCAAGCACATTCTCGATATACTCTTCAGTAGCCCCGTGGAGGGCCAGAATGGCCCCTACACGCTCCGCAATCTTCTCACGCGCAATTGCACCGGCATCACCGCAGGAAGAGCAGTACAGGTCACCACACATGCAAGGGCCGATCATCGCTTGAGCCTCATCGCGGCATACTTGAGCGAATCTTTAGCGGCATCAATGCAGAACTTATATGAAGGAATCCCTTCTCCAATGTACTCGCCAAGAGGCTCCTCGCCGGTAATGGCACAATCCAGCCAGTAAAGTGCCCAACCAATGAAGTAACCGTCAAGTTCAGACTGCATTACCTCACCAATGTCTTGGAAGTCTTCACCTTCTTCCCACGAGTAACAAAAGTTCCAATCGCCATCCTCATCACAAGAATAAATGGTGATTTCTCGCCTTCCATTTTCCCTCTTGATGGACGTGGCATACGCTGTCACATGCCACTGACGCTCACAGTCATTCTCACCACAGCAGTAAGCATGCCAGTCACCCACCTCTTCAGCAAGGTAGTTGAAATCACCTGAAGGGCAACAATCAAAGACATCCTCAAGCGTAATACGCAGGGGCTTGGATGCAAGCTCACTCTGAACCTTATAAATCTTGTCAGTTAGACGCTTGACCTGTGTCTTCTGGTTTGAAGTAAGCATTTACTTTTCTCCCTTCATCGTGAAGCAAGTATACACAGTTAGCTGCAGCAAGTCAAGTTAAATGTCGTCGTCCTCTTCTTCCTCTTCCGCGTCAAAATCCCTTCCACCAAGTCTAGCCTCGTCAATGTTGCTCCACACAGAGATCTTGCGGATGGGGTCACGGGCGAAAAGCTCAGCCTCACGTTCCGCTCCCATGTAGTAGAGGAATCGTTCCTGCTCCTTGGTGTCCTTGCCGAAGAACACGAGCACTCCCTCGTAAGAGATAGCAAGAGCATCATTCGGAACCATGAAGCCATGGAGACTCTTGCCGGTAATAACTTCAAAGTCATCAGCAGTCACACCACCAAGAATGGAGCTAAGGTACGCAAGGTTGTCTTCAGTAAGCTTATCTTTGATATTCATTTGTTCCCTTTCTCTCTAACGTGAGCACATAGTAGCACACGCAGTGTGCTGCTGTCAATGTAAAACTAGAGATACCCAAGTGAAGCGTAGTTAACGGGGCGAGGGGCAACTAGTGCTTCCTTGTGCCCATCACACTCAGAGGTAAACTCCACACCGTGGTCATCGTCAAGGAAATAGACGTGGTTGCACTTGTCACACATACCAAACCCGTCAAGCATGTCGTTCTCAGCCTCTTCCAGCATAACAATCTGCCGGTTAAGCTCATACTCCAGCCGAAACAACTGATCCTCAACGTACAGCTTGTAGTCTTCCACTGCCTTCTTGTTGCGCCTGTAAGACTCTGTCGCTTCACTCTCAACACAGGCAAGAACTTCGTTAACGAACTTCTGTCTCGTTGTCATGGGAGTATTATGCCTTTCTGCTTGACGATTGTCAAGCTGTTTGTTAGACCTCAGTAAACCCATAGGAAGCGACTGTCCAGATCTTGCCGCCAGCTTCCATGATATCACCAACGCACGTCGAGCGAAGACCAATGGACTGCCCGTTAGACCTTGTCCTAGTGGCGTTACCCTTGACTTCAACACGGGTACTAGGCTCAATGCTCCAATCAGTGTCAACGTTGTTAGTCCAACGGAAAGCAAACTCAAGTGCCTGTTCTACGGTAAACTCAGCAGGAGCAATAACGTCAGCAACATGCACTGGCATGTCTTCCCAAGCGGTGTGAATCACTTTAACTCGCATTCGTTTTCCTTTCTCTTGACTACTTGAACAGTATACACACCACACAGTAGGTTGTCAATAAAAAGTTTGGTGGGCCTTACAGGACTCGAACCTGTAACCTGCCGGTTATGAGCCGGTAGCTCTCACCAATTGAGCTAAAGGCCCATTGGTCGAGGGTAGAGGGAAGAGAATGCTTCACAGCATGCTTTGTCTTAAAGACCTATCCCCACTATCTGCCTCGATACTATTGCCGTGCAAGCAAATCCACGGCACGGGGCATGCGACCTTTCGCCTCTGGTTGCCCTTTCGCTACCCTTTCCTCTGTTATGCTCCACCACTCATATTGAGCGACTTCAACGCATACAGACTAGGTAACTCCACTCTGCAGCCTCACACAGCTACCATTCGCACGGCAGTTCCTGCATAGCTAACTGCAGCATCAGGTGTATCTTACTCCAGTCACTTGACTTTGTCAAGCTTTACTTTAGAAGCTGTAATCGTAGTACTCATCTCGATACCCGATTGCGAGGTTACCGCCTCCGGTGGCAGTCTCGCCCTGCTTCACCCAGCGACCATTCTTACGAAGAGTATACACCTCTTCAGGGTTGCTGTCAACAGGAGAGTACTCGTAATGCTGGCCACTGTCGGTCATCCCGTTCTTGTCCACACGGGTAGCCTTGTCCTGCTTGATCCCGATCTTCTTGGGAGTGTACACCTTGACAATCGTGGCGGCATGCCGGTCAGACCAGCACAGGATGGTGGCACCCATTCCAACCTCAGGAACCGGAGCCTTGCTGTAGTCAGAGTTACCGTTGATCAGGTTAATCATGCTTCCGTATCGCATCGCTGTCTCCTTAATAGACATACTACAGGTACGATAGTCTGATGTCAAGTTAATTATTACGAATGACATTCTTCCTCATACAACTGCCTGACCTTTGCTGCAACCTTCTTCTTCCTAATCTTGTCCTCTACTTCTGCTTCCAGCAGTCTCTGCTCTTCTGCCAGTTTAACACGCGCCTTCCACTCCTGTCCACTCTTAATTTCGAGCGGGTCAGTCTTGGTGCCAGAAATCTTACCCATCTGACCAGAATAGAGGTACTGCTTATTCCCTTGCGTAGACCAGCACACAAAACAAGTCATCATACGCTTGTTGACCTGTCTTTCACGGTGCTTTAGGTCAACTATATAAGTGGCATCTCTGCCACAAAGCTCACATGTATACATTGTCTCCTTTTACTTCAAGCAGTGTATCACACTTCGTTCAAGTTAGCAAGCACAAAATTGGGGTCGTTAGTCTCATGCACCCACCGCATGTCGTTGTCACTGCCGTCAGGCGACACGCAGAACCAAGGGCCACACTCATTGCTGAATCGCACAGAATCAAACACTGCGATTACATGCCAAGTAGTCTTGTCCCACTGAGGAAGCTTTTGCCCAAGCTCACGCACCCTGTTCTTAGCTTTAGCCGTCTTTGCCGTCAGGTTCACTGTTTTCTTCATAGAAGAATAATACTACAGTGGGAACGAAAAGTCAACAGCTATCTTACCCGTTGAGCCGCATCCATTCATCACTGCGAGCCGTATCAAATGCCTCATCTACAGCGTCCATGTGGCTGTCCAGCCACGCAAGCTCACTGTCAGTGAGGTCTACAGTCCTGTAGGTTTCTACGACGCCAGTGTCAACGGCGCAGTGATAGGTGGCGGATTCCTTGCCGACGTACACCATTGCAGGAGTGTCAGGGTCTTCCGTATCAAGCTCAAGTGTAACTCTGCCATACTTCAGAACGGTAAGCATATTGTTCCTTTCTTGAGGTGCAGCATAGCACACAGGAAGTGTGCCGTCAACTAGTAAGCAAGGCTTTCTACGATGTCAGTGCCTTTGCCGGTAAGCTTGACATAAGTCAAGCCATCATTCGGCTCCCAAATGAACGAGACAAACCCGTTGGTCTTACAGGTGTGAATGATGGACTCGCTATAGAACGCTCGAAACAGGGCATTGTAGGGCAGTACTCCGTTGAACCGTGCAAGGAACTGAAGCACTTCGCTGATGCTGCTCGACACCGTAGGAGTCTTCATGCTGTCCTTTCTATTCGACTGACTGAAGTTCGTCTACTGCGTTATTGATTAGCTCAACTGCCTCTTCCCAAGCCGACTGAAACAACTCATCCTTCTCTGTGTCCGACTTGGTACTCGTAGAGTATAACACCTCAAGCAGTGCGCTGTCAAGCGCATCGTGTGCCTGTTCCAGATAGTCTGCAGCGTTCGACAGATAGTCAAGTGCTTCCTCCGAAGCACTGCCTCGCTGGCCTGACTGCAGCCCCTCAGGCATGTTGTTATAGTAATCATCCTCTTCATCACGAAGAGCCTCTACCTCGTTCTGATAGTCCAGCAGACGGGCAACGTCGTTTGCAGTAACCACTGGCGCTGACTGGTTGCCTCTGATGTGCAGCGTCTTCTCTAGGTGCAGCGCAATCTCAGAGATCTGTTTGCGTCGTGTGTTGTTCATGAGTAGAGTATACACCTTTCTTTGACTATGTCAAGAGAATTCTGCGATGACTCGTTCGATAGCTTTGTCTAAGTTCCTCTGAGTATCCTGTGGCAGTTCATCCTGTAGCTCATACACATAACTATCAATGTCAATTCCAGCCTTACGCAAAGCGGAGCTAAGAGTGGAGTCAGCGGCCTGAGTGTCGTCTGTGTCTACCGCAACTCTAACATAGATGGTGATCATTTGTCAATGCCTTTCTTTACCAGTTGTAGGTAAGTGCTTCTGCATCAGAGGAAGGAGTACAAAACCTGTGCGTACCTCGTGGAGGCTTATTAAACTCATGATGGTCGCACGGGTCAATGCAGTCCTCTAGATTGAAACACTGGTTCGCTGGACGATGGATGTTAATTTCCTTCTCATTGCCGCAGAACTTGCACAGGTTTTTCATCGGTTCCCTTTCTTGAAACATACTACACTATTGGTCAGGTGGTGTCAACAAAAAAGTTAAGGCTGGGGTCAAAACACTGACGCTGGCTTGTCAGGCACAAAGCTGACCTTGACAACGTTAGACACAACAGGGTATACTGCAAGTTTACCGCTGAACGTGTGGTTGTTGGTAATCTCAATGTCGCCTTCTGGCGTAACTTGAACACGCAGTCCAGACGGCGTAACAATGCTACTGTACTTGGTTACTCGCAGTCCAAGGGCTTTCTCTGCACCATACGCGCCTGTGGCGTAAAACGTTGCAACCTCAGGAAATGCAACACCAGAGTATGCTGCAGCCTCAAAGGCTGCAACTGCAGCAGCAGACTCTTCCTTGAACTTATTCTGCCCCTCGTGCTGCAGCACATGATTGTCAATGCACTGCAAAAGGAATGGAGGCAGAGTGTTGGTGCTATTCTTACGAAGCTTGGTGTGCTCACTCCAGCTACACCCTTTAATCTGGCATGTCATGCTGACATGGGTGCCATCAAACTTATGCACAAACTCGTAATCACCCGAAGGGTAAATACGGGAGAAGCCTTTCAATTCGCTCATAGTGATATATTACTCCTCTGACACTGTAGTGTCAAGCCTTTCTTGCAATATCGTGAGAACAACATAGCACACTGCGTGTGCTGCTGTCAATAGAAAATAGTGTCACCAATTACGAAGCTTTTTGACCACTCGTTTCACCCTGTAGTCATAACACCGACTGTGGTAGGTCACAGTCTCTCCACCATTAACACTTCCACCTACCTGTGTCCAGTGCTCATTGGTCTTAATCTCTTTGCCACACTCTTCGCACTTATTTTCCATGGAAGGCACTATACACTACCTCCTACCCAATTGCAAGCTATTCTACCAGCGTGTACAGGTTGTAGATACCGTCAACTGCGTTGCGCCCCTCGTTGGTGATAGCCCCTGCTTTGTTGAGAAGCTTCTTGGCAATGCACTGCTCCTTGGCGGCATCCCAACGCTCACGCGAGATCTTAGTCTCACGCTGGGCGTTCTTGAACCTACACTCCGTTTCACCGGCATAGGATGACTTATACGACCTCGTAGCAACTAAGACGATCTTTTCATCAAGGGAGATCTCAGTCGCCGCAGGGAGCATTTTTGTGAGGTTTTCCTTGCCAACATAAACTGTGCAGCCGAAGTCCTTGCCACAGAAGTAGGAGTGCTCCACCACTACGATGTTATCGGGCAGTGAGGTGACCTTAGCGTTGCCGTCACCGTGACCACTGCCGTTCTGAGGCACAGGTGCTACCTTTTTGGTGTTGAGGTCAACGAACGCATAATAGTCCCTAGAACCACCACTCCAGTACGAAGTAAGATCCATACCAGACGCAGGGAATTCCTTGACCTTGAACTTCTTGCCATTATAGTCAGGGAATGCAGCCTTTGCCACTTCCTTGACTTCCTCTGCGTTAGTCCAGACAGTCATGTGTTCCTCGCTTTCTGTACACAGTGTACACAGTGGCTAGCTACTTGTCAAGCGGAATCTCGTTGAAGTCAATAGCGGAAAGCTGTTCCCTGAACCAAGACCAAGCAGAGCCAAAGTCTCCCCACTTGAAACTCTTGGTATAACTGTACTTGTCAGGGAATACTTCTTCAGGAATATCTGCAGCAGTAAGGCTATCCGCCGCATAAGGACTGACCTTGTCCTCCCAATAAATTACACACAATGAGTCACTGTTGCGGTGCTCATACCACACAAAGTGATGAACGGGGGTAGCCTTGCCACCGGAAAGCTGTCTGGCACTGAGTACAAACCCCTGCTCCCTACAGTTAGTGTACGGGCGAATCTGAAAGTCAATAGACCAATCCTTATCCTCAGGAGGACTGTCGAAGTCTACTTCAGGCAGTTCATTTTCAATGAACGTAAGAAACTTTGCAGCCTGAGAGTTATAGTGAGAGTTACACACATAGATTCGCGACATAGTTTCCTTTCTTACAGCCCGTGGGCTTTCGCCTCATCATACGACATGAAGATGTCTGTGTCAAGGTTTAAATAGGCGTGAGCGTCACCCTCTGTATAGCAGGGTAGCCACATGTAAAGTACTCGCACTCCTGTGCGTGTACGCATCGGGATCTCAGCCCCACCACAACCAACTTCCCAAGTGTGCATCGGGCTACCGACTGTGTCGAGGTGCTTGCACGAAGGAACTGTGTTGTTCGTCATGAGTTAATAGTAGCACTGTGGCTACTCAATGTCAAGCTATTTGTTGATAAGGTGTGAATATGCCAGCATGCTGTTCACGGCTTCTTCAGCGGACAAAGGCCCAAGGGATCTAACCTCTGCAGCAACCTTGTCAGTAAAAGCGTCACCTCGTGCGTTCAAGTTAGCCGCAATGTTACTGAGAGCAGTGGCGTTACCAAACGCCTGTGCTACACGAATAGCTGCAGCAAACATCAGCACATCAAAAGGTTCCATCAGCTTGGCGTCTTCTTCCCGCTGCTTGATTACAGCAAGTTCCTTCTCTGTCTTGAAGTCAGGATGGATAGTACATGCCTTGTCGTTGAACAGCTTCCATCGCTTGCACTTGATACAACTGATGTTTTCCATGTGCGTATCTTACCTTTCTTTCAACCGCTTGTCAAGAAGATTTAGGGACAATCTTCATTCTGCTGAGCAGGATGTGCTGGATAGCATCCTCAGTCATAAACAGACCAAAATCTTTAACCGGCTGAGCAGCATACAGTCCACTGTGGTAACGACCACACTGGTATTCTACTGAACGAGAAGGCATAAGTACAAACCATCCCTCCCTGTCGCCGTCGTCAAGATAGGTGCGGAACACCCTGATGCAATACTCGTAATCGTAATCATCAGGGGCATTGGTGATTACTGCCACATACTCCAACCCGAAAATATTGACGGTATTACTCATATTGCCTCCAGACTGCTACGGTTTCACTGGTGCGCTGGTCAACAAGTCGAGCCTCCGCAAAGAAGGGCTTCGACGTATGGAAGTTGTTAACCCCTCCATCCTCAAACGAGGATAACAGATGCGTCATGTGCTTGTCAAGGTTTTTCTTGGTGGGACGACCGCAATGCTTACTGTCCCAGCAGGAAGGAGTGACGTAGATATCGTTGTACGTTACAAATTCAATGCGGTGCGTCGGAGTGTAGCTGCGTCCCATGTCCCTTGCCTTTCTTTAACGTGAGAGCATCATAGCATAGCGTACTGCCGAATGCAACTGATTTTTTCGACAGGCTGCAGTTTTTTTTCAGCCCAACTGTCGTATCTGCCCTTACACCAGACAGCATACTCCTTCAACCGCTCAATGTCAAGGCTCAATGCATCCGCCCGTTTCCGGTTCAGCCACTGCACTGCAGTCTGAAGACAGGCACCGTCGATAAGTCCTTCAGTGTCAACGAATACACGATTGTTGTCGTCGTCCTTCCAGAAGAACCTTCCAGACTGCTGGTCTTCAAGGATGGTCTTCAACGCCCACTCTCGACGCTCAACCTTGTTGCGCCAACTGGCAGGTGTCACTACTTCGACAACCGCCTCAGGGGTTTTCGGAGTAGACAATAACCGATGCCGGTCATTTCGCAAATTTTTTAGCCTCTCATGCGCGGTAATGAGGCACATGACGAGCACCTTACGCCCCACCTCTAGGGGCGGGTTGCCTGTACCTACGCACACGTCTGCGTATACGCCATACTTGTCAAACGCATGCTTGGCAATCACGCCATTCGGCAACTTTTGAATGTTGCCACAGGCTTGGCATTCTCCAACATGAGTAGCTTTAATTTTGGCCATTAATTTTTCACTTTTTTACGCGCAAATACAGGGACATTTTTGTGTTTAATTATTTGTAAAAAATAAAAACAATTACAAACAATTTATAGGTTTAATTATATTTAATTTTATATGTTTAATTGTTTGTATTTTACTTATTTTATTGTTTACATTTTATGTAATCAATTACCTTACAGTTGCTATTCTTTACCGATCAGGCGATTGATATCGAAAAAGGGAGCAGCAGAGTAAATACTACACACGGACTCGACAAGAATCAAAGCAATCGCTTTTTTGCACTGATTTTTGTAGTCATCGAACTCTTCCTGATTAAAATGCATTCGTGAAAGCTTGTCTAGCTCTTCTTCAATGTGCTGTTCAAATGTGCCCATGCTTACCTCCTTACTTAATAGTAAGACCTACCTTACCTAACGCTTCACGAATAGTAACTGGCTTCCAGTGCATGTCACGCTCGATACCAAGACCAAACCGTCCCACTACAGACTCAAGCTCTGCCAGATAAGTATAGCCCCACTCATCGCAGTCAGCACCAAGTGCTGACACACAGTAGCCAAAGAATTCACCAATCTCCAGATTGGCTTCAGTGACGTAAAGCGTATACCTTCCACACGGGTCAAAGAACTTAAGCCATACGATGGAGTCTTCTCCTAGGTCTTCCTGCGAGTAAGGAGGATAGTTCTTAGCGGCTTTGATAACTTCTTTCGTGATCAGTTTCATGATGTGACTAATATACTCCAACAGAGCAGTGGTGTCAATCGCCTCCAAGAGAATTTTTTATGTAGGAAAGATAAGTGGTGTTAGTCCACACGAAAGGGTGTACACGCCTAGCCCACAGCACAAGAGCATTGGATATGCGTTCTGCCCCTACAGGGTTCAACGAGTGAATTACAAAAAAAGCGTTGTCTTTAACTTTTTCTTTATTTGCTACCAGCCACTTGGCTACGCTATACCCAGTTTCCTCGTCTTGAGCACAAGCGTACAGGTAGTGGTAGTCCTGTAGATCGTGATCAAAAAATAGCACATCAAAGGTCTTGCCTTGTGCTTCTATACACTCCTTGGCCTCTGCTGCGGTCTTAACCCACACGCAATTACCACCCCAGTTAGACCTGAATGAGGTCCACCTAGATTCATCGTCATCTATAAACAGCGCTCGTATACTCAACATACCCCCTTATTAAGCTGTTAATCCAAAATTGTCACGCCTCAACTTGCCACCATCCGTTACGGTGTAATTTATGTCTCTAACCGACACGTTGTGTTCTTTATCTACGTCAATAATAGTAAGCTTTACCACATTAACCGGAAGCTCTTCGATAGCGGATTCAACCAGCTTTTCTAGCTGGTGTTCCCTTGCGTTACGGTAAGCATCCGAAGAAACCAGAGAGGTAAGAAGCCTAAAAAAGAAAGTAGAAACTACTACAAAATTTGACTTATTGTGAACTTTAGACGGTGGAGTTATACCAATAGATACACTTCCCATAAAGTCATGCTCTACCTTTCCAATGAAGTACAGATACTCCGACATGACCCTAAACGTGTTATTGATGCTAGTTTTGCCTTCTCTATCGTACCAATACGTTACGGTTATTTCCATCGTTACTCCTATCTTTTTTGTGCTCAAGTTTATACGCCAGCCATGCTGCTAAATAAAGCACACCCACGGCAGGGAAGGTAGCCACTGTAACAGCTACTGCGATAACATAGACTACTACTCTCATAAGTGAAGTATACCACCTGAAGCAAAAAGTGTCAATAAATAAAAACCCCCAGCCTTAACTGGGGGAATACTACGGTACGGCGTTTAATATGTATTATGACCCAATCATTCTCACTTCAATGGTTGCTGAATCCAACGCATTGAGGTTAGTGATAGAAATGGACGTAATGCTAGTGTCCAGCACAACCGCCTTGCTTCCAAACCGAATCTCGTTTACTTGTACCGCAACACCGGCTCCCGTTGAATTCTCTAGAGATAGAAGAAGCTCTAGATCATCAGTGCCACCTTCGATCTTTGCATCTACAAACAGACCCTTTACGATGGTTATTCCACCTAGTGAAATCACTGCTGTATTGCCGGGGGCAATTGTGGTTGTAGTTACTGTTTCCTGCGTACCAGTAACGGCTTCTACCCAAGCACTGATTACCTTGGGCGTGGCAGTTCTAGTAGCTTTAGTTAGCTCTGTGCTTAGTGAATATGTGACGTTAACTCCCATGTGTATATCCTCCGAAATGTTCTCACCTATACTAAGGTAAAGGTAGTTGTTCTGTTCTATTACCGGCGTTTACTCGCGGCCTAGCCGGTCGCATCCTTACAGGTAACACTTTAGACGTTCCTTGGTAGATCCCTGTGCCAATAAATACTGCGGTTAGCCATTCATAGGAAGTCTCAGGGCTGCAATCATGTCTACCGTCCAAGTCATCGTCTGCTGTAGCGAAGTAGAAGCTGTATGTCCCGTCTGGTTCTTCGTAGTAAATGGGGTCAATTACAGACGAGTCATACGATGTTCCATCCGCGAAGAACTTCTTCTTACTTACTACAGTTTCAGAGTCTGTCCAGTGTACCATGTCATTGGACAGCCGATAGTTAATTTGGTTAAATAGCCCCTTATCCTTAGCTGTTGCCCCATGCATAGAAGACCCTAGCTGGGTCATAATCCACTTATAACCATCGACTTCAGTAATAGGGCTTACCTTACTAAGAGGAAGCTCAGAGATAGCTCCTCTCCAGTATTCTTCATTAAACCATTTGTGGAGGCTAGAGTTTTGCATCTTGTACCACCCCTCCCGCTCAGTCAAAGAATTGCAGCTATACTGCTCAAAAGTGGCTACCTTAATTACTGGGTAGTAATTATATGGCATCTCTACTCTAACGATACCGTTTTTTTGCCCAATAGATGACCAGAACCCGAAAGGAAAGTAGGCATACCTAGTGGGAACTCCCTCTAGGTTTGGCTGCACATCAATCAAAAAGTTGACAGAAGAAATGCCAGAAAACCCATAATACCCATTGTCAAGTGCCTTTTCCTTCTCCGAAGGAGAGTAGTAAAAAGCGGCATACGCAATTGCTGCGTTGGGATGGTTTCTGTACGGACCTGCCAAAGTCCAATTGATTCCATCAAAGCTAGTTGCTAGGTATGTGACAAAGTATGAGAAGGGGTCAGTACAGCTACCAAAAGGAGATGGGCCAGCATGATTACCAGCACAAATGTTGATATCATTAATGGTAGCAGTAAATGCCATGATGTACATGCCATCTACCTTCTGGACATACGGGCTTGCCACCGCTCCTACGTAAGCTGCAGGATGTGCTTTGATATAGCTCTCATCTGACATCCAAGGAAACGTTGACTTATTGATAATCTCTACTGGAGTAGTCCACTTTCCATTTTTACGGTAGGAGTAGTGAATAACGTCAGACACACGGTCCTCTGCCATGATATCGTCCACAGGAGGTAGGTCACGGAAGATCCGGTTGCCCATCGTATACATAACTTCATTCCTTCCAGTAATTACTGGAGAAGGGTCGTTGAGTATAAAAGGGGCGTAATAACTGTTAGTGCAGTTATCAAACGAAGAGTCAATGTTGGAGTCCATTACTCTTCCTGCGTCTGAATTGATAGCTAGAGCACCCGTGCCGTAAACAATACCTAAGGCTAGCACAATGACAGCGACGGTGCTTGCTACCACCTCGTTAAGCATTTTGACCAATCTCTTCATAACTGTAGACTATACACATTTTGTACCCCTTTGTCAACAAAAAAATAGCCACAATTTTCATTGTGGCTATTTTTACTCTGATTGTTCGTTAGGATATCTCTTCTTTATCTAGGTTTTCATGCGCTGCACCACTATAATAGTGGTGGTTCTGTCTGCACGGACAACCCTGTATAGCATGGTTATCCGCTCTCCACTTGCTTTTATACTTGCCCACCGTCACCCCTTCTGGTGAGATGGTGTGGAAATATTCCCCGTTCTGCTGCACCCGATATACCCTCCCGTCTATGCTATTAACATAGGCGTTAGAGTACTCTGGTTCAGTCATTTTGCTTTTCAGTGCCGTACACAGATTCAAAGATACCAGCGTAAGCACCCTTAAAGACATCAACTACAACTGAAAGCTCTTCCTCTGTTAGCGTAGGATCTAGCGCAACCTCGCTGATGACTTCAGCTAGATCAGCAGTGAATGCCTCTAGCACATCAAACAGTTGGCTACCCTCTAGCTCTGCGTCCTCTGCTACCGCCATGGAGAGCAGCGCGGCTGAATGAAGAGTCTCGTAAAGACTGTTCTGCGCTTCTACCATAGGGAAGCCGGGAACAACTGGAGCATTAGGGTCTACCATTGCAGCAATAAGACCGATGGAGATAAGACCTTCGTCTAATAGCTCCTCGTCAAGCTCCATCTCTGAGATGAAGAATGTGCCTTCGCTGAAGGCGACTGCGTACCCTTCAGTGCTCCCTGCTGGAGCAACTAGCATGATACGGTTCTCATTGGACTCTAGCTGTGAGAAGATAGCCTCAATTACATTCTGCTCGGCTCCTGACGAAGCAAAGAACTCAACAAAGTCCTCTTCATCTAGTGCGTCTGCAGCTTCCATGAAGGCTTCTGCGTCCTCTTCTTTTTGCCAACAAGAGGCAAACGGGCTAGCATCCGCAGCTTCATTAATAGCGTCTGCGTCTGCCTGTGCCCAAGGAGCATAAATTACACCTTCATCGATATCTACACGATGATTAGCGTCACGGTAGAATGCCTCTCCCAGTTCGCTCTCTTTCCAAGTGTTAATGACTTCGATAAATTTAGTTTTATTTGTTTTATACATTATGTCTTCCTACCGTTATTTTTGATTCACTATTACCAATGCAACTTACGCATACTAATGCTATCTAGCGTGACTTTTCCGAAGCATCCTTCAATACCTTGCTTATCGTTTCTATGTCGATTGTGGACTTTACCATGTCCCCTAGAGCGAAAGTCAACCTGACGTTCTCCTCACGAATCCTACCCGATTCATGCTTAATGTGGTCGTTCTCCGCTCTGAGATTAGCTATTTCTACCTCTAGCTCTTGGTTTTCTTGTGACTTAAGAGAAATAAGCTTGGATATGTTGTCTATTCTTATAGACTCTGTTTCAGCTTTAACTTGCTTTCTGTTTATCCAATTATTAATCATCCCTGTTATCAAAACAGAAATGGCAACGGTAATAGCTCCAAACATAATGTCTGTGGGAGACATCCATGTGGAGGAGGTGCTGCTTGCGGTTTCTATAGATTCCAGTTTTAGTGCGCTAAACAGAACAACCCCGACACTTATCTGTAACCACAGACTTTTTAGATTTATATTTAGCATAGCGAGTATATACAAAAATAGGCTAGAACTAAGTTCTAGCCTATAGATGCACGATATGCACTACCCTATTTATGAAACACGAGTTAACGGTAGAGAGGGGTCTTCAAGGGCTAAGATCAAACCTTCATCCATAACAACAAACCCTTCCTTCACATCCTCGCCTAGCTGGTACTCCCATGCATTATATGACTCAATAATGGCAATATCCCCTATTGCAGCGGTACATGGAATTAACGTACCGTCGTCTGATCTCCCACCGGGACCTACTTTTTCTACCTTTACCTTTACAAATCGGATAGAATCCTTTGGTTTTGGAATTAGAATTCCAGCTTCAGACACGTCATAAATAGTTTCATCTACTAGTACCTTACCGATAATACAATTATACACAGGAAGCATCTCACCATCTCTAATGATTAGGCAAGCATCCCGCTCATCCAAGAAAATAAGTTCGTAATACCTAACACCTTCAAATGTGATATCTTGCACCAATCCCTTCTCGGAGCCTCTAGGGAATAGAACAATATCCCCCGGTTTTACCATCATAGGCCACAGATTGCCTGTCTTATATCCTCTGTGCCCCTTGCCTGTCCCGATAACTTCTCCCCAAATAAGCATGCGCTTAGTTGCTGTCTCTGGCATGAAAATACTACCATACTTCAGCAGAGCTTCCCGCATGGGCTTAATCATTAACTGATCACCATTAATCTTCATCTGTTTCCTTTAGTACGTCTTCGTAGTCTAGGTTGTTTCCTGTCTCACTACTACCTTTTACTTCCAGCACAGCACCCTTATAGTACTCACCTAAGGTAGCATAATCATCAACTTCTAGTAGTTTAGTTAAGTCCTGATGCGATATTACACGTCGCACAAGTAAAAGCTGTAGCATTGCCACCTGTCGGCATTCTACCTCTTCCAGCTTAAGGATAATTTGATCCTGTGCCTCTTGCTGCAGACGTTTCTTCTTTGAAGTCCACCAAAGCATTTGTTCGCTCCCTGCGTGTATATTTTTGGTTAGTGGTAACAAGCCCAATATGTGCTAGTTTTTTAGCAGCTACTGCAGCAGGTAGCAACGTAAAGCTTACCGGAAGCTCTATGTAGTATCCCCCGTGCTGAAATACCCAGTTCTTGGATGTTCTGTAATAGCCTAGCTCTATTAACGTACTCTCCAGTGCTTTCTCCTGCAAGGAGTTCATCCACTTCAATGGCTTAAATACAAAAATAAAGCCTTTCGTAGTGCGTAGCTGCTCATGGATAGCATCAATATAAAGAGAATATGCTTCCTCTTCTGTAGTTGGGTGTAATGTTCCCACTAGCATTTGTGCTCCCTTAGCAGTTCTGGATTAGACAGTATCAAGTCATACCGTATATTGTTGATTAACTCGGTAAGATCAATACCAGACATCTTGTCCTTGCACTCCTTGTGCAAAGCTACAGGATACCCCTTGTCCTCTAGGATTGAAATGTTATAAATTATGACCTTGTCCCCGTCCTTTATTTCTTCATTGCACCTGTGGCAGGAAAACATGTCATGATTATGTAGCTGCAACTCTTCCATTAAGATAACCTCTACCTATTTATACCATGCAACAAATAGATAGAAATTAGATTCCCTCCATTCACAATTTAACTGTGGCCAAGTAGTCTGCCACAACCTCTTCAATACTACCACCAACACCCCGCATCGTCTTCCTCTTCCCGTCCAGAACCAGATCGATCCTTTCCTGCTTGTCCTGCAGGATAGCGTCAATCTTCTCATCGATACCGTTTACCTGAATCCAGACAGCCGTTACATTGCGAGTCTGACCAATACGATGCGTCCTATCCTCTGCCTGTACTGCGTCACCGGGGGTCCAAGGCCTATCCACAAGCACTACGGTGTCTGCCGCAGTGAGGGTAAGACCAACACCACCAGCCTTAACTGTACCGACGAAAGCCTTAGCCTTGCCACTCTGGAACGCATCCACGAGGTCGCCACGGTCCTTTTGGGGGGTATCGCCGGTCAGCATGACCGTGCTAACGTTTGCAGCCTCCAGTGCCCGTTTAATGCTGTTTGCGGACACTTCAAACTCAGTGAACAGAACAACCTGTCTGCCTTCTTCTACTACCTCAAGCGCAATTTCAACAGCAGTTTCTACCTTAGCGATAGAGCCAGCATGCCTAAGCTGGGTCATCTCAACCAAGGCCTCCCCTCCACTCTGAATAAGACCAGCCCTGAGGCGTTCTCTGTAGCTTGCAACAAGGCTCCTCAGTGCGCTGTTATACGCCTCTTCCGCAGAAGGAGAGAGATCTGCTTTCTGCATAACACGGGTCTTCAGGGGCAGATCGAGGCACTGTGCCTTGGTACGACGAAGGATTACATCCTTGGTCAGGCTATGAAGCTCATCAAGGTTAGCTGCTCCCGTAACGTCCCACCTAGACCACTGGGTTGGACGCGCAGCGCAGTACCGCTTTTCATAGTGCATACGATTCTTAGCCAGTGAGTGCTTGGTAGCTACCAGCAGCGGAAACAGATTAGCTGGGCGACCATTCTTGATAGGGGTTCCGGTCAGCAGCATAACACTAAGGCAGTTATCAGACTTAGCAAGATCGATCATTGCCTTGGTGCGCTTGCTCTTAAGGTTCTGGTAATCATGTGCCTCATCCACGATGAGCACAAAAGGAACCGAAGGGGCCTGAGGGATCTTATTTACATGGTTAGAGTAAATTTCCACCTGATGCCCAACCGCCTTGCAGTTATCAATCCAAACATTCTTATGCAGGGAAGGACGAGCAACAACAAAGGTCTTAGCCCCAAACGCCTTTTCGTACACTTTCGCGGCAACAAGAGCTACAGTGGTTTTCCCTGTGCCCATGTCATCAGCAATAATGATGTTGTGATCGTTAAACACACGAAGTACAGCCTCCTGCTGGTGCTTGTACAGCACCCTTCCCGTCTCAAGCGGAGCAGACAGGTCACCTGCTGCAGCAACTAGAGCAGAGGTCATGCTTTCCTTACGAGCAGCGGAGGACTTAGCCTCAAGCTCTGCTTCAACTTCTTTTTCCTTTGCAGCAGTGAAAATAGCAAGTACAGAAGGATCTACAACAAACCCTACAAAGGAGTCGATAACCTTGTGGGCTGCATCCAGAGGAAACCTCCACGTCTTGTTGCTTCCATCGAAGCGTGTAGAGGGGAACTCACCCTTAATGTTCCTAGCAACATCCACCAGCTTGGCATCATACTCAAACGCGGCAATGATTGCCTTTCCATCCGTATAGATCTTGCCCTTGGGTGCAGAGGAGGCTGCAGGGTCAGAAGCTAAAGCGTCAAGCTCAGAGGTTAGCTGCTCAACAGAAGGCAGAGAGATATTGCCTGAGGCAAGCTGACCAGAATACTTGGTAAGGAGCTTAAGCCCTGCGAGGGCCTGATTACGGGTAAGCGGATACGACTGCTCAGCAAGAGTGTGACCAAAGCCAGCATCAAGCTTGTTAAACCCGTGCCCGTCCAAAGACGTAGCATAGTTACAACGATTAGCCATGAATACCAAGGCAGACTTAACCACCCCCGCAGACAATGTTTTCTCGTTCATCATGTGAAGCAGTATACACCAAGGTAACGAGAAGGTCAATGCTTTTTATTTTTAAACTCTTCCCCTCGCTTGAATCGGATATGCCTAAGTATAACTTCTTTGGTTTTAGACCCATACGTAGAAAGTAAGGGTAAGTCTGGAGTGCCACAAAAAGGGCAAGACCTTCCATAACTAGGCACTTGTCCGCAGTCAGGGCAAAGCACTGCTTCTGTAAAGTCTGGGCGCAAGTTCACTCTAGGTGAATGCTTTACGTTAACAAACTGAGCCAATGCAGCGTATGCAGAAAACGCAAGTGACTCACCCGAAGACCTAGACTGCTCTTCTGCTTCTGCCCAATACACAGCAGAAAGTTTGTCATCTAGCTTTACCCTGATAGCGGTAATTAACTTATCAATCATATGGCGTAAGTATACCACAACGCTACACATTTGCAACCTATTTTTTAGGCTTCTTTTTCTGCTTGATCTTCTTATTGTTCACAGCATTATACACTTTCAAGGGGGCATTAGTAAATACTAATTTGCACTTGCAGTGCGAGAGACACCTTGTTTTTCCTTGCCTAGGAACCGTGGGTAGGTTATGTTTTGTGTAGGGAGAGTTCTTTTCTAGATCTACACAATCAGGGCAATGTTCTGCTTTCCCATACACCCAATTTATGATAACTCCCTCTGGAAGGCTTTCTACTCTACCCTTAGTATACACAGAATCCAAGGAATGTATATACATATTAAACCGCGATTGGTGTTTGGCAGACAACCCTACTACGGTAGCTATTTCAGGAGTGGCTGGTTTTACCTCTTGTGGTTTTGTGCTTGCCTTTTTCGGTTTAGGTAGCTTAACAAGAGGTTCGGCTACATCCTCTTTAGCTCTCTTAACATCCTGCATAAACCGCTTCCAGTACAGCATTTCATCTGCCAACTCATAAGCTACCCACGCTGCTGCAGCAGTAGCCATAACTTTAGAAGTCAATGACTTCTTTGGTGGCTGTTTTATTTCTTTAGCCAATAGCCCAATAACATAGGCGTCTTCGTAGTGTTGTTTAAATATTTGCTTACACGCCTTAATAAACCTAGCATAGGTTTGTTTGCCGTTGAGCCACTTCTTTATCTCTTTGCTTAGCTTTATTGAAAACTTACTCTTGGTAGCCACGTACAAAGAAAAGGCAAGCTTTAGCTCACGGTTACTTGCTCTTTTAACAGGTAACCCCTGAGAAAGACGAAAAGCGTCCACCTCTAGTGAACGCGAATCGTATTTAGCTTTTTTTACGGGAGTGGCCATTATACATCAAATAGGTCATCGTTCAGATCAAACATGAACGTATCATCTTTATTAGACACGTACTGGTCTACTGTGGGGAAAGAAGAGAACCCAATCTTAATCTTTTCAGGTACGTGGTACTCACGATGCTCCTGTTGATACCAACCCCCACGAACTACCCTGCTCTGCATTTCCTTTGGATAAAACCTTCCAAAGTTATTCAGGTGTAGCTCGTCTCCCTCTCGGATTACCTCTTTGATTTCTGCAAATACAGAAACAAAGATGCGTTTGATTAGATCAATAGGAACATCCTCTAATTTTGGATTATCCGCTAGCCTCTTTAGAAATTCGTTCTTCGTCATACAACCCCTCCAACATAGTTTATTTACCTGCTACCTCTACTATGCTGTCTGGGTCTGAGAAAACAGCCTTATCTTTCTTAATCTCTTGAATTTGTTTCCGATTGGCCTTTAAGAAGGCTATCATATCCTGCACGTCTGACTCATTAAGGCTTTCAGCCTTAGTAGATCTCTTTGGCTTTGCAGAGGTCTTACCCTTTCCACCTGTATTAGGTGTACGGGCTGCGTTAGTCGCACCAGCTTTAGCCTTAGCAAACATTGACTGTGTCTGTGCCTTCTGCATCTTCTGTTCACTATCGAACTGCTGATTCTGTTGATCCTGTTGCTGTTGCATAGCGTCAGCTACAGCCTCTTCCTGTTCTTGGAAGAAAGCAGTCATATCATCATCATTGCTGAACATCAAGCGCTTAAATACAAACTCAGCTACACCCTGTGGGTTCATACCTAGCTCTAGTGCCATCTGGACAATACCTTGTGCCGCTACGATCTTAGATGTGAACGCTTCGTTCTTCTGCATCTCTTGTAGGTATGACAGTGGCTCCATACGGACTACAAAGTTTACCTGACTTGGGTCGATTTCTAGGAAGGCTAGATGATACTGGCAAAGCTTAGTAACGCCCTGCATAATAGCTCTCTGCAGTTTAATTACCTTACGAGCGAAACGCATATCCTGTGCAGCCAAACCTGCTGCAGCATTATAAGACCCTGTGCCTTCTGTTGAACCGAAGTACTCAGGAGGAATGCCTAGGCCATTGCGAAGCTTGTTTCTAAAGTATTCAATGTCGGCAATATCACCTACATTGTTAGACCCCTGAAGCTTCTCTACTCTGCTCTGTGACTCCTTACGAACAGGCCAGAAAATGTCTTCTACAATATCGATAGGGTTATGCTTAAAGTCTACTGCACCACCCCCCTGATCATTACCTCCATTGTTCTGGAACCAACGACGCTTGCGGTAGGTCTGTCTCCATCGCTCTACAATAGAGTACGCTTGGTCTGTTGCTGCAGTGCCAACATCGATATAGAACACGTTTCTGTCAGCAGCGCGGTACAGTCGGTATAGCGCTAATGAAGTTTCAAGCTGCTCTAGCATCCTGAATATCTTCATTACGCCTAACAGCATTGACTCTCCCCACCCATCCCTAACAACACCATGAATTCTAAAGTGTAGGAAGTCCCAAGGGTCAGCTAATGCTTCACCTGAAGGAAGACCAAAGGAGGCCTTAGCCCCTTCTACCTTATACCCACGCATTCTATTTTGCTGATCCACATAACGATCAATGCGGGTAGGCTCAATGTACTTAAGTACCTTTACCCCCTGATCGTCATAAATGATCTGCTCAAAGTCATCTCCGTACTTAGCTGTTGCTCTAGCAATACCCCAGATAAGATCTTCCAGCTTAACACGGTCAAACATACCGTGAATGATGTCTTCTACCTGCTGATCTTCAGCGGTAACCCAAATCGTTCGTTCCCGCTCCCTGTTCATTACGGTAGCTTCATCCGCATAAGCGTCTAGAGAGGACTTAATGTCTGCATCCTCATCCATACGATCATACTCTTGATACCTACGCTTTCTATCCCTACTTACGTTCAGTGAACGCTGATATAGTTCCCACGAGCTAATGCCCCTGTAGTTTGTCTCGTCAAACCCTACCAACTGTTCAGGGCTTTCTAGCCCCTCAACGTCCAGTAGAATTTTAAGCCTATTACGTAGATCTTCATTTAAAATGCTTTTAGTATCCATAGTTTACCTTTAATCGTAGCTTATTCTGGTAAGAGAGTCGCCAAATACAGATTCGCCAGTAAAAGGCTTGTCTTCTCCCTTAGTAACATTCACCGGCATAATGACTTCTGCTCTGTCCTTTGATACTTCAACGAGTGCGTCAATGTCCTTGACTTTTCCGATACTACAGATAACGCCACCAAAGGCGTCAAAGACATCTTTGCTCTTACCCTGCCGGTGGTCTACCTTCCGTTTTTCCTTGTCATGGAAAAGGTTGGAGGTTTCTTCGATAAGTATTGGGTGGAAGGGCATATCTATTCTTCCCTCCATGATTACCATCCTTGTAGCTAGTGCATTATCGTCCCTTGGAGTATCCATAGAGATGATTTCCGTGTTAAACCCCTCTTTCTCTAGCTGCTGTCGCATATCACTAGACTGATACGTATCGGTACTTATTATGTCCAGAGGGAAGTTATACACATTTCTAAGCGTGTAGATAAACTGTCTTATTTTTGCGTAGTCTATCTCAAAGCCTTTTACAGGTACTATCTGGAGCAAGAAATCAAACCATATTCTTGGTGCTACACTTTCAGAGATCGAACCATCTCTATTAACCCGTCTCACACGGATCAACTCACTTACACACCCCATAGCTACACCCGTGCAGTCTCCAGTAAGAGACAAGTCCATGTGTAGAAACCTTTGATTGCCGGGATAGTAGCGTGGTTGATATGTTTGTCCAAAGTGCTTGACTAGTGACTCTTTGATTAAATAGTCCTCTAGTGTAGGCCCTATGTCGGTAAATAACCCGTCAGGGCCTTTTACCATCTGTGAGTATAACTCAACACTTGGAGGGAAAGGATTAGTCCTTGAATAGTTAACACACTTAATAAGTTTTTCAGGATCTCTAAGGAATGGCTGCGTACCTAGTGTAGCAATACCGGATATATCTCTGATTGCTCCATCTATATCGTTTTCATACGCCTGTATGAAGTCAATAGGAACCTCTTCTACATCACACCCTTCAGCAGGAGATTCATCTCCCGCAAGAATCCTATGTCCTATATACTTATTGCCTACCTGTACTCTGAACTTCGTCGTACTGTATGTCCCTGCTGGCTTCATCTTATAAATTGAAGCCTCAACGATTCTAGTAGACTTTCCATCACACGTATGAGGAACCTCGGTACAGGTACATACTCTACCCTGATCCCGAAGGCCCTTCATATGCTCTTCTAGGAAGTCAGTAATACTCTGCCTAGAACTGACGTTACACAGGATTCCCGGCTTCTTTCTATCGTCCGCAGCAAATCGAGAAAGGATACGCTTAATTACGTTAGTGTAGATCTTATACGCCTGTGTTCCTTTCATGCCCTGCGTATTCTTATCCGTCTTTAGCTCTTTAAAGTTTACCTCATCGAGAATGCCACCAATGACGTTTGTAGAAATTGCGCTGTCTGGCTTAGATCCTAGGATGATACGAATGTTCTTTGGTAGCTTTACTGCGTACTTCTTATCGTCCTCCGCTGTATCATCCGCAACACGTCTAGTGTCCACGGGGAAGTTTTCTCTGAAGTAAGGTGCGGTGTTTACTATGTTCTTAAACATAGTGTATGCTGACAGGTCTGCTCGCTCTTTAGTAACGTTGAATAGGGAGAATACAATAGGAGAAGATGCCATTAGGTTGTAGTAAGCATGAGGATTTCTAAGCCTAGAAAGCTGCACAAGCTTAAACACGTTCTCAAACACTGCTAATGTAGTCTTTCCTCCTCCAATTGAACCCGTAAGAATGTGCTCAAATATTTGTGAATCTGGGGATAGAACGATTTTCATTTCGTTCTTCCAGAAAGGATACAAGTGCTTAAAATCAGGCCCGAAGTAGTAGTTTACTTCAACACCATCGTCATCAACATAATTAGCATCCATAGCCTCTTGGATGGTGGGTACAGGGCCAAGGAAGTCATACTCCCATAGTGTGTTGAGGTTTAGCCCTTCATCTTCACTTCTAAGCACAGACACTACCCACTCTTTTTCTTTGGTAGATAAGGTGTCCCAGAAAGACCTGTCATTATGCATGTCGTCTTCCAACACGCGCATGAGAAGATCTTCCTCGTCTGGCTTCAATTTTATCATTTCGTTTCGCCTGTTACGTTCTTTTTCATCTGAGACAGCATATCAGACAGCTTCTCTCTTGTGCGCTCTCTTACGGCAGGGTCTTTAAATACCTCTTCTCCGTCCTTGATCATGCGCTTCTGTTTCTGAAGCTCATCATCTTCAAACGCTTTAGGAAGAACTGCAGACTGCTCAATCATGTCAGAAATCTGCTTGAACGTATTATCTATCTTCTTCTCTAGAAGCTCCAAGCTCTTGCGTAGATCCCCCGGCTCCATGTACTTAACTACCTCTGGGTCTAGCAGTCGCTCTTCTAGAATGTCTGAAGCTTCCATCCAGCGCAGTAGCTGTGCCATTCTATTTTGAATGGCCACAATCATAAATATCTGCGATTTCTTTGCGTGAGACTGTAGCCTCTCATCTATCATCTTAATGGTGTCATCTTCCAATACGTCTTGGTTAAGATTCAACCATCCGATAATAGCTTCTAAGGTCTTAATGATTTTAGTCTTCTGCGCTTCGCGCAGTTCGTCTACTACTCTAGGGGCCAATGGGGGCTTTTCAATCCCCTCCATTTCCTCTGACTTAGAAACTGAAGCTAGTCTGTCCTTCAGACTTGTTTTTCGCTCTTTCACTCGGTCTATTTCCTCTGCTATTTGCCACTGGTTCACCTTCTCCGGTTCCTGCTGTGACAGATGGCTTCCCGGCTCGTTTTCGTGAATTCTGCTTAAGTCCTGTTGTTTTAGCCTTGGCAACTTGGTTACTGGACTCTTGTAGTTTTTTCTGGTCATCTAGCATTTCCTTTACCTTACTATACGCTAGCCTAATCTCGCCTTCTCTAACATTAAATCTCTTTGCCAGCCGCTTACTAGCTTCTTCCTTGTTGATTGCAGCTTCCATCTCTTCCCAAATAGTGATAGACATAATTGCGTCTTTCACTGCTTTTATAGAGGGGATTTTAACTGTTTTTCCACCGAAAGACTCAAGAAAAGACAGGGTACTTTCTGTTCCAAATGACTCAAATATTTCGGGTAGTAGTGTGTGCCTAGCACACAGGAATAGAACAGCCTTTACTGGGTCAATTCCACGCAGTACCTTTCTATCTTGTACTAAAAGCTCTTTAAGGTGTTGTCCTTTCATTTTAAATGCCTTCTCACTTAGTTTGGCTATATGCCTCATAGTAAATAGGATTGAGGGAAGCTGCTTCATCTGTTAATAAACTGCTAATATCCGTACTGAGCCTAAGTTCCTCTAGTGCATCCTTCAACGCAATAGTCACAAAGTCCTCATAGAACTGGGAATTAGCAATCTTTCCTCCTACTTTTCTTATTTTATGCTTCTTAATGTCAAACCCATCCCCTTGAAAAATCTTGCACCGTGCAATGTACTCACACACGTCAAATTCTTCATCAGAGAATCGGCTGGCTACTTTCTCTACAACGGACTCATACAGTACAAAAGGTAATTCTGAGATATAGATTTCTTGGTCTGGTCTTCTGAAGTTAGCGGACGCTACTGGAGGGAGGGCTGAACTGTGCCTGAAATCGAAGATTTCCTGCTTATTCTGATATACTGCCTTAATCATGGCACGGATGCCTACTTTATAGTACAGGTTAAAGTGTGCTGTAATGTTGTAAGGTCTTGGCTTCTTTTGATGGTTTAGTAGCTTCCAATACTCATACGCCCCTAAAGAAAACAAGTCGTCTACGTCATCATCCTGCAGTCCTTTAAAGTTACTTCTTATGATTATTCCTAAAATGGGAAGTACAGAATACCAACATAGCTCAACCAATTCAGCATATCTCTTCTTTTGCCGTCTGGTAAGTGTTTCCTTTATACTAAGCTCGTAATACTCTTCGCATAAAGCTACTGATTTTTTGCTGTCATAATACCCTGTGACTAATGTTTTTAGCTCTGTCATCTAAATTCCAATATAAAATAGAAATATACCCACACGGTAGGTAACAAATACCATGTGGGTATATTCCATTAGGGAATTAGTGTGACCAATTGCTAGCTATTAACTGTACATATTTATGCTCAACACTTACTGTTGCCACACTGCATACACATGAAGCAACCATCGCTAAATACGTACTTGGCACCACATTGTACACAGTCTTCTCCAGACAACACCCCGTCTTTAATATACTGCTTAAATACTCGTGACATTACCTTAGAGAAGGAGTGTAGCCCTGAGTCTGTATCTCTCCCAAGCTGTTCTACTATGTAATGAAGTGGAACACCATGACGTAGTGACAGCGATACCATTCTGGTAAGAACACCGTAGTTTTCATTATCGGGGCTGAACGTAACGCTTATATCCCGTATAACTAGCTCATCACCGTCTTTAAGGTCTAAATAAAGGTCGTAGCAAGATAGCCTTCCTTTTTTAGATACCTTTGTGCATTTCCTCTTAACTAGTCTTCCGCTGTTTGCGTGTTTAGGCAATTCAATGTTTTCTGCAGGGCCACCAAAGATCTCATAGGGCTTACCATCTAAGAATCCTACAATGAACGTCCACTTCTTACCATCTACGGTGGTATTCTTAATGACCGCAGGTAGCTCCTTGGGTCTACGAGGAGCATGACTATCCTTGATCTTCTGGTCTACTGCCGATGACTCTACCAATACACCCGATCTAGAGCCATCCACGTACACCGTGACGCCCTTTAGACCGTTCTTCCATGCCTGCATATAGATGTTCTGTACGTCGGCTACAGTGGCCGTTTTTGGCAGATTTATGGTGCTACTAATGCCATGGTCAATATACTTCTGAATCGAAGCCTGTAGCTTAACTCTAGCCAGATGGTCAATTTCATCAGATGTTACGAAATAGCTAGGAACATCCTGTTCAGGAAACATAGACTTAAACAGGCTCAAGTTGGGATGGTTAACTTCATACTTCTGCCACTTATCCCCTACCTCATCCACAAAGTCAACTCTAGATAGCGAGTCAGAGGAGTTTACCTTTTTATTGCGTGTATATGAGTTTCTAAACACTGGCTCGATACCTGAGGAGGTCTGTGACACCGCAGATACGGAGCCTGTAGGAGCCATGGTCAACATACTAATATTTCGTCTGCCGCTCTTCTTGAGCGCATTTTTAATCTGCACAGGAAGTCTGCTGATGAACGCATTGTCTTTTTCTTTTGCCCAGCTATAAAGTGGGAATGCTCCTCGTTGCTCTGCTAGATTGCAAGAAGTAAGATACGCTGTGTCTCTGAACACTTCATAGATATCTTCTGCCATCTGGAGTGCATCGTGGCTTGCATACTTCATCTGCAGCTTAGCAAACATGTCTGCAAGACCGTGAGTCCCAAGCCCAGTTCTTCTGCCATCAATGCAAGCTTGTCGCAGCTTAGCGATGACCTGCTTTTCATCCTCTTCCTCTGTCTTGTTGATGATTTTAGTGAGGGCTTCTATCTCAAGGTCAACCAAGTCATCAATTAGCCTAACGGCAACAGCTACAACATGCTTGAACTTATCAAAATCAAAAACAGCAGCAGGAGTAAACGGATTAACTACAAAACTACTGATATTAATAGACACTAACCTACAACTATCGTAAGGCGAAAGTGGTATCTCTGAGCAAGGATTAGTAGACACTGTCTTGAACTGATCATAGTTATGCGCGGGTAGCTCCTTAACAATGTTGTCCCAAAACAACAACCCCGGCTCGGCATTATCGTGTGCAGTAGATGTGATTAAATCCCACAGCTTCTGTGCTGATACTACCTTAACTACCTTGGCCTCTACGACAGGCACATCAATGGGCCACTGTAGAACCCAATCTTCACCGGCCTCTACAGCCTTCATAAAGTCATCAGATAGCCTAACACTTATGTTGGCCCCTGTAACCTTAGTCTTATCCATCTTCATCGTAATAAACTTTTCAATGTCAGGATGTCTGATGTCCATTGTGAGCATCAGCGCACCTCGCCTACCGCTCTGTCCAACCATTCTAGTTACGAACGAGTATAGATCGGCAAAAGACCATGCGCCTGTAGAGCTACCAGCAGAATTACTTACTGAAGACCCATCAGGTCTTAGTGTGGATAGATCAACTCCTACCCCTGCTCTTCTCTTATACAGATTAGCTAGCTCTTTTGCTGTATTCATAATACCGGACATGCTGTCCTTAGGGCTAGCCACAACTACACAATTAGATAGCGATACTGTGGCGTATGGATTACCGATACCATACATGGGGCTACCCTGTGGAACGATAAACTTAAACTTATCTAGAAGTGGAAATACCTCTTCAAAGCTTAACGGGCTTGGGTAGTTATTTTCGATACGAACAAACTCATTTGCTAACCGCCTGTGCATATCCTCTGGCGTTAGCTCCACGAAAGGTGCATCCGCATTGGATGTATCGCGTAGAGCATACTTGGATCTAAACACGTCTGCTGCAAGGCTGTCATTATCAAAGTATTCTAACGTAGCCTTCTGTACTTCCTCGGTGGAGTAGTTGGTCATTCCTTTTCCTGCTTTTTTGTTGATTTCTTGTTTTTGTACCGCTGTGGATTTTTCTTGTCTAGTTTACTCTGCTGAATCTGCCTTTTATTTTGTCGCTTAATCTGCTCTTTTTTTCCACGTCTGAGGTTAAGGGTAGGCTCCTTATAGTCCTCGGAAATCATAGCCGCTTTAATTTTACGCTCTAGTTCATCGTTAATATACGAAGCATCTCCGCGAGGGACTGTACGCAAGCCTATCAGCATAACGCCTCCCTTAAGATCCCATACAGGGCTTTCGGAGTATCTAAGCTCTTCCCATGGAAGATTGGTTACAGCAACCTTCCTTGAAGTTACTTCAATCAAACTACTATCGTCCGTTTCTAGGTACTTGAAGATGGCATCCTGCGCCAGTTTAATGACACCATCTACGTCAAACCGCCTAAAGTTACCGTTCTGATAGAACATGGATGCTCTAGTAACAATCGTCGTAATGTCCAACTGATACGCATCCCCATAAAGCTTAAACAGTTTTCGCTCAGCATCTATGAGTCTAATAACACGCTGAATGCCTTCTTCATACTCTACATACTCTTTCCGCATGAACCTCTTACCACCAAACCCCTGCGAGTATGCATTGTTATGGCTGAGAGGGTAAAAGGGAACAGCGTAGTATCTCCACTCGGAGTAATCCTTGTGGTATACCTCGTGAGACATGAGCTTTTTCTTTTTCTCTATGTCTTTTTCTGTAGTGTACGAATCACCAAGAACAATAGCTTTATATTCCTCTGGAGTAAGATCCCCTAGCTCAATGCCGATAAGTCCGTCTCCTGCCTCTTCCATCTGTGCTAGCCGCATTCTCTGCTTCTTAGATGGCTTAGCAAGTGATTTCTTTTTCTTGGTCATAGGCCGGTGCTCCCAAATCCTCCAGAGCCTCTAGTAGTCCCGCTTAACTCGCTAGACTCTACTATTTTAGCTCTGAATGCAGGGGCTAATATCCCTTGACCAATACGGATTCCTCGTACAATAGGAAAATCTTGACTACTTAAATTAAGAAGAGCAAACATAATCTCTCCACGGTAATCAAAGTCTACAGTGCCAACTCCGTTGGCCAAAATTACTCTCTTGACTCCGAAAGAAGATCGTGCTCTTAGCTGCAGTTCAAACCCAGCAGGGAACTCTACTGCTACTCCTGTCTTTACAAGTGCAACTTGCCCCGGTGGTATAATAAGCTCTACGTCTGAAAAGAAGTCCATACCTGCAGCACCACTTGTAGCATACGCAGGGAGAGTGGCCGTTGCGGTTAGCTTCTTGACCTTCATGTACAGGCCTAACGGATCATCGTCATGCTCATCTTCATCTGGTACAATGAACGATACCTCGTTGACATTGACATAGTCATACAGGGCGTCATCTACACAAATGGTTATCCATACCTCAGAAGGGTCTGTTCTGGATACAAACATCTCTTCTATAATGCCGCACTTCTCTGTTGCGCCTTCGTCTGTATCACTGATATATGTTACCTGCTCTCCTATGCTAAGAAACTCATATTCAAAGATAATTCCAAACTTTGTCTTGTCAAAAAGATCATTAATGTTCATGGTTGCCTGTGTATTAGTTAATTTGAAGTGTTGACGTTTGATTTGATTTAACCACAGTCCATGCCGTTGGGATCAACGGTTTTACGCTTGGGTTGTGGCTTATGAGCAGAACGGTATTATCGCCCTTAGATATTTCATCAAACATGGTAAGTACGTGTTGTGAGGCAGTAAGATCCAAATTATCTAGTACTTCATCAGCAACCAGTATGTTAGTGGAGAAACCAGACATGGACTTAGCAAACATGGATACTGCTGTGTTAAGTATCAGGTCAATCTTCCTACGTTCTCCTCCAGAGCTTGACTTGTAACTACCGTCAGGTGTAACTAGAATATCTATTTTATTAACTGCCTCTTTCTTTGACTTGAGTTCCTTAGTAGAGGACAACTGCACCATAAATGAATTGCCGGTGACAGTTCCGCACAGCTTAGCCAGTATTTCATTTAATGAATTGATTGCGTTTCTAAGAATTACAGATCTCACGCCCGTAGGATCAAACGCAGATTCCCAGTACTCATACTCATGCACATAGGCTTCCACTGTTACAAGCTTAGACTTACTATCTTCCAGTTCTTCCGCAGAAGCTGCCGTCTTTTCATTTGCTTCCGCAAGAAGAACATCAAAGTGTTCCGCTGTTGGCCTCTTGGCTTTGTGCTGTTCTGTGTATGCTTCCAGCAGGGCTTTCTGCTGCTGAACTTCACTCTTCTGCTGCATGTAGGCTAACTGTAGTTTATTAACAGTTGCCTCTCGTTCAGCCACAAACTGCTCGCACTCCTTGAGTGATGCTTTGGCACTTTCAAGCTTCTCGTTGGCTTCCTGTAGTCTGATCTCCAACTCCATTAGAAGACCTTCATACTCCTGACATTTAGCCTCAGATGTAGCTATCTCCTCCAGATTATGATTTAAGACCTCCTGTACACTGTCCACCGGAAGAGATTGCTTACAGGTAGGGCACGTATCCTCTACCTTCTTGTTTTTAAGTAGATGAATGTTTGACCTTAGCTGGGCAACCATGCCCTGCCCCTTGCTGATTCTACCTGCAATGGCGTTTACTTCAGTTCGTTCCAGTTCTACGGAAGACTTTGCCACGGACGTAGTGGCTTTAGCCTCAGAAACAAGCGCTTTTGCCTCTGTAAGCGACGATTCCATTCCAGCCAGAGGCTGGCTGGCAGCAGCCACTGCCTTCGCCTGTAGGGCAATTTTGGCCTCTAAATTAACTAGCTCTTCTTTGGCTTCCTTTTCTGCTTTTTCCTTTGCTTCTAGGACGCTGAGCACATGGTTCTGCAGTGTGACCAGCTGTGTTTCTAATTTAGCAATGTTATAGGTTACTGCGTTCTTCTCTTCCTTGTGCGCTTTCACTTCCGTAGCTGCTAGAAGCTTTGCCTGTTCATATACTTCAATGCCCAAGTAGCTCTCAAGAAGCTCTTTCCTCTCGGTGTCCGACATAGAGGAGAATCTAGTATCAAACCCCTGACTGAAAACTACCATCAGAAGAAACTGGTCAAAGCCAATCCCAAGAATAGAAGTAATCAGGTCGTTTACTTCCCGCTGATCATGAGGGGTAAGGTCTTTATCTGATACTACCCGTGCAACCGGCTTTCCCTTAGTACGTTCCCGTGTTACAATGAACGGTTTACCGTCTACGGTAAACTCTACTTTAACCTGTGCCTTCTTGCTTCCTCTCTTGATAATCTCGTCCGCTTTAATCCCTCGTGCGGTACGGTCAAACAGTACCCACAGAAGTGCCTCTGCAATTGCACTTTTACCCGATCCGTTAGAGTCTACTGTAGGGTCATCTTTATTAACACCCTCAACTAGAACAAACCCCTTATCCGCTAGAGGAACTTCAGCATGTTCAAAGCTCATGAAGTTATTAATTTCAAGAGATACAAACTTAACCTCCTTGCCTGTGTTTTTAGCTACCGCATAGTCTTCCGCTCGCTTGAGAAGCTGCTTGCCGATTTCAAGGTTGTGCCCACCACATGAACACTCTGCCTCTTCCGCATACTGTGTTAGTGCTGCTTCGTTAGACATGTCCACGGTAATAGGAGTGGACTCATCTACACGGGCCACTACATCGTTTGGTGTGAACTTAACAGTGCCAAAGTCTTCCCAACGAAAGTTGGACTCTAGCATACCAAGCACTACTGCTGGAGCAGAAAACCAAATGTGCTGAAGGCTCTGCGTAACAGACCCATGTGGGTATAGGCTGCAGAGTTCAGTATACCAATCTACATACTGCTTATACACCTCGTTCACGTCATTACTATCCGACACAAACTTACCATAGAACTTGGTGTGAGGGTTTGTAATACGTGTCAGCTTTGACTTCTTCTTAGCCGTTTCCTTTTCGATGAGAAGCATCCCTCTGCGAGGGACTGAGAACGGATCAAGGTCACGGAACTGAGTATACTGTGGTGCCCCTACTACGGTAACAGACCCCACGTTTTGTGGTAGATGGTAGTGTCCGTCGTAAATTTCTGTAGATCTATGAATGGAAGATACTCCGGTTGAGCTTTTAACCCCAGAGTTCATATAACCATCAACAATGTCCATGTGTATAAATACTAGATTTGGCTCCCACGCTGCTAACGTTGTAGCAAACTCTTCACTACTTCTGCTATAAGGATAAAACCCCACTTTTAAGTCAAACTTACTATCTTTTAGATTATAGAGTGTCGGTGTATCTATTACCTGTGCGTTTGTCCACCGAAGAGGGTTCATCACATGGAGTACACCGTCGCGTTGATAGATGTCGTGATTACCAGTTAAAACAAAATGGGGTATTCCTAGCTCTTCTGTGGCTGACTTAATTATTTCAAAAAACTCAAAAAATAACTGTACTGTCTTCGTGGACATGCCCCCGTCTCTATGTACGGTGTCACCAAGATTGACCAAATAGTCAGGCTTAACTGCAAGGATAGTATCCCTAATCCATTTAGCAGTACTTATAAACAACTCATACTGAGAATTAGTTGGGTCATTGTCTTCATCCAGATGCACGTCTGAGTAGCATAGAAATTTCACTTAATGTTCTCCATTTTAGTATGAGGGCAATATTTATAGTGCCCCAACGCTGAATTGCAATTCTGACAAAGCACCCTAAATCCTTCAGGATAATTATTCTGCTTCAGCCACCTATATATAACAGCACCTGCTCGTTTAACACCTATGCCTTTTCTATGTTTAGTGCCACCACCATTAATGTGGTCTATTACTAAAAATTCATAAGTGGATTCACCACAACAGGCACATACACTTCCGTAGTGGTCCAATGCTTTCTGCCTACACGCCCTAGCGTACTTTCTTCCTGCTGCTCTGGTCTTAGGGCTTCTGCTGTGTGCCCCCATACACGTTCTGCAAGAATAGTTATACCCTGACTTAGCCTGTTTGTTTTTCCAAAACTCGGTAAGCTCTTTTTCTACACCACATTTACTACACACTTTCATTTAGTTGTGCATCCTGTTGGCGAACTCAGGGTGTGACCTAAGCATATGCCAGTATAATTTTGTAGTCTCTTCCTTAAGAGCAAGTAGAGAACCGGAATTATCAATGTAGTAGTCGTAAATGTCGTTGTCTAGTGCCAGAACCTCTGACTCTGGAATCTTACCATCAATATAAATTGGTTCGATAGAATCTCGGTGAATCCTAACAAGAGAATCGCATACACACAACTCATTCTCAAACCTAACGTCACTGATACAAGCAAAGTCAACTAAAGACCTATCAATTTCTTCCTTAACAATGTTTACCCAGTAATCAGCTTTAATAGTACGCATGAGCATTCCAAGATCAATTAACTGACGCCTGTGCTGCTTCTTATGCTCCTCGTTAGTACGCTCAAAAGGAGGCATAGCAGTGTTATCCACAAAAAACTGATTAACACTACGTTTTTCTGAGTCAGAAAGACCAGAAGTATACCCTGAATTATTAATGATGCTACGCAGGTACTCATCGTCCCCTCTATGCTTTGCATAAAGAAAGTAAGCATACATCTTCTTTAGCTCGTCCGCAAATGAGAAGCGTCTAATCTTCGCTGTAGGATAGATAAACTGCATATCTATCAGATTCTGTACTGTAGTATCCTTGCCTGATTGTGCAAGCCCACTAAACCCCACTACATAAGTTGTATTACGCACCATTACCTTCTCTCCGCTGCAATAAAAGGGTTAATCCATGCTGGCTCAAGCAACGTACTAAAGTACTTGGCCTTACAAAATTCACTAAATGTAGTAGGGCTAACACCCGCAGGTGATTCACAAATTTCAATAATTTTAGACTTTAATTCTTCCGTGAAGTTTTCACGGCTACAGTCCATAAGTTCCATGTTTCGTTCAATGACTGCCGGTGATTCTACAATCTTCTTTAGTCTGGTTTTAGCAGACGCAGGAGGTACAATCCCCTCACACAACGCTCTAACGTAAGCTTGCGCTGTCTTCTCCCCTGCTCCCTCTACACCCTTGATATTATCAGAAGAGTCACCAACAATGCAACGATAAAGTAGATAGTTAGTGGGGTCAAACCCATACTCTTCCTTAAATTTATTGCGGGTCATGTATTCACCCTTCATGGGGCGATACACTGACACGTTGTCATTAATCATTTGAAACATGTCTTTATCTTCTGAAACTACGATTGAAGACTCAAAGTGTTTTGTAAGAAAGTAAATAACATCGTCTGCTTCTTTTTCTACTAGAACAGATAGTATGCCTAGCATTCTAGCTGCTTCCATGGTGAGCTTCTTTTGATACTCAAACGCAGCAAAGTACTCCTCTGGGTTCTCGTGAGAGATAGGCCTCTTCTTGTACTCAGGGTGCAGTTCTGTTCGTCTGGGTGACCTTTTACCGTCCCACACCAGAATGCCAGCCGAAGGGCTGAACATATCAAACGCTTGGTGCATCGCTTTTAGCATAGCAAAGCATCCGCCTGTAAGCTCATCTCCTGCACTTAGTTCCCACGCACCGCTGTAGTACGCTCTAGTTAGTAGATAATTTCCGTCAAAAAGTAGTACAGGATTATTCATTATGCGGTTACCTTAGACTTAGTTTTCTTTTTAGTTGCTTCTGTTTCAACAGCAGGCGCAGTAGTCTGGTTCTTCCAAGGGATAATCGCATCGTAGTCAGACTTAACTAGATTAGTTAGAAAGTCTTGTAGCTCTTGACTGCTGTCCCATAGCTCATGAAACTTCTTATCCCCTACTGCTCCAGTAGAGATTTGAACTACGGAACCCATTGACTCTGGTACGGGGATGTTATACTTAACTCCCTCTTTTACCGCTAAACCGCTTTCAATTAGATAGTCCAGTACACTACCGGCAGGATCAAACCCGCTATAGAAATTCAGTCTTCCATATACTTCGCGCTTAGGAGGAGATAGGCGTGTCTTTTCAATTCTAAACTTGACGTGTACACCCACCTGATCCTCTTCATCGTCAGTCATGATCTTTTTAGAGTTGTCTGGACGAAGTAATACCTGAACACTGGCACCATATTTAAATGCAGACCCACCGGGAACCTCATAGGCACCGGGAGTAACAAACCCACCAATCTTTTCTGTGATGTGATTGAGTGAAAGGAAGCACACGTTAGTGTTAGCACACAGCTTAATCATTCTACGCATAATGCGTCGAATGTTCTGTGCTCGCTTACCCATGTCTGCTTTGATCTCTCCCTTTTCATCTACCTCTGTCTCGGACAGTGTGAATGCAAGGGTATCCCATACAACAAGAATAAAAGGATAATCGTCTGACGTACCAAACTTAGTAATTAGATGCTGCAGGTACTTATACGCCTCTTCCATCGTAGAAGGCTCAAGAGCTACTGCCTGTGTTAGGTCTAGACCTAGATACTCTGCACGGGCCTTAGCTAGTGCGTTCTCTACGTCAAGATATACAACCAATCCGCCTAACTTTTGTGTTTGAATACACGCGGAAATAGCTAGTGTCGATTTACCTGCTTGCTGCTTTCCGAAGATTTCAACAACCCGCCCAACTGGCAAGCCGCCACCTATTGCTGCATCTAGCGTAGGGATACCAGTTGGGATAAAAAAAGGAATGTCTGAGTGAAGATCTTCAGACATAAGCTTAAGACCTTCACCCTTAATTGTTTTATTTATTTCTTTCAGTGCTTCTTGAAGCTCCGATGCGGTTTTCTTGCCCATTACTCTCCCTCTACGTCATCATCATCGTCATCAAATGAATCGTCTATACCAACTACGCTTTTCATCATCTCTGCCACTGCAGAAGGGTCTGACTTCTTTAGCTTACGCATCTCTCTACAGACGATACTAAGCCTACACGTAAGGCAAACAGGAGAGGAGGCATCCTCATTTCCAATGCAGAAAGGTTTACCTGTTTCTGTATTTATTTTGGTTGGGTCACGTAAAATGGGGGTAGCAGCAGATACAGAAACGGGGGCATCCGAAGATGCCCCCTCAATCTGTGTACCCCCTCCTAAAAAGGACTTTCTGATTCCGAAGTAACTACAGCAGGAGCCTTGGACGGAGCCTTAGGTACAGCCCTCTGTGCAGCAGCGGGAGCAGCAGGTGCTGCTACAGGTGCAGGAGCATACGCTCGTGGCATTGAGGAAGGCTTTGCTGTCGCCTGAGGGGCTGCAGTCGGTGCTGCCGCTGGAGCGGCCACAGGAGCAGCTACAGGTGCCTGTGGTGCCGGTGCTGGGCTTCTAAACGGGCTTGCACCTACCGAAGGCTTGTTACCGACAAGCATGCTCTTCGCCTGTGTGGCGAAGTACTCTGCTTCTGCCAGATAGGACTCATACATTCCTTCCTTATCAGGATACTTAAAGATGCTGTAGAGGTCATAAATCTCTTCGTACAGTGTCTCTAGGTCTTCCTCGCTGTTAGCAAAAGGCATACGCTTAAGGTTAAACGCGGCCTCATACTTGACGTTCTGCACTTCTGTTCCCGTGCGCTTCTTATTGATCTCAAGGGGAAGTGCATTAAATGGGTTAAATGGATCTAGGTCAGGGCTAGCTGCACAATCGTTACGAAGAATAAAATCAGCAATCCAGTCGTAGTTAGTCTTCTTGAGTGTAACAATGTGGGGGAGGTAAGGATACTCATTGGGATCAGGAACCTTCCCAAGTACTGCAAGTGGGAGACAGTTCGCATAGATCTGTGCAGTAGCCTCTGTCCGACGCAGAGCGTTACCCTTAGGATTACCATGCTCTGAATATGCATGTTTGATTACATCACAGAACGGGCAATGTGCTCCATTGGCCTCTGCGTTGTCCATTTTTGCTAGGCAAGTTCTAGTAACTTTAACTACTCGTCCATCACCGTCAATACCAACTGGAAGCTGGAAGTGCTTATACACCCAGCGGAAGATTTCCATGTTACCTGTAGTAGAGGACGTATAAGGCATAAGAAACATACGGAAAAGGTTGTCTCCAATGCGCTTGCCATCAATCTTCATATTGAAGAACCGGAACTTATCGTCGCTCCAGTCACTTTCGTTGTTACCACCATTTGCTGCTCGATTGTCTGCGTATGCTGCTAGATCGTTAAGGTATGACATTTTCTCTCCTTTATTGTTTATCCAACTTTGCGGTCATGCCGCGCTTCCACACTTTTTTCATATACCATCTGGTATCTATAGTCTAGTGTTTTTCTTATCCCTGAAAGTTGATCTAATAGTAGTTCTCCAATTGAAATTGCATCAATATAAATAGCACTGGATGGGTGACCCGCTACTAATTGTTCCCTCATCTCATTTGTAAGTTTATGCTTTGATGCCGCTTGCACCTCTTCAATGATTTTAGACTTGATCGGAGCGTACTCCGACTTTAATACACGAACTCTGTTAGCTACGGCAAATGCTAGATTTACTACAGTCCTAGTGAGATCAACCTGCTCTTCTCGCAGGTCATCTATTTCTTTGTGACCGATGTTAATTGACTGCAGCACTTCTACATATCGTTGCGTCTCTTCACTACTCAGTAGCTCGCTTGGAATCTCTTCCAAAATAGCAAACACGCTTTTATCTATTGGGTCTGACATAGTAACTTTAACACTGTATAGTGGCTTTGATTCCCACTACCTTACCATTTTTTTCAATTTCTTCGTTTATCTGTGAAGTATTATACACTGTTCCTAGGGCGCGTACAACAGAATTTACGTTATCACCGTCACCCTCCAGAACTAATTTCCTAGTTGTTGTGTCCATATTTTTAATTTCAACCATGTAGCCCCAGCCATGGCCTACCTCAAATGAAACCTTAAGCGGAACGTTCAACCACTTGTGCAGTCGGCTGGGCATCTCTTCCATCTCCTCCTTCAATATTGTGTATACTTGAAAAATTTCCGTTGGGTGGGTGTCTATCTCAATAGAGTCATGAATCCATCCAAACAGCTTACTCTGTAACTTTTCTTTCTTAAGTCTAAAGAAAATCCTGATCAGCGCTTCTAGTGCAATATCTGACGCAGTACCCTGTACCGGAGTGTTGAACGCTTTTCGCTCTGCTTTAGCTGCAAAGCTGGACTTCCAGTGGTTTGCTTCCTGCAGTATTCTCTTTCTACCAAACTCTGTAGTGATGTACCCATACTGGTCAAACTGGTAATCTACAATTTCCCACCCGTCACTTGTTGGGTCATACAATTTAAGCTTAGGGTTGAACTGACACCTTCCAGTACCCTGCCTGATTACAGCCCTCTTCTTTGCATCTCTATACTGCTTCTTCATCCACTTCGCAATGTGCGGAAACTCATCAAAAAAGTTACCAATCTTTTCCACACACTCTTCTTTGGTTAGGCCGGTTTTAGCTGCCATTGATTCGGCTTGCATTCCGTATAATACTCCAAAGGAGATTGTCTTTCCTTTATCCCGCTCTTCAGCAGTTACATCCTCTTCTGCTTTTTTGTTGAGCTTAGCAGCCATCTGCCGGTGAGTATCTACTCCGCTCTTGAAAATATTAATAAGTTTATCTTCTTTTGCAAGGGCAGCAACAACTCTCATTTCAAGCTGAGAGAAGTCCGCTTGCATTATAACACCACCCTCCTCGTGCCACCTAGACTTAAAAATCTTCTTCAAGTCACTCTTCTTTGGAAGAATGTGGAGAGAAGGAGACGATGTAGATGCTCTACCTGTAGTCGTTCCCCCTATGTTGTAGTTAGTTCTAAGGTAACCGTGATTGCCCATGAACCCATGAATTTTAGTAACATATGAAGTATACAGCTTCGTTGCTTTCTTGTATGCAGAAATATCGTTAATAAGCTTTACAAGATCAGGTCTGTTATTATTGACTGCCCATACAGTAAGCTGCTCTCTAATAGGCTTACCTGTAGGGTAGTATGTTTGAATATCTCCACTCTTGGTTTTTCTAGTTTTAGGTTGCAGCTTTAGTTCCACCGTAGGAAACTTGATAACTTCATAGAAAAGCTTAGACAGGTAAACATAAGAGCTTACTAGATTCTCCTCTGGCTTACCGTCAGCTATAACTAATCCCAATACTTCCTGTGCTGCAGGGAACTCCCTAATAGGGTCAAACAAGAGCTTCAATCTATCGGGGTATGAATCAATAAGGTAGTCCAGCATCATAGGATCTACCTTGATTCCATTCTCTTCAATCTCTGGAAGAGCAAGTACGCACGGCAGCATAAGGTTAGTATAAAGCTTTCTGAATGACATTCCTTTGTACTTGGACTGATACTCCTCGTCCTTATAGCAGTAGTCATTATCCAGCATGGGGTCTAAGTGCTCGTAGAGTCTAAACGTAGAGTCTACGTCTCCGCACAGATAGCGTAGAAGAATATCCTCGTCTACATTACCCATGTGGATGTCTTCCTTTGCGTACCCTTCTCTCTTGAGCCTCTGCATGTCTGCATGCAACTCTGCTTCAGGGATAGAAATACCAAGCTCTTCTACAATAGCATTCTTAAGATCGTGCTTCTTACCGTCCATATTGTACAGCAAGTAATGAGCTAGATGCCCATCAAAAAACACGTCCTGTATAATTGCTCCAGTATGCGCCTTTATCCATTTATAGTCAAACTTTAAATTCCAACCACCTACTCTAGCCCTGTCAAAAAGCGTTTGTAAACGACGGCAGAACGCTTCCCATACAGGCTGTCCTCCGTTATTGAATAGCTGCTGGTCTTTATGACATACCTTTACTGCTCTTGCATACCCAGCCTTATGACAAAAACCCACAGCAACTAACTTGGACTTATCTGTCCAAGGGTCAAACATTTGGTTAGACTCGATATCTACAATTACACCGGGGGAATTCCCTTCTTTGCAGTCGCGCTCTACCTCTAGAAAATAAGAATCAATATCTTCATAGGTTTCAAGCCACTTAAAGTCATTTGTACCCTCCTTAGCTGTGCCTGATACCTTCATCCACACAGATCGCAAGTCTTCGACTAGCTGTGAACGAGCAGACCCAGTACCAGTAACAGACTGCATCCACGCAGCACCTGCAGATACCGTGGAAGTGACTTCAATATCTGTTAGATCGTCTGGAACAGCAGGGTACTTTTTTGGAAGAGTAATATGACCATACATCCCTCTTGCAGAGGCTAACTTACTTACACCAGCGAGTACTTTAATTACGGGTAGTCCCATGCATACCAGCACCTTAGGCTTGTATGTTCTAAGCTCATCCCAGAGGTGGTTCAGGCAAGGGATAATATTTTCACTTGTAAACTTAACTCCCGTGCGAGACGCGCACCTAACGAGAGGAACAACATTAATGTACTGTCTTGGGATCTGTAGCTGGTCAATTACATCCCATACAACTTGGGCTACCGGAGTTTTGCCTGTGGATGCAAAATCAGAAAAAGGATAGTGTGCTGCGTCATCCTCTAAAGAGGGAGACTCTATTACCAGAGTAATGAGTGGAGAGTACTCATTATTAGCAATGCTAAAATAAGAACCCATGCAGTTGGTCTGTAGCCCTTGCTGATGTGCAAGAGGGCAAAGCGTACACTTAAGCAAAAATCCTCCAATTTAAATGATAGAGGCCAGCAGGGTCACTGCTGGCCTCCATTTACAACTAACAAGAAAGGAGATCACTCATCTACCAACACAGTGCTAAACTGTGTAAAGTTGTGGTTTATTTCACCCAATAAAATTAATTTTCTATGCATTGGCAAGCTGCAGCGCTATTACGGCACTTGCAGCAGAGTAGGCAAGATTTACATACTCATTTTCTGTTTTTACCTCTTCTAGAACATTATTAGTTGCTCTGTTTAAGGTTCCAGTGCTGGCATATGCTGCCATAGCTGTGTAATGTGCAGCCTCTTGCACTTTAGCATAGGTAGTTTCATCTGGAATAATATCTTCGTCTTCGCGGGGAGTGGGAGCGGCACCACTCACTGGAACACTTTCTATTGTTAGGGTACCATCCTCTGTTAGGCTTCCAGCATATACAAAATTTGAGTAAGGAGCATCAGCTGGCTGATCAACTAGACTACAATATATTTTATACGTAACACCACTGGGTATCCCTGTCATCTCAACAATGCCACTACTATTTTCATTACTTACTAAAATAGCGTCTTCATTTTCAATGGAATACTCTACACCATCTATCACAGGAGAATATGCACAAATAAAAAACTTACCTGCAGTTAAACTTCCGCTCTCAGCTTCCCCCTCTGAAAGTGTAAAACTAATGTCGCCCCCTATACCTGCCTCGTAACGATATATATTACATAGCGCTACCAGCTTAGACAGCGCTGAGTTTAAATTTTCTCTGTCCTCTAAAGTAAACCCTTCGTTTTTACTTACTTTGCTTAATTGTGTTGTTGCTTCTCTTAAGGTTCCCATATGTACGCTCCTTATTTATTTCTTGAAATTATGTTTAGTATTTTAGTGTGTAGACTTTCTACATTCACAGGTAGAGTAGTGTGCTGGCTATGCGGTTTGCCCACGCACAATGCCCCACTTGTTCTTAATTTTAGCATACTAATGTCGTCCGCTGGTGTTCTTTCTGCGACGTAGCGCGAAAATACAGATCGCAATGAGTCAGGGTCTTCCCCATAGGGAAGAGTAACCATGCTTACTACATTTACTCCAGCGAGCTTAAGTCTACCACACAACTCAAGTGCCTGCTCATGGGCATCACCGTCTAGTGCTACAATAGCCTCTCTACTGCCTATATTTTTTGCAAGCAAATTTACCTGTGTGTCAGCAACAAGCTTTCCATACGTAGCTACTGCGTTTTTACCTGCACCTATTGCACTGAACACTCCCTCGGTAATTACAATTTCCGTAGACGAAACGTCTAAAGCCTTCCACAGGTTAAATAAGGTTAAAGATCTATTTTTACCTCTTGGATTTAAATACTTAGGAGCTTCCTTCTTAACACCTTTCTTATAGAAGAAAACAGGTAAATAAGCCCTTGCCACAAAAAATTTAACCTTACTTTCAGTGAAGTCAAAGGTAGGAACAATAACCCTGTTTCGGTATCTCCCCCGCTCTCCACCTTCTGCAAACTGATAAAAATCAAGATCTTCCTTGCTCAACCCCCTGCTACGCAGGTACCCCCAGCCGGGGCTGTCTGTGCTTACAGGAATACATCTCTCCTCCATCAGGTGTGGAACATAGTCATCTACGATGACATCAGTAGACGCTGGTTCCACCTCCTCTTTTACTTCAATACCTCTCAACGATGCTATGCGTGAATAAAAGTCCTTCAGCCTTACGGAGTCTTCTATTGTAAGGTTTAATCTAGTAAACAGGTATTTTAGTGATCCCTGTGTCTCACACCTATAACAAATGAATACTAGCTTTTCTAGGTTTACCCACAGCTTCTCTTCAGTGTCTTCCGACTTGCCCTTGCCTTCGCAAAAAGGACAATTGTATGAAATATTGTCCCCGTGGTCTGTGCCTACTCCAAGGACATTATTCAACTGTAGCTCTAGTTCATAGCTATTCAAGCTTACTCCTAACTAGCTGCTGGACCCCTCCTGCGGTCATATGCATGTTTGCTGCTCTCTGACGCTGTTCGTTAGCAACAACGTCAATATCCATCTCGTCACGCTCGCTGGATAGTGAATTAATCTGATCCTCAAGATAGTCTTCGATGTCAACCTGTGGAGGACGAATAAGACCATCTAGTGACTCATCCTCATAAGGAGTGATGTTATCATAGTTATTGTGAAGCACAAGCAGTTCGCCGTCACGGCGAGGGCTATACTCCATTACAGGACTGAGCGTCATCGTTGCGTCAGTGATATCACCTTCCATTTCAACGAAGGTCATTGTTGGGCGGTTATCCTTAATCCTAACCGAAATACCGTCCTTGCCTCGACGCACCTTGAGTGCCCGTAGCCTTGCAACACCTGCTGCCTTTTCAATCTCAGACTGATCAAACGCAAGGATTACGTCAGCATGCTCTACCTTCTTCCAAGAAGCACCAATGTCATCCTTATCTGTATGCTTTGTTCCCTTACTACGAGCTACCTTAGCATAACCAGACCGTGTTGTCTGTGACGCGGAGAAGATAGGCACATTAAACTCGTGACCAAAGGCAATCAGTTCATTGACTGTATCTCCAATCAAAGCCCAGTCTTCACGGTTATTTCTACGATCATCACCACCCATCTTCATCTTCTCTAGGTAGTCAATAATCACAAGCCACTGCCCTTGGTTCTCTTCCTGTGTAAGAAGCTGCGAGAAATAAGACCGCAGTGAATCTACGGAACAACGTCCCGGTGGAAAGTATTTGAAGATCAGCTTTGCTTTATTTGCCATGCTTATAACCGTAGGCATACGATCCTGATACCGCATTGAGTTATAGAGCACATGCTCTTTAGACACTCCAGCATAACGCTGTGCAGCACGAAGGGCATAATCGCTTTCTTTTAGCTCCATCGTAACGACAAGAACATTAACACCTGCCTGTTGTGCTGCAATAGCAGTGTTAAGCAGCAAACTACTCTTGCCAACACCGGCACCAGCTACAATAAATGCAATTTCACCAGCACCTAGGCCTCCGTCGAGGATATGATCGAACTTCTTAATTCCGATAGGCACCTTCATCGCAGAGCTATAAATGTCTGAGTTGCGAAGCTGGTCAGACAGAGTTGCTACGTTATCCGCAAAGTCATACCCCTGTGTTCCTTTACTCCCAATGGCGTTTAGCTCGCGGATGAGTGGAAGTACCTGATCAAAGTCACCCTGACCGTGGGTGTCCATCTTATCCACTAGATCCGCCATCTTAAGCGTTACCTCTAGTGCGCGACGGAACTTAATGAAGCTCACCATTCTATCCTGAATGTAATCCGCCTCATCAATTTCTACTGACGTGCAAATCTCGTGTGCAACTGCAGCTAGACCTCCGATAAACTCATCGGAAAATCCCAGCTTCTTTGCGTCCACCTTAATCTCTTCTAACAGGGCAGACTCCGTTGGGGCCACCTTGTAAGTAAAGTAGTAAGCCTGAATAATGCGGAAAAGATTCTGCAGCACAGGATCTTCAAAATACGCAGCCTTAATATCCTTACAGTAGTCATGAAGGACATTAGGAGTTCTTAGGATGATGGCAAGTGCCTTTAACTGAAAAGTAGCTCCGAAAGGGAACTTGCGCTCGTGTGTAACTGGTGCTGGCTGGCTCACTGCCAGCATAGGTGGGGGAGGTGTTACCACAGGGGCGTACCCTGCAGGGGCAGTGGAAATTACTGTTGTCTTTGGTGCTGCATCACTTGTAGTTGTCTGTTGTGTAGTTTTTGGTAGTGGTTTGAACTGTGTTGGTAGTGCTGAACCCATTGATCTTCCTTTTTATCGATATGTTACCACTCTTCGCTGAAAAACTCTGTTGATGCGGAGTAACCGTCGTCGTAGACTACGAATTCCTCCTCGGTCCTATAGTCGTCTGCTCGTTCTCCTGAATGTTTTAGTAACCACTTGTGTGTAAAGTCCCAAAAATCAAAGATATACGCCTCATTCGGACCATCTGCTTTGGGGCGCAATGGACGACCAACTCTTTGAAGATTTTTAATAAATGCTTTTCCACCTGCACAGTTGATCATGGCAGAAACTGCAGGTAGGTCCACACCTTCGTCAAATACGGTAGAGCCTATGAGTACGTTAAAGGTACCCTCAAGGTATTCGTTGATGGATGCATCTGCATCCTCATCTTCATAAGAAACAACTTCACCCATGAGTATTTCATGCCGTGTTGGACCTCCACTCAAGAATAGCGGACGCATCCCTAGTTTGTCAAGCTCTAAGAGCAAAAGCCTTCCATGCTCAATCTTGCTGACAAGAAGCAAGGGGTTCATTCCGCGATCTGTTAATGTTTTAGCTAGTCTAGCTATTAAATTATTTCGATACCCATTTTCTACAATAAAGGCTTTCTCTACATCCTGCCAGCTACTATCATTTTCAGGGTAAGTAGTCGCTTCCTCACAAGGTATCATAAAGATGTATGGTCTGGCAAGATAGCCTTCTCTAATCAAATAGGAAGCTGATACCCTTACAATCACACCGCCAGTAAGACCTAGTAACTGGATGTCTTCAGGGTCGTAGTAGTTCAGTTCTCCCTGTCTAAAGGGAGTACCAGAGTAGCCTAGAGAGAACTTAGCTGCCTCTGCACTCACAGCCAACTTAGACCAAGACTTTGCCCCCAAGTGATGCGTTTCATCAAAGTTGACACAGGTCACATTAAGAAAGTCAACTTCTCCTTTTTTAGCAAGCTTCTGAGCGGTCTGCACCATAACAACCATGTGCCTCCCCTCTTCATACTCACCGGCACCCAAGTATCCGACATTCTTAAGTCCATACTGCCTGAACCGTTCTACAGTCTGGTGCATCAAGTGGATCTTATTTACGAAGGTTAACGTAGTACCCTTGTAAACGTCTTCTACGAGCTTGTTAACCGCAGCGATGATCAGGGTCTTCCCACCACCCGTAGCAACCTGTACAACGCCTCTACGCCAGTAGAACGCCTGTTCTACGGCTTCTTTTTGATAGTCTCGGAGCGGAGTTGTTAATAGGTCTACGGGGCACTCGTGGAAGTCAAATGTCTCTTCCTTAAAAATCAATAATTCAGGGATGATACCTGCAGAGGCAAGCCCTTCCTGCACCCAAGGCAGCAGCCCACGTAAAAACCTACCCTCTTCATCAAAGAAATAAAGATTTACTGGTTCCTTCTGGTTCCAGCGGCTCTTTGCAAATTTTGCTTTAGGGTTTTTTACGGTGAGTAGTGTCTGGAGAGTGCGTATCTCGTCAGATGAGCCTGAAGGCTCTACGTATAAATTTCCAATTTTAAGTTTCAAGCAGTAGGGCTAACTTAGCTTAGGTTTATTATATTTCAATACGACTGTTCTGTCTTGAGCAGCGGAGGGGCTTACAGATTGAAGACCTAAAGGAATCACCTGCTGTTCCCCTGATTTACTGCTTAAAGCAACAGAGTTGAATGTGATAGGTGTTCCTTTCATCTGCTGAAGCCCCTCGTACTTCTTACCTAGACCCGCCTTGACATAGGCTACTGTACAGTGCGGATCATATGTAGGGTAGGTGTCGGTATGCGGGTAGGCTTCCTTAATCTTACGATTCAAACGGTGCATATCAGGTGAGTCTATAGTTAACACCACACAGTCACTATCTGGGCGCTGTTCGTTAGCAGGAAAGACTTTTGTAACTCCCAAGTGAGCGGTGAATGGTGACTCATGTGCAAGCAGCCGCTTCAGCGGCTCTGGATCATCATGGTGCAGGCCGTACTTCAGCGTTGCATGAGGCTGTGTCTCAAACCCATGTGAAGCTAGGTCGTTTGGATCGATTATCGAGTAAGCAAATGCCTGATGAATCTTGCTGGCACCCCGTGGAAAGTTCACCTGAGTGGAGGCATAATCAAAGGTACCATCACGCTCACTTAAATTTGCCGCCTCATGTACTGTCTTCTTCCCACTAAGGTTTACCATCTCCGTGGGAACTTTCCCTTTGGATGGAAGAACCACAATACCATCATAGCCCTTCTTTTGCAAGTGGGTAGACAGGGATCTACCTTTTTTACCCAGCTTAGACGCTAGATCGTGTTTCCATGTATAATTTTCAGTGTCAGTAACTACGTAGGGCTTCTTGAAACGTACTGTTCCATTTACCTGATTGGAAATAAGCTTCTCCCCGTGCTGGGTGTCATAGCTGGCGGAAGCTCCATGCCCATAGGACATGTACTCCCCGTGAGGCTCTACGTCCTGCCCAAACCTACCACCCATGTTTGGAGCAGGTGGAAATGTCTTTCTATGGAAAGGGATGGTCAACGGCTTCTCGTGCTGAATGGAGTCTATAGAGTGATGAACCTTTTTATACCTAGCCTTGGCTCTGTCACCGAAGGTGACGGTAGCATCGCCTAGCTTAACTTCGACTACTGGCTCAGCAGCAGGTTTACTTTGCTTTCTTGCGTCGTATTTACTACGAAATGCTTTACCGTCCTCAGACTGATCCCTCCCAGTAACGAACTTTCTTCCAGTGACTTTACGGGCATGGTCGTACATAGCGGTGGCTATGCCTTTCCTAAGATGCTCGTCTTCAACATCAACCCCACGCGCATATAATGTATTGGGGGCGCGTGAGGAGTGGTCTGCGGATAGATTTCCAACACGAACACCTTCCTTGGAGTGTACATACACGTCAACACCATTGGAGCGATAGGAGTGGCTTAGCTTATACCCCTCTTTCTTCCAATCACCGTTTTTACCTTCCGCTAGCTGCGGATATTTATACTGAGTAGCCATGCTTTATCAGGTTGCAACCTGTGGTTGCTGAACTAAGTCGTTGATTTACCGCTCCAAAAAGTAAAAGGGCCTACTTGCGTAGGCCCCGCTATGTCTCCATAGCTAGTGGCTCAACTTGCGAGGAGGTGAGCACTCAGTATAACCTTAGTAAGCACCAACTCTATTCCATCCGCGCCATGATCATCTCATAATTAAGCTCAAGGGCAGGAGTAGGATCGTCCTTGACGATCTCACACCCCAGCTTGATCAGCTGCTTCTCAGGAAGCTCCTTGACCTCATTCTTCTTGACCGACTTGGTCGTCTTGATAAGACGGTCAGCAAGCCCTGCCTTTTCGATCAGCTTTAGGGTCGTAGCTTCGTTGAAGGTAAAATCAAGTCGTCCCTTGGGGAGCGACCATTTAACGTCCCCTAGGGGGTACTGCTGCCGAATGGAGGTACGATCCCACTCCTTCGCGGCAGTGCGAAGAATGGAGGCCTCAATCTGGTCAGCCTTCTCGCGAAGGGGGGTAGTAGCTTCCTCTAGTGCCAAGCGAAGCTCGTCAATCTGCGAAGTGTACTTCGCGGTAATCTTAGCCACGGTCTTCTTCAGAAGACTAAGCTCAAGCATCGCGTCGTCAATGGACGACGTAGTGTTGACTGCCGACTTGGTAGCGAGTGTTTTCGTTTCGTTCATGATGGAGTAAGTATAGCCACCGCTGGAGCGGTTGTCAAGAACTATTTTACTGAGTCCTTTCTAAACCCCAAGGTTACATCATCCTGATAGGAATTCAAGGTGTTAACGGTTTTAACAGAATCACCGACAACGTAGTTGAGGTAACGGATATCAGATTCTAACTTCGTTAGTCGAAAGTAAAGATACGCTTCCTTGGCCTTTTCCTCTTCTACCCTTGCCTGACAGGCAAGATAACCGATAGAAACCCCGACGACTAGTATGTAAACTGCTAGAAATGCTAGCTTTAGCCGAGAATTAAAATCAAAATTTTTGGAGTTCATAGTTTGTAATATTACCTCTATTACTAAGTATACTATACTTTATATATCTTATCTATACTTATCTTTTTGTTCTTGTCAGGATGTTTCTTTATTCTACGTTTCTTGTCTCTTTTATATACGAAGTATATTAGGGCTTCTGGGGGATTGTTAAGGGGGGAAAGGAAAAAAATATTCCCACATTACAGAATTATAATCTAATTGTAATGAAACTGTAATGTTGGGTCAAATAAAAAAGGCCACTGTTTCCAGTGGCCTTAGTTGTCCTGAAGGGGATTTGTTACTCTACTGGTGTTTCCGTACCAGCTAGAACCTCTTCTGAGATCTGTGCCTCATTGAGATCCTTAGCCCGTAGATCCTGAATAAATGCCTCAGGCATGTCCATCTCTGCCGCAATTGAAAGCTTCTCTTCAAGAGTTAGTGTCTCGTCATTGAACAGTCTGCGATCAAGGCTAACATGCTGCCATACAATCTTAAGCCCATGTAGATTGTTCCACTCCGCTACCTCATGAATCATCTGGCTCAAGGGGAGTGGTGTGTCAGCTGCGTTGAGTTCGTCAATCTTCTTGTTCCACTCAACCTGCTCACGAACGTACTTTACAAACTCGTCCTTGTCATATACACCCTTATCACTTGCCATACGAATTGTCGCCTCCAATCGAAGCTGTGTAGCCCGTAGCTCCTGTGCTAGCTTCTCCATCGTCGCATACATCCTGACGATAGACTGATTAAGCTCGCCTCTAGTTACAGGAGATGCCATTACCTTTTCCATCTCTTTACGCTGCTTAGCCTGTGCCTTCGCTTCCTTCTCTGCCTGATACGCTTCGTTAGAATACTTCGTTCCAGACCGATCAGAGGGCATACCCGCTGATCCATCGCGTGACGGAAATTGAATCGTGTTATCTTCCATAGTGTTACCTACTCCTTATAGGATTGCGTCTAGTACCTTAGCTGTGTTGATCTTGCCCTGTGAAGTTAGATAAAGGACGATGAGATCAATGGCAATACCGATAACCATGTCAGCATACTTATCACCAACAAGAAGGTCTGACTCCTTGATCTTAGCTGCTACCCATGCCTTACGTCCAGCACCTGTCTTGAGAGCAGGATTAACTTCAGCTTCCATAATGAAGGCTGCGATGATCTCAAACATCTGCTTGCTTCCCTTAGCAAGAAGGATCTTGCCTAGGGGGCGAATATAGGCCCATGCCCAGCTTGTCCAAATCTTAAATAGTTCTTTCATTTCTTCTCCTTTTATTTAGTTAAGTTGCTTAAACTTCAACAAGTTAAAGCTTTGTTTATTCCGTGTTCGCCTACGGCAAACTAACATTTCTTTCAGCCTTTGCCCTTCAGGTAACCTCGCATGATATACCCGTAGGATTGACGCAATTTTGACAGCCCCATAACCATTAAATCTCTGGCTTGTTTGTCCTGTGTGGGTGATAGTGTTTTAACTATCGACTCCACTTGGGTAATCGCTGCCTGTAGTGCTCTGGTTGTTTCTTCGTTCATACCTTACTATGCTTGGTTCTAACTAAAAAAGGCCCGAAGGCCCTTTAGAGTCTGAAGATCTTGTCCGGTCCACCGGACCACTGGATGACTACGTCACCCCCGTCCGCTACCATAGGAAGACCAGTTCCTGTATCAATCCAAGCGATGAGCTTGGATGTAAGCAGCGATCCTGTATCTTGATAAATAGCTACCCCTGCTATTACTGCAGGGGCAGCTATCGAAACAAAAGTACAATCTGCCGCATCAAAAATAGCTCCTGCTACTGTTTTAGATGCGAGTGTCTGAGGTGTCCCTAGCATGTAAGCTCCAATAGAAGCAGACACAAACTCGTCTGCTGCCAAGTCAGGCGTATACCCGTCGCTCACAAGCGTAGCCTTTATCGTGTCGGATAGCAAATTTATGCTACCTAACATAAAGTACTGCTTACCTTTAGTATAAAGACTGTTGGACATTTACTCGACCTTATTCTCCAGATTCTACTACAGGCTCAATTGCTGCAGCCTCTAGTGCTGAAGCATAGGCAGTATCCACACTAAAATAGTCTGCTCCAACAGTCTCTGTCTTTACTAGAAAACCAGATCCATTGAAAAGACCATTACATGCCTGCAATGCAATAGTAGCATCGTTGATAGCTGACGTTACTAGTGTTTTTGCTGACGTTGCTAGGTTTAGATCTCCACCTGTGCCTGAGTCTGTAAGGGAAGCTGTGAGCTTAGTAATAGCCTCTGAAAGGGCTGCTTTCTTGGCTGAGTTAATAGCACCATCTTCTGCCTTAGCAAGAAAAAGCTGCTGTACACCTAACATTAAATTATCTACTGCTACTTGTGCCATTGTATTTCTCCTTTAAGTTGTTAGTTCTTGCTAGTTGCCTAGCTCATTCATAATTTTATCTAGTACGTCCGCTATCTTAACTTCGTTCCCCTCTTTGTCATCAAAGTCAGGAATGCTGGCTCCGTTTAAAAGCTGAGCAATTACATCTTTAGCTGGTAGACTGTTGAACTTCATTAGAATAGCAGGGATCTCCATTTGTATGAAGTCCATTACCTCATCTACATTAGTCCAAATTTGCTCGTCCGGTGCGTTCTCAATTGCCCTGAAATAGGCCTCTATGATGTCCTCTAGGGACTTCCCTTGCACATATGCCTCTGCTACCACCTTGAGGTGAGGCACCTTTTCTAGGGGTGTTTCTGCAATAGACCCTATGCTATTGAAAAATGCTTTATACGCCATCTGTAATAGTAAATTAGGGATTTTCATCTTCGCCGTCCTTTGTGCTTCCGTTGCCAACTGCTTTTTTAACTGCAGCAATTTGCTGCTCTACCTTTGCATTAGTTTTCTCTAGTTTGGCCATTATCACTGGGTCATCTTTCTTACCAGAAAACCAAGCAACTCCCTCGTTAAACTTTTTCCATAGCGAGGAAAATACCATGGCACTGCCAGCAAGCTGTAGCCCTGCTATCGCTACGTCTATTCCGTAAACCCCACCCATCCGGTATGCCATGATCTGCCCCATTACTAGTGCTACAAGAGGTGACCAAAAGTCCGTGTAGGTCTTTCTCCAAATAACATTCATTGCATAGCGCACTATCTCTGTAGCTGATAGAACTACGAGAGCATTACCTATGTTAATTGCCTCTATCAGCCGCGCTATGAAATCTTCCATCTAGTCTTCCATTTTATCGAATTTTACAAATATACCACCGTTGTGGTAAAAAATATCTGCTGCCGTTTCCTTAATGGCCTTGCCATACTTCCTAGAGTTTCCTGAAGAACAATGAATCACTTTCGTTGCGGTGCCAAATGCCACCTCAGTAACAACGCCGATATGCCCCTGCTTACCGCTGTTGTCACCCCATACAAAAAGACATCCCGGCTCAGGGGCATCTATTTTGGTGAACATCCCCTCTTCACTCTTTGCATCCTTTACAACCGCAGTTGTTTCAATCCAACCACCGTTCAAACTCTTAAGGAATGCATTGCCTGTCTTTCTTGACTCGCCTATTACCCAAGAAACAAAACCAGAACAGTCACAAGTCTTTGTGCTCCCTTCTGGTAGCTCGTTGGTTGGGCTATACCCACCCTTACCTAGCTCGTAGGTTGCCTTTGAGTGTGCTGCTGCGTAATGCGCTCGATCCAATATCTCTTGTCTTTTCATGGTTAACCTTTTAAATATAATACATAAAAGCTGAACCACTGCCCACCTTAGACTACAGTGGGCAGTGGTCTATGCTTTAGCGAAGAAGGATTCTGCCGGGGACATCGTAGATGTCCATTGCACTAATTGGAGCTTCATTAACGTTACCAAGTACGTTAGCTACCCCTGTAGCAATGCTGGTAACAATCATTAGGAAGACTCTTCCTCGTCTGCGGATTAAATAGGGGATAAATACCACTCTATTCTTGGCTACCGCCAACGGCGTAGATGATGAGTAGAAGGTACCTTGCCCCGCTCCCCACCAAGTTGAAATACCTCTGGTAGTATAGAACTGTGTAACGCTGGCGTCATACCTAGCCAGAACTAAGAGTGAGTCTTCACCCGCATCGTCTCTGAATGGCTTATAGGCAGTTAAGCTATAGGTGGCAACAGGGATCTTTAGGATGGAAGAAGACAGGTATGCTTCGTTGATATTAGATAGTTGAAGTGGATCAGCACCAAATGAATATGAGTCATACCCGTTTGCCTTACCTCCAAGTGGAAGACGATCAATCGCTCCACCTGCAGCCGCTGGGCTGATAGCTAAGCTACCTAGCTGGCTTACTGCCTGTACAGGGCTTCTACCTAGAGACGTTACGTACATAAACTCTGAAGCAGACACGATCTGGGTAGACCATACACGCTCAATATCGCCTGCAGTAAATACTTGCCTTCCGATTCCTTGGTAAGGTGAAGTAATTGTCCAGAGCTTAAGTCTCTCTGTATCCACTAAACTAGTGAGTGTGCTTATGTTTCCAGATGAAGAAGATACACCAGCCATCTTTTTGTGGATGGAGAGTAGACGGTTTGATCCAGTATCTGCGATGATCATACGATCCGCACTAACGGTAGACATGATCATGCATAGGGGTGAGGTTAGTCTAGCGTGGTCAGTCCCTGACTCATTATAGATACCAAATTCACCCGCCAGCTGATAGCTGTCTGTGTTATTGAGGATACTCATCCTGTAGTGAAGTAACTTGTGATTACTTGTCAAGATATACATATCCTGTCCACTAACCAAAGCAAACACACCACCGGGGATCGGTGTTGATACTGTGCTTGGGCGGTTAGCAGAGTCCGTTAGATAATCTACATCTTCTAGATAAGGTGTTGACCCTGTAAGCCACTTGGCATCTGTGGTACCCAGTGGTACGAATCTACCACCATCATCTCCACCACTCCATCCAGCTGTAGTTTTACCTACAACAAACAGAGCAGTACCATCCTCTGATACGGAGATGCCCCAAGGAGTAGCTAGCGTAGTAGACGTTCCACCTGTAACACCGTCCGTACCAAACACACCACTCGTGTTTCCAGCACCACCGGGGGCAACAAAGTTAGCTCCATCCCACTTATAGCGATGGACTACGTTAGATGCGCCACCTAGACCAGTAACACCGGAGAACGTTAAATATAGGTTTCCGCTGGTATCTTGATCTAGTCCAAGAGAAACACCGTATAGAGAGTCCCCCGGTGATAGTGTGATTGAAGGGCTTGCGTCTCTTACCCAGTTGCTTCCAGACGCAATCCACCTATAAATCTTCTGTACGTATCCATCAGCTACGATGCTCTCGTAGAAGCGATGAACACCTGCTATATTTCTCTTCTGGCTGTAGCTTGTGAAGGCAGAAGTAGTAACACCGGATGGTAGTGCAGTTAAGCTGGAGAACACCACACTACCATCACCGTTGATGCTGTATAGAGCAGTCTGAGATACCCCTCCACCTACTGGTCTTCGTGAAGCAAAGATTCTAGCAGGTGCTGACCCAGATGCAGGTACATACTGTATGTCTGAGAACGAGAACGTATTACCAAACCCACTTGTTGCTCTATCAAACTTTACAGATAGGTTGCTGTAGTTTAATACCCAGCCACCACCGTTAGGAGTGATTGGAATTTGTGTGTCATTAGTTATCCAAACGTAGTTTGGTGAGGTCTGACTGTCTACTGCAATTCCTCCCAACATGTTTGGAATTGATGTAGGGGCATAAGGGCAGAACGCATACTCAATGTTAAAGTCTTTATCAACTTTAAACAGAGTATTAGGCCTGTCTGAAGTACCTCCACCTCCTGCCGTGACTAGATACTTAATATCAGCAGACCCCGGTGTTCCTATCAGGATTGCGTATCTACCGCTTGTAATGTTTGCTGGCATTGAAGACCCACCAGTCTCACTATTAACAAACGTTGTGATTGGGATACCGTTGTCATCGAGGATAGACGACCTATTGTTGTTTACGTCTGTAATAACAACATTAGTTCCGTCCATTGAAATACCTGTTGGGTAGTTCAACTTGATGGGGGCAACAGTAGATGTACCGGGAGTATCAAGAACACCGGCAAAAATTGTAGCGGTGCCTAGCGCTGCAGTATTAAACTCGTACACTACGTGACGCGGTGAGTCTACTACATACAGCTTAGCTCCATCAGATGTTATCGCAAGAGCGTATGGTGCATATACTGAAGCCACACCGCTATCTGATCCAAACCGTCTTGTAGCTGCCTGACAGGTAAAGGTTTCAATCGTAGCCGCTAGAGTCCATACCCCAGCGCTGAAGGTGTACTTCTTAACCTTTCTACCTACATGGTCTACTACCCAAACTGCTCCGCTACCTGCACCTGCGAAAGGATTACCGTATACGGCTACGCTTGTTGGGTATGTAAATGCATTAGTGACTCCACCTGCAATAGTAGCACTGCTGATAGAGTGACCTGCTGCTGAGTCTAAAGTCATAGACCCGTCTGCAGCCTCATCCCATACGCTAATCTTGCTGGTAAAGTATTCTGCTACCCAAATCTTATTGCTCGTGTCTCTTACTACCCAGTAAGGTGAATTTGTTCCAGAGCTAAACGACTTGTGTGGGTTAACTCCATCAAAGAACTCTTGCTGTACTGTCTCTCGTGGAAGTGACTTAGTACCAGACTTTGAGGGGAACATGATCTCTACTGAGCAAAGAACACGGTCAGTGTTTGCCCGTGTACCTACATCGAGCGTATAGGTTCTTGCCTGTGGAGTTCCGCCAACCACAGGGTCAATTCTCTTGCTATCACTCAGCCAGAACCATGCAGGAGTATCAGCAGTAACGCTGTTTCCTGCAGCACCAGACAGTACAGTAGGGTCTACGGTAACTAGTCTGGTTGTTCCACCAGTGTTTGTTATTGTTATAAATCCTGCTACTGTTTGGTCGCTCGTCAGAGCAAAAGGATTAACTACGAAATCAGTCTTCTGCGCCTCTGGATATGCGTCAAACCTACGTCTAACACCGTCTGGTTTAGAGAATGGAGTTCCGCCAAGGCTCTTATCCTTAACGTAGTTAACATACGACCCCAGCGTTGGGTCTGAAGCATATGCAGGGTAAATAGTGTCAGAGAAGATTACATCGTCCATGAGTACACGGTTACCCCAGACAGGTAGAGAACCAGCGTCATACGCAAGCTGCTCCCACTGTAAGCGTGTAGTACCATGTAGAACTTCAGACAGAGAGCGCTGGAGCATCCTCTCATACTCAGCAGACGTTACACCAACCCAATGACGCTTATCGATGAAGTCACTACGGTCGATTGAATCGTAATAGAGATTGTCTGGGCGACCAGAGATACCAGAAGAACGATACCCAGTGGAAGCATTTCCAACTACCTTGGTTCCGTTCTGGTTTGACTGTGTGAAGTCGCCTGTGTTACGACGATGCACCATTGCAATAGGAATGGCGTAAGTGTAGCCATCAAACGTTCCTAGATCAGTCTTGGACTGTGAGTCACCATTACCTGCTCTCCATAGTCCTGCGTCATTAAGAGCAGTGAACATGTTTGTGAATGAATATGACGCAACAGGAGCCACAGCAGCGCCCCTACCTAGTGCAAGGAGAGCGTTAGCTCCACCAAACCCAGTGTAGTCGTCTGCAGGATTGATGTTGTTTACAATACGAACTCTGTGGCGAACTTGTAAGAAGTTACCGTTGGCTAGACGTGTAATGCTGTGGACTACGGTCGGGTCTAGTGGGTCTGTAGTATAGTTGTTGTCGAGAGAAGGGATACCTTCTCCGTAAGTAGAGGCAGCAAACTGAGGGCTACCATACTTCCAGAATAGAGGAGTAGCTGCTGGAATCTCTTCGTTCCAAACTTCAAGGAAAATAAAATCCTGAGTACCACCACTAGCTGCGGCGGCACTGAGCTTGATTGCTACGTTATTGCGGACTGCAGTTGCTCCACCTGCTTGAATATTAAAGAGCTTAACAAGCCAGCCATTTACATAGGTGGTAAGTGGACTGATCGCAGTAGCGTAGTCCGTAACGATGTGTATCTGATAGGGGTATGCCCCTGCCCACTCTGTCCCGGTCAGAAGACCGATATCATTATTGATTACACCAGTTGCTGCTCCCTCTGGGTAGATTGCTCTACTCTTTGGTTCCTGCACCCACCCTGACTGATGTGTAGTTCTCTTAAGCTCCGCAAGCCCCTCAAATAGAGAGTAGTTGATGGAAGCGTTATCTACGTTAGCTTGACTAATTGCCTCTAGTCTTCCATCAAGGCTTCCGTACTCTACGGCAGGCGTGACCGTGTTATCTGTACGCGCATTTGTAACTTCTGTAACTAGAGTCTCAAGCTCTGTATTGATCGCAATATCGTTTAGGATAAGGTTGCGTAGAGGTCTATTATCCACATCATAACGATAAGGATCGGTCCCTGTAAAAAGGGCTACTTCAATATCTGTAGTTTTAATATTCGCCATTATTTGCTCCAGTTAAATTAGAATACAAATGTCCATCGAAAAGTTAGGATGAACTCATTAGTTTTAGTTATAAGGCCAAACGTCTTGTGCGCGGCTAAGATGCCGTCGTCTCTGTACATTCCTGCCTCTGAGTAGCCTCGTCTGCCGGGATTAGGGCCACCATCATTACCCTCTGCTGCACCAACCGTGGCTGTAAACCTAACCTTTGTTCCACTATCACCATCAGGGAAGTCAACGGTTACTGGCTTTTTTGAGATAATTGGCGCTCTTGCCTCATCCTCACAAAAAAGTTGCTGCCGGTCAACACTTGTAGTTTTAGGTAGCGTAGGGTCAGAATTTTCATGCCCACCATCACCAAACTTCATCTCGTTTACCCACCCAGTAGGAGGACCGCTATACCAGTCACCAGCCCATAAGTGGGCCATACCTGACCTACCTCCATCTACTACGAGGTTTTCACTTTCAAAGTGTTCTACTACCTCTCCGTTGGAGGCTCTGATCTTAAATACCTCTAAGTACCCGCGTGGGTTAAATTTGTCTGTAAATTCAATAGCCTTGGGCATTATGCTCTCCTATGAGCCAGAGACTATACGTATAAAGTCTGCTGAATTATGTACATACCCGTCTGTCCCTAGAGCGTTGTATGCGTAAAAACCTACTTTTGCAATTGTTCCTGTGAATGGAGTGGATTTATCTACTTGGAAGGTTACCCATGACTTGCCGTCTAGGCTCCACTCAAACTGAATTTCGCTGTAAGAAATGATCTTCATTCTTACATAACATGCGTTTGATCCTATGAGTTGACCTTGTTCTGCACTTACCAAGGTTGCAACATCGAAAACCATTGAAAAAACGCTGATTCCTTGTGATCCTCCACGTAGGCCACAGCTTACTATGTCTCCGTTGCTTGACTTAAACCCAAGCCCCCAGAAAGGCCGATCTGCGGTAACCTCTCCTCCCTCATATCCCGGCAAGTAACCAAGTGCAATCTTTGCCCAAATAGTAGTAGGGGTGAGGTCTGCTATAGCTAAGTTTTTCTCTATACCTACACAAGGGGACACGGAAGCTATGGTAGAATCATAGACTAGCTGGCTGTCTACAAAAGACTTTGTGCCTGTAAAGTTATATTCTGTCCAAGCAAGGTCTATATCACCAAACTCATCATCACCAACACCTGCTACAGCAGGTATAGCGTCTGGATGATTAATAAACGTGGGAACAACCGTCTCATTAGACAGCCCGTTTTCAGCTGCGTAGGTTACAAAGGACATTGATTCATATGCAGCTGCCGCCCCTGTATCCTCTGGGATAAACACATCAGAAAGTACATAGTCTATATCTTCATAAGATATATAGATGTCATAGCGACCGCCCTCGGCATAAAACTCTAACAGCCCTGCCGCTGTGCAAAGAAATGGCTGAGCTACCTCGTTAGCAAGAATAGCTTCGTTTGCACTATAGACCGTAGCATTAGGGGATAGCTCCGTAGAAGGACTGACCTTTACCTTGACACTAGCCTGTGGTATTGTTCTTCCTGTGCCGGGGCGCAGTGCGTACTGTATATATTTTTTCATGTTAACTTATCCTTTGAATCATTTGCACTACATTATTGGCAGTCCCAGAGAACGAGCCGTTTGTACCGTAAAACCGTCCACTCTTCTCTACCATGCGTACTGGCACCACTCCAGTTGGGAGATTGGTGGCAAATCGTTTAACTAGCCAAGTAGACGTGGTTAAATCAAATTGAAGGTAAATATCAGACCCGTAGCTGGGGTCAGACCAGTTACCATCTTCTGAGTAGAACATTAGCTTGTTATTCTTCTTAACACCATACATGAACTGCGCCCCTACAGGGGCAGTACTCACTAGTGTAAATGTATCTGTTACAGTATGGTATCTATAGAGCTTGTAATTAATGTTACCAGAACCTATTTCGTCAATTCCGCCAAATAAATAGATGCTGTCATTTACAACAACGGCACTTCCGTATATAAAGGAAAAAGGCATCGTGAATTCGGCAGAAAGGGTTTTTGTGGTAGTGTTAAACCACTGATATTCGTTTTCCCCACCACCAATAAGTTCACTTACGCTTGTACCTCCAAACATGTACATCTTTCCACCGACTTGGGCATACGCAGCTTGCAGTCTAAATCCAGCACTTTCACCAAGCTTGTAGATTATGTTTGACGTGATATCATACATTATGATATTTTTATTTTTAACGTTTGTTCCTTTATACCCGTATAAATAGAAAAGGTTGTCTCCATCCGTGCCAGTAAACCCACCGTAGTAGCCTTGTGGTTCTGTGTCTGTAACATCAATTGTAGGGGTAATGTCGTCCACTGAGGATAGAACCCCAGAAGAAAATACAAGTCTGGATATGTGCTTTGTTCCTGTTCCGCCGCTGGTCTTACCAAACAATGACCACAAGGTGCTAGGGTCAGTTGAGTCTACTATACTTGTGCTGGATAGCGTATTAGCTGTTGTGTCAATGTTCACTAGGTTAAACTCAGGGAGTGAGGTGTTGTCCCCAGTGATATCTGGGTCAGGTCCCGGTCCTATAACGATAGTATCCAACCAGTTTTCAAACTCAAACTTGTTATAGTATTTTACAATACCGTCTTCAAACTCTTCTGCAATTTGCCACAGAGGGACAATGTGATCGTCTGTTGTATAACATCCGCTTCTATCAGGTACAAGCCCATTTTCCACGCCCTCTGTATAGGGGGCATATGGCCCTGCAGGCTCCTCTCCTCTCCAGTACTCGCCGTTTCTACCACCAAAACACGATGGATCTCTAGTTGGATTTTCACCGTTTCTAGGATTGCCGTTGCTGCCATCACGGTATAGAACACCACAGCTTCTGAATACCTGTGTACACCAAGGCTCATCGTTCCAGTTGATATCACTGATATCAATTAAAAAGTCCTCGTGTGGGCCACACAGCCCTTCCTGTGGATCTCTAACCATACCAACCAGCGCTACTGACTCGCCGGGGAGAGATAGGTCTAGCTCGTTGGGGAAAGGATCTCTAATGACACCAAATAGTCTAGGGTCACCTTTTAGAGGATTGTAGGGGTCATACATATCTCCCCTGAAGTAGATAGGGTCATCCGGTTCACACTCAAGGAAGAATTTATCTGTAGGTACAGGCTCTAGCGTTCCATCCGTGATATCCGTGAACTCATAGATATCGCAGAGATCCATATTATACTCTATCCACCAAAGTACAGTGTTAACAGGCCTTACTCTATGTATGGCTTCCAGTATTTCGCTGAAGTCTTCCGTAGTGAATGACCAAGGCTGTCCGCTGCCGTCTGTAGTGCATACTGTTTGTTGGTTGATAGAAACTAAACGTATTCCAAAATAAGGAGACTTAAACCACCCAGAAGTATTTGTTACAGGGTCATACATCATCCCCGTGCTTGGCACCTCTTCATGAAAAGAGATATAGTTCTCAGTCCAAAGTTCTACAAGTTCAATGTAGTATCCAAGGGAGTAAAATAGTATCTGGAACGCTTCCTTCATTCCCTTGCGTTTGTAGACCTCTACTGCCTCTTTCAGTTGGGTTCTCGCCCTAAGGATAGCGGCATCTCTAACAGCAGGTGTAGTAGAATCAAATCCGCGAGTATTTAAAGGATAGTTGATTAAGTGAGCTAGGAACTTAAGGTACTTGGGTGAACAGGTATCAGGGTCAAATATAGTAGTAAAGTCTTTAATAAAACAGTAAAACTCATCTGCTGATAAAGCAAATACCTCAAGGAACTGGGTTAGGTCTTCTGTCTTGTCCAATACTTTGAACGACTCTGGGAGATAGCGCAATAGCCACTTCCCGTCACGGTAAAGGTTACACCTATTTTTAAACACCTCTACTGAAAGATCGAACTTATCCTCTCCACCTACGATAACAACTTCTTCCTGTAGTGTAAGGCTTCCGCTAGTTACTACTACGGATTCCTCTAAAAAATCCTCACCAGAACTTTGATAAATTAAATCCTGTAGGTATGTAGGAGTTGTGTAGGGTTGAATTTGATTTATTTCAGCATAAAAATCTACATAGTCTAGCGACCCCACTATAGGAGGTGCTACAACTTCTACGTTTACAATTGACGTAGGGACTATGTATTGTGTAGGCATTATCGTTCCTTACGCTGGAATTGGATACTGTACCCGTATCCGGTGCATAACTGTTTCGGCCTGTATTTCAAGAGGGGCTTGCCAGTAAAGAACGACAGACCCTTCGCTGTCAAACGTAAGATCAAGCTGTGTGTTTATTGGGTTACTCACGTTGTCCCTAAACGGACCCGCATACTGATCGGAAAGCGCTCCGTCATTCTTATCAAACATATCACCCTGCTTAATTAAGCTGAACCTTACGAAGTCGGTAGGCTGGAAAGGAACGCCAAACCCATCCTTTGAGCTAAATGTAAGTGTAAGTGGCTCTGACGTAGCTGCCTTTATTTGCGTAGAGCTAATTGTGTAGATAGTCTCGTTTGGAGCTATAATGCCTGTTGACCCGTCACCGTACTTATAAATGTAAAGTCCAGCACCAGCAGTAAGCTCATCATTAGCTACCATGTATATAATTGAGCCTCTTAGTATTGCAAGTGTTATGTTGGAGGAAGGGTCTGTCCAGTAAGACTCACCTTTTCTGACCAACGTTGCGGTGTATTTGATGGCTAGTTTAGCTGTGTTTTTGGTTACCACTACAACGTCTGTATCGGCTCCCGGCATGGCATAAAGTCCACAAGCAGAACCAAGTACTAACTCTGGAACCGTAGTCTCTTCAAGTGCGTCAGTGGTTCCACCATCAAACGCGGCAATGTCCCAGTGGTATAGCTTAGTATTAGCCTTGCTTAGGGCATATACTTGAGTACCCTTAACAAGAATATGATTTATGAACTGGGAACCAACAGCAACAGACGACGCATTTCGTAGAATCTTTGATCCGTCCGCTGCTCCAGTAACGGCATTGATTCTGTATAAATATGAATTATTTACGTAATAAATGTAGCCTCCATCCTGACAAAGGAAGTTTCCTTTTGTAGGATGAATGTCCGTGGGCAGTATGGATGCAAACGTGGGACTGTACTCCATGTCATAGTAGACAGGAGACACTGCCAATACATCTAGCTTTTTCCAATAAAGGGCTGCACCACTCTTCACTAGAATAAGAGCAAACCTATTATTCTCTACAAAGCAGGTACCCCAGCATTCAACCGTGTCAAATGAAGTTAGGCCAAATACTGTATTACCTACTGGTATGTTAGTGCTGGTATAATTAATAGCCATAGATTACCCCGGAAAGCGGACTCGTACTAAATCCTGAATTAATACAGATGCGGTTGTTCTTGCCGACTGAAAGTAACAGGTAGCTTCCCCGTTTATGTCCAGCGGTACAGTTACTGCTCGATGTAGCGGAATGTTAGAGTAGTTTCTAAAAGAAGCAGGGTCACTTGAAGTTGATAGCGCAGAGTCATTAGCATCCAGCGTACCTCTTCCAGTTAAAATTTCAAATTTTACGTTAGCTCCAATTAGAGTGTTCATCTCTAACCCAAAATCATCGTATGCCTTGAAGTGAAGAGTTACTACAGAAGGCTCACCTACATAAATAGTTCTATCTGAGTACGAAAATATAGACTTTGTAGTAGATACTGTTTCTGTGGAGTAGTCTACGTATCTGAGCAAAGTAAGACCACCGCCTGCGTTATTAACAGCGTTCTTTATCTTAAAGATGATACCAGCCCCGCTGAATACAATTGCGGTATCTGAGTTAGAAAAAGAAGTAACTCCCTTAAAAGATAAGTCGTTACCATCATACTTTTCTGCAATATTTACTACATCATAATAAAGAATTATATCACCGTTAGTGTCAATAGACATTCCAACTACAGCGTTGATTGAATTCTGTGTGTAGTAAAAAGGGATGTTGGAGGACACGTTAACCCAAGGAATTGTGACCCCTGTGATTGTGTCCCACGTAGCCGAAGAGAAATCAAACTTAAGGAAGAATGTATTGTCGTATGCATCTATTACGACCATATACATGAATTCATTTCGTGTTACAACGCTTACGATCTGTTTGTATTCGACTGGGCTTGCTAGGTTGGAGTATTCAACTATATCATTAATTAGACTTATCCTAACTAGGTTGTAGTAGGTTGTTGCACCATTGCCAACGTTTCTAAAGGTGTAAGCATATCCAGCAGCGTGGTCTACTGTAAACATACTAAGGTTGCCATCAAATACAGCCCCTGATGCATCTATAAAGGAGGCATCACTAACTGCCCAGTTACTACCAGCAGGAAATAGTGGGTTAGAGTAATCTATCTTTCTCAGCCACTTACTTCCTCCGCTGTGAAGTGCCACGTAAAGACGCTTCAACGATGCATCCCAAAAAGCACCCAACGTTTCTGCGTTAGTGGTGGCATCCCCAAAAAGTACTGAAGGGGTAACTTTAATCATGCTGCTATTATATTGTATAGGCATCTTGCTTTCCTTACACTGTTAACCTTATCTCATACGGGATTGCAGTAGCTCTACAATTACCAAGGCTATCGAATACGGTTAATACTACAGTGGCTACACCCGACTGCGGTCTAGTTGTGTACTGCCAGTACACAGTTGAGTCCAGATTAAGAAGGTCTGTAGTTACTGTTCTACCATCTACAGGCTGTGTTCCAGCGGGTACGTAACTTCCGCTATTGTTTTTTACCATTAGGGTGCCATAGGACCCCATGTCCCACTGGTACATGGTAATTTCACTATAGGGTGAACTTGAGCTTGAACCATCAAAAGCTACAGTCTGGTTGAGATAGGTATACAGTGGTGAGTACACAATCTTGGATGTCATCGGCATGGAGTCCTGACCAAAATGCATAATCTCGTCTGTTCCGTCCGCAGACTCAATGATACCAAGCTGATAGAACTCGTGTGGACGAACTATAATGTCTTGGTCGTTATATATAAACTGAGAGTCATCCACTGTTTGCTCTTCACCTAAGTCTTCTCTCTCGCAGGCGTTTAATTGCCCATGATAGTAATAGGCTTTGGGTATCGTATATGTGGTAAGATCTGGGTTGGTTACAGTGACATCAACAAACCCTTCTCTAGGCAGTGGCAACCCATTGACTATTACGTTTTCTGCTGGAGGTACTATGCACTCAAGGCTAGCATAATCTAGTATAGTTGCTACTACGGGGATAGAATTTCCAAACGTTATTGTCGCTCCCGTCTGAAAGTTCGACCCAAGGATAGTGACAGTATTTCCACCTGCAAACGGGCCTTTACCGGGAGTAACCCCTCTCCGTCTAAGCTTAAGGCTGACGTAATCGACGCTGGGTAGAGCATTCAGCGCAGATATTAAGTTGGAGTATCTGAGGTCTTTTCCAAACACTGCAGAGGCAGGGTCAAAAAACTCATTCAAAACGTCTAATACCGACTGCTTTACAGTTAGCGGTGATGCTGACTTAGGCACGAAGACATCAAGCTGTAGATCGATAAATATAACATTAGGGTCTACAAATACAGTTCTAGTAGTAATAACTTTCTTATCCTCTATATAGTCTAGAACTAAATTCTTGAGTGAGGTAGTCGGTAACCAGCTTGTTGGTTTTCCACTGACAGGCGTGATTCCCTCTGCAGACATAGTAACGTACATTTGATTAAAGTGCTTAATGTCTGGGTGGGGTAATTCATGCTCACCCCATACGTTAGCTATTGCAATACCTGCAAGTCCACCTACTAGAGCCGTTGCATCAAAACGAGTAACTGCCCTATTAAGGGCCGATAATTCCTGAGGGGCTTGAAGCTTAGCATGCTCAATTGTTTCTCTATCCGTACCGCCTACACACGCTTCCTCGTTAGTGACAATCAAGTTTACTGGCTGCGAGGTAGAGTCATACAGTACATCGGATACGATGGATATTTTCTCTGCTCCAACATTACCGTTGGCACCTATGCTCGATACGTAACGTACAAGTATAGTAAACCCTACAGGAGGAATGGCTCCAAACTTACCGTTTCCAAACTTTAGAATAGTCTGGTCTTGTGAATCAGTTTCTATTACAAACCTATTTTGGTTGTCGTCCTGTGTTTCTATAATGAAGTTTTGAGCTTGTGACCACAGTTTGTAGGTGCTAATGTCAGTACCAACTCCTACATATACTTCGATGGAGTTGTAGTTGGATGCAATATCCTTTCTACCAAGGATAAACCGTTGGTCTGGTGTATTGTCTGAAATGAACTCTTCTTCGTATAGTATGCCTTGTAGTACGTTAGACTCTACTGCTAGTGAACCTGCAGGAAGCGTAACAGTATTGGTTGTGATGAAAGGTACGAACTCACTTCCTGACGCAGCAATACGGGTATACTTAGGTATAGTGATTGAGTACGGATGTGGTGTTTCCGTTGGTAGTCTGAAAACAACAATTCCAGTAGAGCTTACAACGGGGTCAAGGTTGTACGCAATTAGTTTACACAGGTTTACTACTGACTTTCTCTGCCTAGCTGTAGCTATAAATGATTCGTTAGCTTGGTTATCAAGGTAGAAGTTAAGCTCGTCGCCAATAGAACACCAAAGCTCAAGCAAAACTAAGCCTAGGTCTGAGCTATTAAAGTCAGTCCATTTATCACTAATGCCGGGAGTAGTTTGAACTACCTCGATTAGTTGCTGTCGCAGGTCCTCGAAACTACGCTGAGTATACTGCATTCTTGGTTCGATGAGGCTCAAAGTGTCCCTCCATATTGTGCGCTAAGTCCTAGAGGAAGAGCACCTAGCTGGAACGGATAAACATAAGATCCTGCTACATGCAGTTTGTTTATGATGTAGTCGATTTTAATGCTTATTGCATTTTGGTCGTCCTCATCTATAGTAGTTATACCCGTAAGAGTTATGCGCTTTTCCCATCGGTTCACTGCTTCAGCAGTAAACAGCTGTAATTGTGCATGTAGAATTTCGTCGTTTTGCTCAAATACCAACTCTGGTAGCTTGCTTCCATACTCAGGAAACATAAGACGTTCCCCGTACCTAGTGGATAGAAGCATGTGTATTGCTTGATTTACTTTGGCTACTCCGGTAGCTACACCTATAGTCTCCGCTTTCCCCGTGGAGGAAAAACCGAAGGGGTAAGAAATGCCCACACCTAATACCCGTGAGGAAGAGTCCCCTAGAGGTATTTCTTCTAAGCTTCTAACCTTTTGTATGTTTGTAGCCATCGTTTACCTATATAGTTTCTAGCTTTATACCCGTGCCTATAATTGTTGCAGGCACAGCTGAACCGGGACAAATCATTATATCTCCATTAACCCCCACGTAAAACCCACTAACCATAAGCTTATGTGGTATTGGGGCTATTACACCAAAGGGGTGTGTTGTAGGGATAGGGTGTACCATACTCAAGTCACCTACCACTCCAACAGGAAGACCAGACACAAGTAATTTAACTCCGGTGGCTATAAGGACACCAGTATGTGTAGAGGTATCTCCCTCAACGGTAACAGGACCCAAAGCCATTATAGTACCTTTGTTGCAACAGTAGACATTAAAGTGATATTACCACCAGAAGTGATGGTGTTTTCTATGATATCAGTTAGTGTTAAATCAACACTAGCTCTGTACATATTATAGATATGTACCCCTAAAACATCCAGTGTTACCTGATTCATCGTAGGGGTAACAGCCCCCGGCATAAGGGCGATTACGTTGCCAGCCCCTGTAATAGCAACTGGAACGGACTGAACTATGGCAGAAGAGGTGGGGTCGAGTACAATTGCCCCTACAACCCCTCCCTGCACGTCACAGGACGACATTCCAGATAAAGCCAAGCTAGGGAGCACAGTTGTCTTTAACTTCATGTGGGATGCTGTTAGAACGGCAGCACCTGCCACTTGGGTACACTCTATATCAGCAGAGGACGCAGCCAAAGCAATAGTACCGGCAAGGGAGCAGGACTCAATATCTGTGGACGATCCAGTAAGAGCCAAAGACCCAATCATGCTTACTCTTTCTAAGTCAATAGAACCTGTAAGACCTGTTATGCTGCCAAGAATGCTGCCTCCCTCGATATCGATAGCAGACAGAGTAAAGGTCATGCTTCCTGTCATGGATAGCTTATCAATATGATAGCTATCACTTGAACTTACTAAGTTACCAGCTAAGTTTATGTTGTGTAGATACAATACACTATTTTGTGAGATTATAGCTTGGGTAAAGTCCATGGCTGTAGCTTCTATTTTACACCCCACAAACAAGGAGGCAGAGCCACTTCCCATTGCTTTTACTTTATATAGCTTCGCTTCTCCGTCCTGTACCGTAAGGCCAGTGCCATCGTCGTTAATGATGTTGCAGTTTTTTATGTATGAAATGCAGTCTTGCAACAATACACCTTTTTGTATCAGAGGTAAGTCAACCAATCTTACATCTACACCGCTCTGACACATAATGCCAAACGGAGCATCCCCCTGTATGGTCTGTACCTTGTCCATGACTAAGCTACCAGACGTGATGACGCTGACGGCCCCAAGTGCCCCTTTCACTGTCGAGCACTCCTTTAAAACTACATCACAAGATTCTTCTGCATTAATACCTTTTCCAGCAACACCCTCAATAAGCGACATGAATGCTAGGTCTAATGTGCTGGATTGAGAAACCTTAATACCATCCCCAGCCACACCTTTACACTGATTGATGCTTTGCAGCTGCAGCTTACATGAGCTTTCTGCGCTAATACCGTTACCGGCTGTGCCCTCTATCTGTTTTACGTCTTGTGCGGATAGAGTACATTTCTCTGACAGTTTGATTCCATCCCCAGCTAGGCCCTGCACATTTGTTGTATTTGTGATGTAGCATTTGGTATTTTCACTAGCGTTTATGCCATCTCCACCAAAACCTTTAACTTCGTTATATTGGTTTATATTTATCTTGCAGTTATTTTTAGCTACAATACCGTGTTGACCGTACCCTCTAACTATTGCACTTCCATTTGATACAAGGTTGAGTTCACAGTCATCTTGCATATCGATACCGTGCTCTCCAAGCCCTTCTATTTTCTGAACGTCTATGCAGGATATAGATGAGTTCTTTTCCAGCTTTATGGCTGTTTGACCCATGGAGGTTACTTTTCCTAGACCTGTTACGCTACATTTAGTGTTCTCTTTAAGCTGAATACCATATACGTTTCCAGTAATGTATTCATTATTGAACAGGTCAAGGATGCTGTTTTTATCTGCGTATACTGCAGTGTTGCCTTTTATCTTCGATTGTTGTGCGCTAAATTTTAGGCTTTTGCCTAAGTAAAGACCGTAGCTACCAGCATCAATGCTGGCTCCAAACATGGCAATATTGCACCCTTTGTATGATTCGATGCCCACTTTCCAAGGCTTTATAGCACTACCGATGCCTACGGTGATGTTGGCATTTTCTTGTGCATTAATGCCATACTTACAGCTTTTCTCTATAGTGGTTCCTACAAGCTCGACGTTGCTATACTTTCTTACCTTGAGTGCAAGCTCTGTAACATTGTAGAATAAGCACTGGGAGAATACTATGTTGCTTTTTTCTTTTACAGATACAGCAAACTCTGGGTCTTTACTTGTAAATTTGCACTTATAGAAGTCACCACTACAGTTGTCTTCTATTTCATGCCTTCCAGAAAAGTAGCAATTTTCTACTTTAGTAAATCTAACTCCCTCTTTAAACTTACTTTTTTCTGTAAAAATTGTCTTTTCCGCTACTATACTTCCACCCGTCTGGTTTATTTCTTTTACCTTAGACTTACCTAGCTCAGACCCACCAATGTAAATAGCATTGTTCTTGGGGCAGGTTAATACACCTATATTACAATCATAAAAACTGACGTTAACGTTATCCGGTATTACAGCATCACCAGCTTCGTTATGCAGAACAACAGAGGTTAGACCTCCGCCATCCTTGCTAGTCATCTTGTCTATTGTAGATTGTATACTCACTTAATGCCCCCGCCAGTGACCCTTCCGTTTATGGTCAAATCTCCATTTATGTTGCACTTACCGTCTATGTTTATGTGGTCTGCCTTTATACTAATGTACTTTGCTCGTATATTTGTTGATAGTTCTGTGGTAATAGTTACCGAACCTGATACGGAATCCACATCGATTCTGGCTTTAGACTTTCCACCCTGCACAGATTCTATAGTTATGACGTTGCCACAAGAAGACAGCTGAATGACCTGCCTATTCTGCCCATTATCTACCCCTGTTCGCTTACCATCATTCGCTATCAGTACTACCTTCTCTGAGCCTATTCTAGAGTCTAGCTCTACCTTACTCTGTGCTTGATCCCGTATTCCTACCTTGGACCCCGCGTCCCTCATCTTGCTCTGTAACATAGCGTCATCGCTTAGTGCAGAGTTTGATTTTCTCTTGTTCTTATTGCCAGCATTTAGCTCTGACGGCACAGCGCAGTCCATGTAGATTGTGTTTCCTGCTCTGTCTATAATGTGCAACGATTCCTTGCTGTCCATGTCGTCATACATTATAGTATGACCTTTTGCACTCTTTTTAATTACCTTTAAACTTGGAACATTAGCTGACATTACTTGCGACTCTACCGGGGATTCTAACCCCGGCTCTACATCCCAAGTCTCATCGTTGAAGTCCTGCTTACGCACAGGCCAAGAGGAGGGATCGTCCTCTTTCTTGCCCATGCGCTTTGCAACTTTACCTTTTATAGAGTCAGAGGTAGCCTTGATGCCCTCTCTATTTAGGTCTGCTGCTGCGTTTATCTTAGGTAAGTTTTTATTTGTCTCTTTAATTGTTGCTGCCGTATCTATTACGGCAGGCCTAATATCGTTATTTACACGTTGAAGTGATTGTCTGTTAGATGAGTTATAGCTATATAGCGATAAGCTAAAGTCTTCGTATGTCCAAGATGTGTTTAATAAGCTATCAATGCCAGCCGCATTTGCAGCTACACTGTTACTTTCTGAGGTTAGCGAGTCTAGATTGGACTGCATTGCCCCAGTATAGTTCTGCATATTAATGCTGTGGTCATAGTTGCTAATAGCAGACAGCCTAAGCTCTTCTGCTTGAAGAGAAAGATCTTCTGCTCCTTTTATTGAACTTTTTTCGGCAGTGTTATAGGACGTAGCCCCAGCGCTAGTTACTGGTGCAAGCTTTGCTAGTGTGCTAGTTTTTAGGGCTGTGGTGGTCTGTACTGCTGTAGCACACGCTCCAGCATCAGCTACTGCTGAATCCGCTACCGCCTTTCCTTCAGAGCTAACGTCAGTGCAGTACCCTGCACTATTACCTGCAGCTTTAGCTGCGTTGTTAAACTTTGTTATAGCTGGAGCAGGAATGTCCGCAATAGATGTAGCTGTAGGAGGTGTGCTTACTACTAAATTATCTACGGCGTCAATTAGCTCTCTAGTGGACGCATCTACTTTATTCACAGCAACAGGTGCCTTGTCTGCTACAGCTACAGCACCAGCCCCGGTGCTGTCCATTGCCGTAACATTTGCTTTCGAGTCTGTAGCACCCTGCTTAAGGTCATTTGCTGCACCCTTTACCTTAGTAGCAGTTCCGCTCTCTGGAGTAGTTTCTCCTGCAGACAACTGTGATATCCATCCGCCCATGTAAAGAGGAAGCTGCGGATCTCCCCTCTCGAAAAGAATCCATACTTTTGATCCAACGTCAGGGGGGCTGAACGAACCAGAGTCTGACCCAGCTTCTGGGGTAATATAATTAGCAAACGGTATCTGGTCATCAGGAGTTACCTGCTCGTCACCATGTAAGCTATAGCACCGCACTCTACACCTACCCATTTGGATAGGATCTCGATTATCTACCACAACTCCACGATACATGCCGTTTAGCGAAGACTTAGTTCCGTACACGTCTTCGTTGCGCTCCATGTACGTTAAGTTCATGGATGGAGTATCGTGTGATGATATAGTTGCCATTTTTATTTACCGCCAATCAACAGACCTTCAAGCTTTTGTGCAGAAGAAACACCGAACGGGCCTTCCCTCATTAAGCTTAAAGTAGTTGTCCAAGCACCAGCCTGCAGCACATCTTCTTTCCCAGTAATGATGTAGTTACCACTAGTATAATGCACTTTACCTTGAGGTGTTCTTACAAGAACATTAATAACAGCCCCCGGCCAAATATTAGGGTTATCATCCCCTACAATGGAAAGCGTAGCTTTTACCTTTGTGTAGAAAGCCCTAAAGTAACCAGCAGTCGCTTGAGCTTCTGCTATCTTTTTATTTGCAGCAGGTCTTTCACTGTGTGTGGGTGTCGTCTGGGTTGCAGGCGTAGATACCAACCTACCTGTTTCATACCCAGCCAGTAGTGGCTTGTCTGGTGTATTTTTATTGTTGATAGAGATCCAGTGGTCAAGCCCAGTAACAAGGTCAGTATATGCCATAGAAAATTCTTTAGACCCGTTTAGTGCTGTCCAGTTGCTACCACTAAAGTCTACTTGGAAGCTCAATACCTCTGACTGTATTCCGTGCATATACTCAAATATGCGGATATCTTTAAGGTTAAACACAGGTGGATGAAAGTGAAAATAGGTAGTGCCATTTATTGTCTCTAGGTAGCACACATAACCGCCAAGGCCTTTAGCTTCACTAACCGCCCTAGGGACTAGCTGGTTAGTAATGAATTCCCAGTCGGTCATTCTGCCCTGAAAAAATTTCATGTTTACTTCTGTACTTAGCGCAGGATGATCAAACGCTTTAAGCTCTATGGTTTTTTCTACAGTGTTCCCAAGCTGTGGATGTCCTTTAGTAGCCCAGTTTCTTCTCTTAGCAATATCTTCTACAATTTCAGAGATTCTTTTAAAATCTGTAGCATCATTTTGATCTATAGGGTTGGGGTATACTTTACTTTTTTTAGCAAGCAGTGACCCATAAGGTGAGTCTGTTTTGGCTACGATTGTTAAAGCAATACCGTCTACTATGAAAGAAGGCTGAACGGTATCCAAAATACCTCTATAGGTCATGTTGGACTTAATGCCGCCTTCGTTCTCGTACCCAAACGTCCATTCGATTGCATCAGCCTTACCAACCAAGCCACTAAGTATACTTTCTATTCTGTCCCACTCTGGATCTACTAAGTTTAAAGTCATTGCCCATGCAGAGTCAAAGTACCTTCCAAAGGTGAAGGACACAAAGTTAGATGGTTTACCATCATCATATAGTGTTATTAGTTTTCCCCCTGCGTATACTCTAGCATACGCTACGTGGGGGGTATCTATGTAGGATGGAGGAGTTAAAGCCATAATTATGTAATTATTTGTGTAAATACAGTTAATCTTGCCGGTATGCGAAGTTCTACGCCGGGGACTACCTCTTCAGTAGGTATGAATATATTATTTGCTGCAGCAATTACCCACCAAAGATCTGCTCTGTTATAATATTTCCAAGCCAGTAAGGTTAGGCCTTTTAGTCCTTCCTCTCCAGCTACAGTAAGGTGGTAGCTATCATTTTCCGAAAACTCTATTTTAGGAACATCCCACGTTTCAAAGTATTCTCTTTTTTTGTCGTCAGTTATGTAGATGTTGTGCCAAATGTGACGCAGATTCTCTACTATGCTGTCCTCTACACGAACAGGGATAAGCTCATTACTTTCGCTCATGTTCAGCCTTACCTTTAGCCATTTACAGTACCGCCGCCACCTCTAACTTGGCTGTAAGATATGGCGTTCATCGCTGACTCTAGAAATGTACAGCTTACTTCCGCATGCACAGGTAGGTTTTTAGCCCACATAGATTTATAACTTATACTTATGTCTTGTGCTACAACCGGCCACACGATCTGTTTACCAAGTTTTAAAATGCACTTGTGAGGTGGACGAACCTGCCCACCTCCATAGTCTGGATATGCTAGTGACATTAGCCAGTTAAGCTCTGAGCTAATTTGTTCTATTGACCTATCATCTCTTACAGACGCATGGGCAAAGAAAGTCAAAGTGAATGAAAATGTGCGTGGGCCTGATGAGTTATAAGCCAACAGTGGGTGGGATCTTCCCACAATATCTATCGGGTTCCAGTTCACCGACTTACTGTCGGACACTTCTGGCATCATCTGAAACACTACTTTATCTTTCGTTACAGTGTCAAATATCCAACACTGGTCTTCTATGATGCGTGGAGGTGTTCCCATTATCTACCACCATTAAAGTTTTGTGTGAAAGGAGCAGGACCCATAGATACAGTAGGGGCAAGTGCCTTTCTAAGTAAATCTACTAAGGCATTTACGCTCATAGCTGTTTGCTCTGTAGCTTCTGCTGTTCTATTAGTAGACTCTGTATCTATTGCTGTTCCTGCCGGTACTTCAATCTTAGGTATGGAGAACATAGATTTTAGTTCATCCATAGTAGACTTAGTTTGTGGTGCTGGGGCTGGTACTGCCGCTGGCTTTGGTCTATCAGTGGCAGGAGAGTCCGAAGTCCAGCTATCGCTAATCCCGCTTAACATCCCCTTTGCAGCCCCCATTGCAGTAGTAGCAGTGTTAACAATAAACCCTTTTTTAGTGTCCTCTACTTTATTTAATGCCGCAGATGCACCATTTCTAATGTCAGCCACACCAGCATCAAAGTCTTTGCCACTAGTGAAGAACCTTCCAATTATAGGTATCTTGCTTAGTGCGTCCGATATCTTCTTTGCTAGTGACATTACTTCACCAAACACTATTTCTGTTACCATCTTGATTGCAGTGGTAAATGGTTTTACCAGCAGTAGAGGTAGTGCTTTCGCCATCCCTGTACCTAGAGCGCTTCCAATTTTAAACCCTGCCTTAATAACAGCCTCAAATAGCATAGTGGACTCTAGAACTTTACTGATGGCATCTACTATGCCTACGAGTAGACCTCCGTCACTGTCAAACGATTTTGCTATGTATTCTGGAAGCTTGTCTAGAAACTCTGTTATCTTGTCAGGTAGATCCTCAAAAAACGCAGCAACTTCATTGCCAAAATTTTCAATGAAAACAGTAGCCCCTGCAAAGTCTCCGCTGAATATAGCAGACATTGCTTCACTGAATGCTGTTGCTGCTCTGCCAAGACCCTCAAACACTTTCTGTATTGGCTCTAGACCCTTACCCTCTGTTATGAGCAGGCTGATCCCCTTATATGCCCTACCTAGAGTTTCCGTGATGAGCAGCATATACACGTTGGCTTTCGCAAACTTAGCAAAGCTAAAAGCTTTAGCTGCAGTAGCTGCCTTAGTAGTAGCAGCGGCTACTTTTTCTGTAGCTTTGCCTAGAGTGAGCATTTCTTTTGCGACTTCTTTAATGCCACCAATGACACCACCTGTACCTTTTCCAGTACCGAATGAAGCTTTAAGCTTGGCTATATTTTCTGTTGAGAAGAACCCTACCTTGGTTAGTTCTTTTGACTTCTTCAAAAGGCCACCAAGTGCGCTTATGCCGGTAACCGCCTTTATGATACTGAACACTGTGGCTAGTCCAAGAGCTATTCCTGCAATACCACCAGCAATGTCCGTTATTGGGTCTGGTATAAGGGTTAGCATGGTGTAGAATTTATCTAGGAACCAAAGAATAGGCTTAAATATTGGCTTGCCTATCTTTGCAATAAACATCTGGAAGATGTTATAGATCTTATCTTTAATACCGGAAAGGGTATTAGTCATCTCTTTGTATTGAGAGTCTATTAGGGCCTTATTTTCTTTTGACTTCTTGGATATTAGACTAGTCTCTTCCACGATAGACTCAGAAGCAAGTTTAGACATATCAACGATGCGCTGAGCAGATGTTCCGTACACAGAAGAAATCATCCCTACATTACTTCCATATGTGTCTACGATCTGCTTAGCAGCCTTAGCATAATCTGAATATACTTCATCTGCTCTACCCTCTGACATTGCTTTATATAGTGCTTCACTGTCAGAGAATTCAGAATTAACTTCAGAGAGCACCTTCAGCATAGAGAACTGCTCTTCTGAATACTTATTAGTAGCTGCATTATATAGGTCTGCTGCTTGAGCAGTATCACCCATGGTTTTACCTAACTTCTGCGTAGCAACCATTACGGCTTCGATAGTCTTTACTCTATTGGCTTCAGTAAATCCAGAGGTGCTGGCCTCCATGAGCCTAAATGATTCTTTTAATGCTGTAACATTTTCTTGCAGCTGATCTGCAGCTACACCACCCTTCTGGATGGTTAAGATCATAGCTCTATTTACTTGATCGATACCATTCTTGCTTAGCTTTAGTCCCCTGTTTAGGTTTACAATCCACTCAGCGGTTTCAGCAGCGTTTTGCCCAAGAATAGCACCCATCTTTACTGCTTGTGTTGTTAGGTCTTCTAAGTCCTTACCAACAGCAACGCCACCGGCACGAAGGGTAGACATTGCATTAGCTATAACGTCAGCATCCGCTCCAGTAGTGCGGGTAATGGTCATCATGGATTTTTCAACAGACTTTAGTTCACTTCCAACCAACTGAGTAGCTTTTGCAACTCTGATCAATTGATCATAAAACTTAGAGTATACCTTGACTACGAGTGTAGTAGCAGCAACCAGAGCAGCCATCTGCCCTTTAGCTCCCATAGAAAATACGCCAAAGGTTTCTTTTGCCTTATCTATCTGCCCAGTCAGTAGTTGAAAAATGCCGAATAGCTGTTTGGTAGGTTGTATGATTTCCTGCGGTCCACTCTCGTCAAAGAGTTCCTTCATGTTGGCTAAAGGAGAATATGATGTATTGGCATCTGGCTTTAAGGTAGAAGTTGCCCTATTGATAGGGCCTCCTCTGTTGATAGCGTCCTTAAGTAACTTGTTTAACTCTTCGATTGTATCGTTGGTAATAGTGCCCTTCATTGCCTCTGTGTTATATGCCTCGTGTACATCCACACCAAACACTTTAGCAAGCTGATGCTCTATTGTGCCAAGTAGATCATAGAACTCTCTAGGTAGGGCAACGCCCTGTTCCGTTGCACCCTTACCTACGGAGAATGCTCTCTTTAAGACATCTTCCATCTCTTCTTTAGTGATTGCATTGGTGCCAGTGGGGTCCATAGGACCCCCTGCTCCACCCGTCAAGTCTTCTAAGTCTTTCTTTACGCTGCTCTCTGTCTTTAGTTTTTTTAGCGTAGACTTGGTCATCGCTAATATGGCAGATATGGTGGGTACTCCAAACATGGATCTTTTATCTCTTCCACCCTTCCCTGTAGCCCCCATATTTTTGGACGTAGCTTCGCTGCCCACATTAATTTCGGCATCACTAGCTTTAGACGTAGCGTCTAAAATCTTGTTAGTGCCTTCTGTTATAGATTGGGCAGTTTTCTTTATTTGGGACTCTAGCTTAGAATACTCCTTTCCTAGGCTCTTCAGGTCATCTAGAGCATCCCCTGCTTCTACTTTTAGAGTAAAGCCTATCGCTTGATCGCTTATCGATTTTTTAGCCATCTTCCATGCTGCTAGAGTGACCTCTAGCTGCCTCATTCTCTTTTTCTATCTGCTTGATGAGACGGTAGTAGAACCAATTCCGTTCACTTGTTACCATTGATTCTACGTGGGCAGAGTTAAAGTGGCCCCGATAGGTCAGAGCGAAAATTTGCTCGTTTATCCCTTCATAGTCTTCAGGACTTAGGGCGAAAAAACTCAGGCCCTAATGCGAGCGATGATTCAATCACGCTGTCGCACTTCGGACACTCCGTAGTAAATTGGGTATCAATGCCCACATCAACCGCATCAATTGCATTGCGTAGAGCCGCAGAATCATAGCCGATAAGGTCTTCTACGAAGGCCATAGTGTCCATCGTTGAAAGCTCGTCCCCGTTAACTGACACAATGTGTCTGGCAATACGGTAGATATAGGCTGGATTTCCGTCTTCTTTTGACTTACGCTTCGACATATTCTGTTCTGCGTACTTCGCAATGGCTTTTTCGTCTTTGCCCCTTAGAAGGCGAAATTCGACCATATCCTTGGACTTTGGTAACTGTACTAGGAACGGCTCTTTAGCCCCTTCCTCTGGTACCTTAATCTTAAACACGTTGCTGAATTCCTCGTCAAACCCCTCTTCTGCGTCTTCCCCAGTAAACCCTAGGTCTACTTCGTGACGGAACTGCTGTCCGCAGTCGCAAGTGATCATCATGCCGTATTTGCTTCCGTAGGAAGCTGCACGAATAACCAACATCATAAAGAACTTATCCCCAATTAGAAGGTCTTCTACAGGGATAGTGAGGGTTGGGACACAGGCTTTAATGATCGTATCGATCAATTGGTTACCATCTTTAAACCCGCCTGCTAAGATCTTTTCTTCTCTGGCCGTCATTGGGAAGTATTCAACCTTACCCTCTGGAATTGCGCCACCATAAAAAAGTCCCATAGATGGAAGAGTCATATACTCTGCTACTTTTGACATTAAACACTCCTTGTTTTGTGTGGTACTTCAGGATTACTATGCGGGGGAGAGGAGGGGAAAAGCTGGCTTCCCCTAATAAAAAGGGAAGCCAGCTAAAAAGGAAGGTACTATTATTGATGCGGATCAGATGCGGTATGCACGGTCAAATGCAATTGTACACTGAATTCTAACAATATCGTTAGCAGCGTAGTCAAGCTGACCGTAAGAGACTGCAGTAGGCCAGAGTCCTTCTACTTTCCATTTGCGCTGAATTGAACCCTCAGGCGAAAGAAGAATAATCGTACCCTGTTTCTTGTAGTCTTTAGCGAAGAAAATATCACCAGTGATTGGGTTATATACTGTCTTACGCCATTCTGAAATCTGCCTAGCAATGTCAAGGTCAACCATGTCACGGATAGAAAGCTGGCCAAACTCCCAACGAGCCTTACCGGCTGCGTACTGAACTTCGTTACCATAGTGAAGTTCGATTGGTTCGTTTGATTCCGTAGGCATGAAAGCCTGATCAACTGCTAGTTTAATAATTTCTCTTGCACTTCCAATTTCAAACTCAATCAGCCAGTCGAAAGACCGCTGTGGTTCGTATCGACCCCGCATTTCTGCTAGGTGTCTTGCTGTAAGTAAAGGCATTGTACTACCTCCTGAATTTTTGTAGATAGGTGGGGGCTTGTTCAGCCCCCTACCTTATTAGACGATTAGTACAGGCTCTCTTCAAATGAAGCGCCCGTGTTTGTGACAACGAAGTCAACACTGATCATTTCAGCTGCCTTCGTAGGCTTGAGGTAGATGCGACCAACCATAGTGTTCTGGTCGATAACATCTGGGGTGTTTGTAGTCTCGTCGCAGATAACCAAGAACTCATAGATGCCTCTGCGTGACTGTACAGTCTGGCACCAAGGCTCAATAAGGTTAACAAACTGACGCCATGTAGCTGGGTCATTTGGCTCAAATACGAGATACTTGACTGCACGGGCTACAACCTTACGCATGTAAAGCAGGAGTCTGCGTACATTGACTCGATCAAGAGCAGTTGGTGCCCGTTGAAGAGTGCGCTGTCCCCAGATAGTGATACCATCCTGAGGGAACTGTACGATAGGATTGACTGCGTTACCATTACCATAAAGAAGATCACGCTCTCCCTGATCAGCACTGTAACGGACACGGAGTCCAGCAGTGATGTGAGCGCGGTTAAAGCCAGCAGGTGCAAACCATGTCTCACTGATGAAATCAGTGTAGGCATAGACCGCAGATACATGGCCTGAAGGAGGAGTCCATACATTTACAGCGTTATATGCGTCATAGACCTCAATCCAAGGGTAGTATAGAGCAGCGTAGCTTGAGGAGAATGACTGATGATCAGAGAACGCTCCTGTTCCATTGTGCCAATCTACAACTTGCTGAATTGAGTAGTTATCCGGTGGATCAAGGATAGCCATACAGTCCCCACGCTCTTCGCAGATAGCGATAAGCTCATTAAGGATGGCAGCTGAACTCTCTCCCGGTGCCATTAGAAGGTTGATGTCTACAAACTCAGGGTTACGAAGAAGTTGTAGACCTGTCTGAGTAGTTCCCTGAACGGTTCCGATGATGTCTCCGTCCACTAGGCTTGAAGTACCATCGTCTCCACCGGCTAGTGTTAGATACTGCATCTTTGGCATAAGGATCTTCTGATAGGAAGTGCCTTCCGTGATTTCAGCAAGCATCGCATCGTCCGTATCAATACGGTATGAAACGCTGTCTGATCCGCCAGTGGTGATTTCTGGAATAGCAGGTACACCGTTGTAGGTACCTAGTGACTTACCAATCCAAGAATCGGTAAGTGTGCTGTCAAAGCTTGAAGCAGCCTGATACTCGATACGAAGACCCTTAAAGGCTTCTGTAGAAGTAATAGAGGCAGTGTATGAAGGACTAGACTCGTATACACCGATGTCGAAGCGGAATGGCTGCTTCTCATTAAGTGTAAACTGGATGGTAAGGTTATTACCCCAGATACCAGTGCTATTCGCTACAATATCAAACTTATTGGTTAGAGCAATAGGTGTTCCCTTTCTGATAGTACTTGCTACAGGAGCGAGTACAGTTGCAGAAGGAACGATGCTGCCAGCGTCAGTGTAGGTTGCAGTAGTAGTTGAAGCAATGAAGCCCCAAGGACCAGTGCTAGTTCTGCCATACACCTTGTAGCTTTCTGCTCCAGCAACAGCAGCCCAGCTAAGATCGACTGCTTTTGGAGCACCAGTTACTGCTACTGTTGCTTCTGCAGATGCGATACTTTCTCCGCGACCATTGATTGCTGATACCTTATACCCGTGGGTTGCTACTGATACGGTACCTACTCCACCTTCAACGGCAGTTACAGCGCCCATCGTAAGGTCGCCAAGCCCAAGAGCCGCTTCCTCTGCAGGTGCTGCAGTGGGTAGTACCTTGAACGTAACTAGCGGGTCAGGGATAAGACCTACTAGATGTAGACGAGATCCAGTAACCGAAGCTACGGTTGAATTAATAGCTGTGGCTGAAACGTAAGAATGAAGCGCTACGCTTCTCTTCAGCTTATTAGTGATCTCTGTAGCCATTGCCTCTGCATTGGGGTAGGTTTTGCTGACAGTGCCATAATCAAGTGAGATCTCATCAGTAGAAACTACTGGAGTTACCTGACGAGCGTCTGTAACCTCAATCTTAAGTTTGAAGGCAGTGCTTGTGATTGTGAATGACTGCACTCCGCTTGTGACTGTTGCCTTTGAGCGAACATAACCAAGAAGAACTGCATCAAATTCATTAGTAGCAGAAGCGGCATCCGATCCAGCTACGCGAACAACCCAAAGCTGGTTACCTCTGCGGAGAAACTGAAGAGCCGCATAAGGCATCAGGTGGTCTGGGTTTGGGTTACCAAAGACCTTAATGAACTGGTTTACACTTGAAACAAATGTAAGCTCATTGATTGGGCCTTTTGTTGCTGTACCTACCATCCCCGCAACCGTAGTTGAGAGTGTAGGGATATACAAGCTTAGGTCAATTTCCCGTACATATACGCCGGGAGATACAAATTTCATGGTTTCCTCCTGAAAGCCTTATTGTCTTTCGTTATATTTTGGTAAGTTTAACGTCGCCGCGCTCATTCTTGATTACGATGTCTTGGGTAAGCTGCTCTTCCGAAATGGTAACCTCTCCACGGGAAGGGATTCTGAATGACTCTTGCTTACCATCAACAAGCTTCTCAAGGATAATGATTTGGCGGCGTAAATTTCTGATTTTTAGCATTGTTGCCTCACTTTATTCACTGTATTCGTTTAGCAGAGTCTCATCTGCAATTGTAGTTTCTTCATAACTATCAGCTACGGTAGCGTATATTTGCTCTTTCCGTACTGTCTTAACCTTACGTGCAGGGAAGCTTAAGAACCCTTCTACTTTAACAGTTAATGTGTACCTTAGAATTCTTTCTGCGTCCATTGACTCTACTACTGAATTATCCTGCCCACCCTCGTAGAACACCGCAATCTTATAATCACCAAAAGGCTGACCGTGGTCTACGTTAATGTGTACTAGTGGGTCTTTCCACTTACGTAGTATAGACTCTATGAGGACGTTCATGTCATCTTGGAACTCACACCAAATGTCTATTTGGTATAAGATGTCATAGGGGTGTGGCATCCTTGACTGTAAGATGTTATTTCCGTCTGGTGTATAGTCTAAGTACCTTAAATCTGCTCTACGAAATCTACTTTGGTTCTGCACAGGAGCCATTCTATAAAAACTCATGAATGGTAGTGGGATGTTTCTATCGTCTATACCTGCGCTTGTAATTACCTGCCCACTTTTCTTTAATACATCCTGCATCTTAGCAAAGGCTCTCTGTGGGTTAACTGGCCCAATGAGTGGGACAAAATCTCCATTCAGCTTTAGCTGAAAGAATTCTGTCATTGCCTTATCGTATGCAGGTAACATAATGTTTACTTGATCTTATGTGGCTTCTTCTCAAACGCTGAGAAAGGCTTGTCTGTATCCTTCTTCATAAACTTAGGCTTAGTCGTTGGGCTGGATGCGGCATGGAAGGCATGAAGCTTCTTCTTTAGCGCAACCTTATCTACTGCTGGTTTACTGATACCAAGCTTAGCACTTACTTGCTGAATCTTTCCTGCAAGCTTACCCATGACACCTTCTGTGATGGGATCTCCACCAAGAAGAACTGCTTCAGCTTCCCGTAGAGGGATACCTGTGATGCATAGGCTCCAAAGCGCTTCGTCAATAGAACCACAGACTTCGATATACATCTCAATAAGGTCTTCATCAGAGAAGCCCTCAATGACTGTACCCTCAAAGCGGGGCTTATTTCCGTCGCTAAGTCCACCCTGTTCAGACGAAGTCTGTGAGCCGGGACCGGCATTGTAATTATCGCCCTTTCTGTCCTCTGGACGAGTCATACCAAATTGCTGGTCAGGCTGTCCCGGCTGGTTATGGGCAGGCTCGTCCTGTCCCATTGGGTCCTGTGTACCCATGGAGAACTCTCCATTGTTACCGGCTGGCTCTGCTCCTACTGGGGCTGGAATTCCAAACTTATTCATTGCAAGCTGGATATCCATGTCTTTCTGGCGGGTAGCGTCTGACTCAGGAGCAAGTACCTCTGTGGGTGTACCCTCAGTAATAGCTGTCGCCTTGTTTGTTCCGGTAGCACCGTTTAGCTTGAGTAAACGTGAGGCTAGCGCGGCATTTGTTCTGGTAAGTTCTGCTCTCATTTGTAAGACTCCTTAATTTCCTTTAAAGACTTATCCTCTCTAATATGAGGTAATTCAGTCTTTGATTACTGGTTTTTCCGTGATTTATCCGGTATGTTGTTTAGTTAAATGTCTACGTACTCATTGAACCAAATATTTTCTTCTTCGCCGCTGCTTTTTTGCGTAACACTGGCTCATCATCTGAACTCCATGATTTGCCACAGTCGGGGTTTGCACACCCCCACTTAATAGGCTCAGTACCCGCTGTCATTTTTGAAGTAGCATGCCCACACTTTGGGCAAGACTTATCATATGTAACTTTTGAAGCCTCATTTATTTTAGCACCAAACTCAAGTGCGTGAGCTTTGCACATATTACCTATAACACCCTCCGAAGGATGGTCAGCAAGGTAAGGAGCTACCTTTCCACAGATAGTGCCACCGTGTGGGGCATAATCTGTTTGAGCTAAGCAGAATCCGTGAAGATGTGTTCTTTTTACAGGTGACGAAGCTACATGTCCAAACCTATCCTTGTTGACATCTGCTGCCGTGGTATGTGCTTCTTTGAGATGGGTAGCGGGTGCATCTCTGGCAACGTAGTGCTCTGGGTTAAGGCCCTTATGTGCAGTTACTATGTCGTCTTCAGAATTAACTATTTCTTGTTTATTTTTACCGTGGTTGATTAACTTGTTAATTATATTTCTAGGCTTTCCACCCTTTACAGCAAAGTTTGGGGCATTTTTCCACGAGTATTTCTTTGATCTCTTATATGAAAGGCCTACAATAAGCCCTTCACCTTTAGGAGTTCCGCTTACCGCATGATCCTCTGACCTTGCGTCATACATATCTCCATTATGCACTTTGTACTTCTTCCCAGTTGCTTCATCGTGTACATGTGTTGGCAGGTGATGCCCACCAACAACAACACCTTTACGTGTAATTTTTGGCATACGAGCAAAAGTCATTGCTACTTTTCCACCCTTGTCTAAATACTCTTTGGCGTGATGCCAGTTACTACCGGGATGGTTCAACCCAGTAGAACTAAACGTGATGTCATAGTTTTTAGGAATGGAAGATGTATCTTTAATTGTGTCGTAGTTTTTGGTATAGTCATAGAATTGCACATCTTTATGTTTATCAAACATTTGAGGGGCAATTTTATGCCAAGGAAGGTCTGATGTTCCATTAAGTCTAATGCCTAACTTTTTACCAGACTTAGCAGCTACCTTCTTCATCTTGGTTACTTCATGGTCGATATGTGCTATAGCATGCAGTGGGTTATGGTACATGTGATGTAGTCTATCTAACCTACCGTGTGTTTTAGCTGATGCACTACCGGGGTTTCCTGTTTTGTCTATACATCCACCGGCACACCCCTGTTCATATTCACATGTATTGATACCACTTGCCTTGTGAGAAGGAAGGTGTAGTAACGTGGTTACCATGCCGGGGGTTTCTTTTGAAGTCTTAGGGTTTCCACCAAAGGGAGTAATCATAGGTTTGTTATTTCTAAGAACCATACTTTCTTGGTGAAGTCTATGCTGTTCATGTTCAGGTAAAGAGTAATACTCTGTAGCTGCAGCGCGTAACCTGTCGTGCAGGTCTTCTGGCTTTGCTCCCTTTATTTTAGCTAGCCCTACGTGTCGTGCAGAAGAAAAATAGTGTGATCCTACTTTCTTAAGCCTATCAGCAATCAAGGCTTTAGTTTCCTTTTCTTCTCTAATCGCTCTGTACTGTTTAACTTTTTTATTAGTTCTCATCTTGACCACTTCTCCAGAACTACGCATTGGATAACCTAACTCTTCTTTAAAATTAGACATTATATTTACCTAAGGCTTAGAGGTACACGCATAAAGCGACCCATGCCCTTGAGCTTACCAATCTTTGGGCGAAGGCGTCTTGCTTTGCCTCTGAACCCCTTCTTGCGTCCACGCTTCCTAAGTCCCTCTGCTATGTGTTCAATTTTTTTTTTAGAATCTACTTCTTCTGGAAGTCGGCTTGCAATAGACGGTTGGCCCATTTTGTGGGCAAAATCCGCTCTTTTACCTTTGATGAGATAGGCCTGTATGTTTCTCTTTAAAGGCCCATTTTTAGCAGCACTAATCTTCCCCTTAAAGGCAGTGTGTGCTGCCATGGCACCGTTCTGGGCTGCAGCCTTATCTTTAATGTCCTGCAGACCTGTCCGCGCTTCCTGCACAGGCTGCATCTTAGACTGAATCAGCTTGATAAGCTTCTCTCTGAACTCAGGAGACAGTGACTCAAACTGAGGTACTGAATATAGAAGACCAGCTTCTGCCTCAGACATCTCGTCAGAGACGAGGTCTGCTGCAGTAAAATTCTCCTTGAATACTGCCCAGATGTTTGGGTCATCGATTGAATGAATGTCCGTAGTGTCTGGCGCAACTCCACCGTGCTGGTTATTAGGCTTAGCATAGGAACCTTTACGGTCCTGTGGTGTTACCATTGCATTCTGGTAGAAAGGACTTCCCGGCTGGTTCTTAGCAATATCCATCAGAGATGGATTGCCCATGTATGCTGGGTTGTTCTGTGAAGGCTCACCTGCGGCTTCTGGTAGTTTTACTTTAGCCTTATCTAGATACTTTGCTGCTTTATTCTCACTTTTTTTATGAATAGAAGAGACATACTTAGTCTTACTTAGACTAGAGGAGTGTTTGGTAGTCATGTGGGGACCATTGCCTATTTGCTTTAATGTTTTTGACTCATCTACACCCTCTCCAAGCTTACCCTTACTGATCTTTCTCTGCTCTCTCTTCCAGACTGAAGACTCAGAATCCCAGTCAGCTTTCATCTTAGCTAGTGATTCAGGGGTTGACTCTGCTGCCTTTAAAGGAACTCCAGTTTGGAGTTTAGTACCCCGATGGTGTGTAGTGTCATACATACGCTTGAGTGACTTCTCTGACCGCTCTGCAGCGGTCTTCTGCGGGTTCCCACTGGAAGTGGGATGATTACCTAATAGTGCAGATGCTTCCTGCACACTCTCATCCCAAGGTTCATCGTGGTCATACTGCCAGCCTCTGCGTAAGGCCTGTCCTGAGGAATTATACTCCTGCCCACATTTTTCACAGTCTCCATCGTTTCCACCGTAGAACTGTATGTGCGTTCCGCAGCACTTTTTAACTTTGTTTTCACTATCAAATCCACGGTCATCCCATTCGTGCTTAACTCCACAGGACTTACAGTGGCTTCTTGCAGACTGCTTAGCAACTATTTTACCTAGTAGGTTCTTATGCTTGTCCATCCCTGCCTCTACTACTCCCTCTGGCAGTAGCGTGTTGGAGCAATGGTCACATACATCCCCGTGACTTTCGGAGTCTGTAGAGAACACAGGGTTTGGTCCATACCCGTTACAGTTATTTTGGCATAGCCCATTCGCATCGTGCTCAGAAGGGTTGCACTTGCACTTAGAATTAAGCATGTCTTTTGCTTTGATAGCGCAGTCTGTACAAACAGCAGCACCTTCATGGTGATACCCAATAACCTCAGAGTGATGCCACTCCTGAATCTTACCAGCCTTTAGATCTTTAAAGCTGCCCATCTTTCCACGTAGGTCACCTACATTATCATTAGGCTCGTGATGATCAATACTTCCACCACCTGTTCCATCTTCCATGGAGGGCTGCATTGCAATAGCAAGCCTACCTAGCCCTGTGCGCTCAGCTTCCCCTCTGGATACTTGATTAGGATCACCATCTAAGTAATGTGCGTCTTCACTGACCGCCCCTTCTGCGTGTACCTTTGCTGCATTAATATGCCCTTCACACTCAGGGCATCCTTTGCTCTGTAGAGGGTATCTCCAATCCATGATTTTATTTCCCACAGCGTTTACTGACCAAGCTTTACCTTTATCATACGCAATAGG